TCATTACTCGCACCAGCAACAGCTGCGTCGATGTCTGCAACACCGTAGTTCTTGAGATTACCCAAGCCAACTTGAGCTTGCGTGACTTGGTGTGGGTTTCCAATATCTGCAATGTGTTGTGCCAAACCGTCTTGACTTTTCAATCGAATCTGTTCTTCGATCTGCTGCAACACAGCAAGGACATCTTTCATCCCAACCATGTCAGCCAAATCCCACTCATGATCGATAACAGGGAAACCATAAGGGAGTTCCGTTACAGATTCCCAAGTGCTGATGCGTGGATTATGGATAGAATCAGCAAGAATCTTTTCAACTGCTGTTTGATCAAGAATCCACTTACCGCCGATTGTTTGATACTTTTCGATAGTGACTACGCCAGCAAGGCTGGTATCAAGGAAACTAATAGAACCGTAAATCGGGGCAGCACAAGCACGAGATGCAGAGATGAAACAATGCGTAGGATACCAATCCACGCCTTCTTCGAGATAACGTACACGACCACTGATTTCAGTGATCTTCAATACCAGACCTGATGCGAAAAAAGGAGCACACGTAGGCACGATGAAGTGATAATCACGCCAGTTGTTGCTGGTGATAATGTGCTGCTCGTTTTCGATTTTATTCGACACCAGTTTGCCGGTAGGATCAAATGGGTAACTCATCGTCTACTCCTGGTTTACACATAACGACACCTTAATACTGGTGCCACTAATAAGAAAAAGCTATTCCATTTTATAGAACAAATATCAAGACCATAGTATTTGAAATCCTTTTTTGCCCGGAGGGCTCCCATGTACTCACTTGTTTCTGCCATTGGAAAAACCAGTGGTCGTTGGGCTTCTGTAGAGATCGGTAGCCAACCGTTAAATAAACTCTTTTCTGACTACCAGGAAGTGAAAGCTATTCTTTCTAACCCATTTATTACTGGTAACGTTTGTCTCACTCTCAGCGGTTATAGAACAACTCTAGCCGGGATGACATCTACGTTTAACGAATGGCTAGCTAGCCTTGGTAATAAGGCTCTTTCTACTAGCACTGAACTTCCTGTGCTAAATCCAAAATTTGTCAAGTATGTCGATGGTTTTGCTGCTGGCTACGATATCAAACCAACAGGACTTCTATCGTCTCCTGACTTCGATTTACCTGCAGCTGACGCCACTACTCTTTTCTTGTCTAAGGAAGGAGTTGATTTCAATCTCTTCGGTAAGCGCTGTATGGTTAGCGTCAATGGTTATTTCCATTATGTTGATTCTTCAAATCTTGGTGCTTGGGTGCATGAAGGCATGAAGACTTGTTACCATTCTGGCGAGAACCAGCTAGGTATTCATAGCTTCGGTGAAATTGCTGACATCAAGTACAAAGCAATTACTGCCGACATGCTGCACAAGACCTCATCTAGCCAGGAATTCAGACATCGTACCTTCATTAACATCGGTGAAGATGTTTCTGATAAAACTGTGATTCTTGTGCTAGGTGGTTACATGCATGTCATGGATAAGAAGGATGTCTTTCTTGTCAGCGATCAAATGCTCTGTGTGTCGGTTGAGAATATTCCGATCATTGAACGTTACCACGAATCAATGCATACTCTTGATCTGACTAGTCTTCCTATTCAGCGCATTGACACGAACGACTCCACCCTCGTCGTAAATGACTTTTTGTCCGATGAGAACCTGACTGCTTACTTCACACTCTCACAATCTTTCCTTGTGATTGTTGAATCGAATAATCTATTTGTTGAAAAAGAAAACATTGAGGTTACTAAGCAATCTTGTCAGATGCTTTCAAGCGTTGAGCCTCTTTGGCCTTTGATTGTTGGGCTTGGTCGAGTTAGCGAATACATTGCTTTGTCTGATTGTGGCCAATGGCTTGTTCGCTCGCGTGACAATAGCTACAAGAACCGGATGTACGATACAACTAATCCGCTAAATCTTGCTGTTCTCAACGATGCCCGTGAACCAAGGAAACTCACACAACAAGGACCGGCATATTTCCTCAAAATCGGTTCTGATATTTAACAGCATAAAGGCCAGGCGAAAGCCTGGCCGATATGCCGCATTTTACTACTTAGACTTCAATGCAGTTCGCCATCTGCCAAGTTCCGATGGCCGCAACCAAAAGTTCTTGGTTCGTTGCGCTGATCTTGGAAGCCGGCGTCCACGGACTGACAACATCCGACGTAAGATGACAGATGCTGATATTGTCAATATTGATGTTCTCGATATCTTCGAAGAGAACTGCGAGATTGTCGAGACGGAACATCAGCATCTTGCTGTTGTTGTTGGAATTGCGATAGAAGCCCGAAGGCCAGCCAGACAGCGTTTTCTTTTCAACACCACGAACATCTTGAGTGTAAGTCTTGAAAGGCGCTTTAAGTTTCCACTTACCTTTCTGGTCAGTGATCACTTCACCCTTGCCAGCTTTTACGAGTGAGTTGAAGTAGTTGCTATAGATCGCTTTCTGAATCGGTCCGATTTCTTCTTCCGGAACATCGATTGCTTCTTCCAGAATAGCAGCCACTTCTTCGACTTCAGAAGTCGGCATTTTTTCAGGACTGGCTTCTTCCACCGGGTGATGATAGACGGCCGCTTCGTCGGTATGCGCAATCACTGGCGTTTCGCCGCTAGCTGGTTCCTTTACTTCTTCAGCCTTAATCGGTTCGTCGGGCTTTTCTTCCGCAAGTACTTCGCGGTTGGCGGCTTCAGTATTAGCGGCAACGTTGGAACGCGCTTGCTTTACCAGGCCTGTAAAGAAGTTCTGGCAGAACTCGATATCCTTGAGAGCAGCAACAATGTGCTGCAAATCCTGCCGAAGCAGGACGCTATGTTGATTCAGACGAGCAGTTACGTCTTCCAGTTCTTTCAAAGCTTGCAAATTGGTGTCTTGCATTTTTTCAAACTCCTAGTTTATATAAACGTGTTTGTTATAGTCCTGATCAGGAACCGTGATGTTGTTAGGGCAAAGAACGCATGTTTCCACATTAGACAACTTCCCGTAAGAAGCTTGATAATGCGAAACCATGTACAGCTGACTGAAAGACTGCTGCTCTAATACAGTCTTCAGCATTTCCATTGCTGAGTCACGATGAGCATCATCGAAACTAGCAGAGAACTCATCAAGAAATAACGGCGCATCAGAAAGACCAAGATAGATCATTGCAACAAGCTTGAAAGCCATATCCACAATTTCTCGCATCCCAGTACTACCTTTACTGATATCTGGCGCTACGTTGTCTTTAGTCTGAACCATCAAAGGGAAAACGTAGTCAAGTTCAGTGCCTTCGTCAGTAGTGCTACCGCATTCCTTAATAACGAGTGGGTAGGTCCAGACCTTACGAATAAGAATATTCATCTGTCCTACAAAGTTTCTAATGAACCCAAGCATACCTTCAGCAATAAGACCTTCGGTAGGAGAGAGTTCACGCATGACGCTCTTTAGTACAGCCTCGTCTTTCTCATAACGAGAGATTTGAGACTTCAGATCGTCGACAATGCCCTTCTGCATGCTAGCTGCATTAAGTGCTTCTGCTTTCCTAGCCAGAATAACCTGCACCTTTGTAATTACACCAGCTAACATTTCACGCCGTTTAGTTTCTACAGCGTACTGCGTCTTTACAGTTAGGTCGGCTATCTGCTCTTTAATGCGCTCAGCCAGACGTTCCAAATCAACAATGTCTTTTCGCACTGTAGAAAGTTCGATCAGCTGTCGATTCAGGTGTGAACGCGTTACAGAAAATATTCCCAGTTTAGATTCAGCGTCAGAAAGTTTACGGTCGATATCCAAAACGTTCACTTCACTCACTTGTTCTGCATCTGCTTTTAAAGCCGTCAAACGCGCGATTTCACGCGTTTCTGTTTCAGCAGCTAACGCGAATTCATGATCGCTATGGAAACTCATCAGAAGCGTTTTACATGCCCTTGGTGAACGAATTAAGAGCTCTTTTTCGTTAATTGTATCCCAGAGCAGGTTAAGCTGAGGAGCAGAACGTACAAAACGAGAATACTCGCTGAAAAGCGTACGGTATTTTGTAAACTCTTCTTCTGTTTCGCGTAGTTCATTCAAACGAACATTTAGTGCTGCTAACTGCTCTGTTTCTTTCTGGATCTGTTCATCAACTAACCTTACGTCGTCAGCACTGAATCCAGGATGGAAACGATGGGCGCATTTCGGACAACTTACTTCGCCCTTTGAGAGGTGCTGCTCGAGATGATTCTTCTTAGCAATCAAACCTGCTATCTTTGTTTCAGTTTGATTGATAGAAGACTTGACATTGATAATCTTCTCTTCTAGCTCAGCAGCAGTACGCTGCGAGAAACGTTTATCTTCATTGCTCGGAATGTTGTCAAACACATTCTCGAGAATATCAAAACCATACTTAAGCGCGTCTGCTGAGCGCTCTGGATCAGGGATAGGGACACCCGACCTCATCTTGGCAAGGAACTTATTTCTTTCTGCCGTATGGTAGTTGATTTTTTCAATGATGGTACGTTCATTTTCATTGCCTGTTCGAACCAACAACTGCTGTGTTTGCTGAAGTTTCTCGAACTCCTCCGTCAGCGCACTAATCTGTGTTTCGACAACCGTGAGACCGCGCTTGGTTTCTTCAATCCTGTTATCAAGCTCCTGCATGCTGACAAAGTCAGAACTGCTCTCGATAACTGCTCGCACTTTGTTGTAACCAACACTAAGCTGCGCCAGCTGTCTGGCAGATGACTCAGCGATCTGATACGCGGTTTCGTAATCTGTTTCTGGTGCCGAACGAAGTTTCTGAAGGATAGCTAGATCAGCCTCAAGACCAGTTACTTCTTTTTCCAAAAGCTCCATTTCTTCTGGAGACATAAGCTTCGCTGTTTCGGCAACTAGATGCTTGTTAGCCATCTTCATTGCACCGCTAACGTCACGAAGTAGATCTTTCATACGCCCGTAAACACCAATAGCGTAGTCATAGTTCACATCAGAAAGACGAGTAAACCATTCACGGCGTTTTGAGGGTGACATGGTGGTAAAACGTTCATTTCCATTCAGGATGCCATGAACGTCTTTGTCATAACCGAATTCTTTTTTGACTAGTTCTGTCTGGACAGTCATTGTTCCGCCATCATTCAGTTCTACACCATCCTTAAGGAAACTATGAAAGACCTTAGGCGAGAATACGGAAGACAAAACATACGATCTTCCATTGTGACGGATTTTAATTATCTTACAGCCTTCTTTTGTGAAGTCTGCTTTATCGGCAGGTAGTGGATTCAGCACACTGATCAGAGAGCTCTTACCGCTACCGTTAGTACCGAGAATAAGCTGGACACGTTTGGTTGGTTTGATGATGAAATGATTTACACCACCCAAAGCCATTCGTTTATAGCCTTTGAGTTCAAGACTTTCGTAAAGCATCTAATGCTCCTAGGCATGTTTCTCAAAATATGAAGACTATATAGAAATTTTAACTGGAGTTTGCAATGAAACCCAAGTATAAAGTAAGTGAGTTACACGTCTATTCGTACGGGCTAGTTGCCTCCAACAAGCTCCTTAGCTCGCTTGAAATTGAAGTAACACCACTTGAAGAACTTTCAATGGTGGACGGTGAGATCTCTGAACATATTTTCGAAGAAACTGTTTCTGCAGCAGACAGTAGTGGTAAGAAAACAGATGTAAAACTTAATAGCAGTAATTCAGTAACTGCTACATGGTTACCTATTGGGCAACCAAATCGTCAAACGCCACCTAACGTGCGGCGCGGTGAACAAGTAGTGCTTTATAAATTTGGCGATGCAGAACGCATCTATTGGAACACACTCCGCAATGACCTGCGGTTCCGTAAACTTGAAACAGTTGTTTTTGCTTTTAGTGCTACATCAAAAGAAGACGTCAACATCACTGAGGATAACTGCTATGTATTCGAGGTATCGTCTCACACGAAACAGATCAGACTGCATACGTCTCAAGCCAATGGCGAACCTTTTGGCTATGACATTCTGCTTGATCTTGATCTTGGCAACTTCAGTATTCGGGATACTGATAGCAATTTCTTTTTGTTTGACAGCGCTGCGAGAACTATGCGCTACGAAAACAAAGACGGTAGTTACTTCGATATTACCAAATCAGTGTTTGAGTTGTTCACTGGTGATAGCGGTAAAATCAAAACTACCAACCTTACTGTCGAAGCTTCGGATATTCAAGTAAAGACAGATACGATGGAGTACACAGCAAGTACTTCAACTACTATTGTTTCGCCGATTACCGATATGACCTCACAAACCACACACAAAGGTAACATTGGTTTGGCTGGGGCTTTGTCACAAACAGGTGGTGGCGGTGGAGGAGGTGGGGGTGAGTGTAGTTTTGAATCACCGCTTAAGGTCAAGAACACAGTTACGATGGAAGGAGCTGTTACAGCAGAGACGAGTCTTACGACACCGAGTCTTAATGCTGGAACTGCTGAAATCGCCACCGTTCTTAAAGCCCAGCAAATCTTTGCGAACAACATTCGTTACGCGTAAATGAACAGCATATACCGGGAGCTCTGGCTCCCGGTATTTATGCCTTATGGATTCAAACTAAGGATGTATGCTTCCAACTCAGCCACTCTTGTGGTAAGAGCCTCGTTCTTAGCTTGCTCTTCCAAATAGAGCTCACGATCAGTCTTATTAATCGTAATCTTTGCCATCCTTGCAACTTCAAGACGCTTGTGTGAATCTTGGTCCATCAATTGCATAGTACTGATTGAGAGCTGATGGACAGTGCCTTCGACACCGACAGTTTCAGTGACGATATCTTTCATCCGTTGTTTCAGATAAGTAAGGTCAGTAGATTCAGGCATTGCGCCAAGAGAAATAGCCAGACCCATCATGCTGTACGGAACACCACTGCCTTTAGGATAACTGAGGATATAGGTCGATGGTACATAAACAATATCGCCAGTACTATTACACTGAAGGCTGATGATACAGACATCTACCTTGAGATCTTCAGCGTAAACAGTATCCGCAAGTCCCTTATCAGTATAAAACTTCTTTGGGTCTTCACCGATCTTAAGAAGGTCAGAGGTCTTTCTGACGGCAACGCATGTATAAGGAGTTTCTGTCAGCAGAAGTGTATTGAAAGGTTCCTTAAGAACCCACAAACCGCTGGCTGAAATATCCGGAATGATGCTAGTGGACATTTAGCCCTCCTTAGCTATTGTTGCTTTTTGCTGCGACAAGGTAATGGATATTCCCAATACTCTTAACGATGTAAAGAACGCCGTCACGAATGAGTCTGGTGTATCCACTCGGGATATCACTGTATTTCGTCATCTTTTCTGCAATGATGATCATGTTTTCAAGATCTTCACAGAAGTCACGACTAGCTTCGGACATTCGATTAAAGTCCTGGCTAGTACTTGCAACTGCCAGATAATCAGGATAAACATCCGTAAGGGAATACAGAGAATCACGGTTTTCTGCGCCACCAACAACAGCCAAACCAAGGCATTTATAATGGTGCGCGATAATTTCCGAATAGCTATTGATATGGGTATCACTGTAAGCTGGCGCCGCTTTCTTAATCAACGAAAGAACTTCATTGGTTTTGATCGCTGGACTATAGATCCCAGCAGCAATTTCGCGGTTCTCAATCGCATAACTCGTCCAGTTCGGCGCAACCACGAATTCAGTCCTGCGGAAAATATCAGGAAGAATTGTGATCCATTGTTCACGAGTGTACGTTGAATTAGCGAGGATGTATTCAATAATAGCATCCTTAATGCTGTCGATATTATTGCCGGCAACACCGTACACCAAGACCGCCCAGTTCGTAGCGACAGTCTCCGCCGTATTGGCAGGATAGATGTAGTTGTACGTCATGGAACGAAGAACTGTTTCAGGACATTCGCCGCGCGCTACTTCGATCTTGGTAAGACTGTCTGCAAACCCGACTGCGTCAACCGCTGCCTTTACTTTCGAAAGCGACATGAAGAACGTGTCGAGATTTTCAATTGGCGGAACAACAGTGATTTCAAATTCATCGTACTGTGCTCGGAAACTTGCGTCAGCAAACCAAATCCTGAAATAACTACCGGAAATAGCATTCAGTTCAAAAGACACCCACTCAGGGATGTAGTAAACGCCATCCGTAACAATTTCACCCAGTTCGATGTTTTTTGCTGAGGATTGGAAAGCCTTGATGATTTCTTCTGCCAGTTCATCACCATAAAGCTGACCAGACACATTAAGCGATTTTGTATAGATCCAGTTGATGATCGAAAACACGCTATCGAGCGTATCGACAGAAGGCGCTTTAAAGACACCAGAATCCGCGCTCAAGAAAGTCGTGAGTTTGGTATTGGCTGAACTGCTGTGAGTGTATTCGCCGGTGTCTTTGGCATAAGTAAGACCCATCAAAGACAACTGGCCAATTGTGTTCACAGCGCCGTATGCGTTATTTACCAGCAGATCATGGCTGGCGAAACCTTTCAAAACGTACATGACGACCTCGCAAAGATGTTAATAAAAATACTTGACTTTTCTTAAGAGATCTGTCAAGATGAAACTGGATATGACTATAAAATTAAGAGAGGACCTTCATGATAGCAGCTATTTTTAGATTTATTTTCTATTTCTGGCCTTTTCTGTTCGATATGTTTTTTGGTAAGGACGCCACTATTGCGTCTGCTTGGAAGAGAAACCCTAAGCTCGTTGTCCTTATTGGACTGCTTACCTTCACATCTACGTTGTCCTTTACGCTTGGTTGGTTGCTCTTTACTGTGACTACCGATAAAGTTAAGGTAGAAAAGAAACTTCGAGAAGTAGAAACTCTTTGTATCAAAGCTAGTTCTCCGGTTCCGTCTCCTGTTATTGAAGAGACCAAACCAACGAACAGGCTTGAAATTTTAAAACGAGAGCTACGTAAAATTGAGTCTGTAAAGGAGGAGACCAAATGAAAAATCGTTTATTGATACTGCCTGTAATCTGGGCGCTTACATCTTGCAATACAGTTAACACTACGAATGTCAACCATACTGTTGTTAATGAAACGACAGTGATTAGTAGTGAACAAAAAACAAATGAAAAACAAGAGCTACAACAAGCTTCTCTTCCGAATACAAAGAAAGACCAGAAGAAAGATTTATGCTCTAATTTCGTTTTCCCAGTCCCTCCACCATTGCCTGACATGCGATTGAAGGATTTTGAAGCCATTAAGCCGCACGATTACGAAGCAATGGACGCACTCGAACTGAAGATTATCAGAGAACACCGCTTATACGCTGAACGCCTACGGACTGAAATGATTAAAACACGGAACGCAATTCTTGCAGGATGTCGTCCAAGTACGTCCAAATAAATCCGATGGCATTTTTTTTTTATTCACTAGCAGAATTCTTTGTAGACACTACAAGGATGTATCATGGACACAAAAGAAACTCGTGGTATTATTTTTTATACCGACGGCGGCAGCAAACCTAATCCGGGTCCTTCTGGTTGGGGTTTTCATGGCTACCTGTTCAATTTGGCAGCACCAAAGCGCGGTACTGGAAAACCAGACCACGTTGTAACCACCGCCGGCTATGTTCTTGCTTCTGCCTTTAAAGGTAAGGGTGTTGAAATTTCTGAAAAGGAATGGCAGGTCTACACCAGCAACGCAAAGAACGCCAATAACAAGCCGTTCGAAGTCACGCCGGAACTCTACTTTGATGGTAATGGTTCTCTGCCTGGTGCAAACACCAACAACATTGCTGAATTGCTTGGTGCTGCTTCGGCACTGGAAACGGCTTTCAATTACGATGTCAAGGTGGTTCAGATTTGGGCCGACAGTAAATACGTTGTTGATGGTATCAACGGCTGGGTAGAATCCTGGCAACGTAACAACTGGATCAAATCCGATGGACAGAACGTTGCGAATGTCAGCGAATGGAAACGACTTATTGAAGCACGTCGTCGCTTGCTGGAACGCGGTGTAATCGTTCGCATCGAATGGATCAAGGGCCACAACGATCATCTCGGTAACGAATTGGCTGACAGATTAGCTACCATCGGCGTAATCTTGTCTTCTAAGGGTGAGTTCCGAAACGAAGTGAATATCAGCGCAGCTGACGGTTACTGGAAGAAGGATGTTGAAAGACATCCATTCATGATGAATCGTCGGATGTACTTCAATACGCTTCCTGAGCATTGTAGTCCGGGTAATTATCATCTCGGTGAACACGGTACTGACGATGAACATCTTGGTAAACGTATTTCCGATGGTGGATATTCTGTTATTCGTCTTAAGAAACCAGACCCAGTTGTCGAAACAATTCGGAACTTTGTTTGCAAAGAAGCCAAGGGCGAAGACAGCCTCGCAATGATCTTGGTTGACAAGATTTATCGAGGCGATACTTATGCTAGTTTAACTAGCTATGGTGAAGGCGCTATCCGGCGTCCTAATCCTTATCGACTCGACATGATCTGCATTGATGACGAGCCGATGGTACGCGAACTTCGTCCGGCAAGAATCGCAATGAGGGCGGTGGATTCACTTATTGAACTTTCTCGAAAGCTGGATTTGTTCCTCGAGAATAGTTCTCTGATCGCAGTTACCGATCTGACACCTATCTTGTATGAGACTACTGCGAAAACATCTAAAGCAGGTGTGACCACAAGTATCACCAAACTCAAGCCCGAATACAACGTAGGGTTTGCAGCTATGGATGTCCTAGCTAATTATAAGGCCGGCGATGCTACCAAGCAAGCCAAGGTGACCATCACACTCGGTATCGACTCATTGGATCGTAATTCCTTTAAGCGTATCGAAGAAGACAATCCCAAGGTAAGTTTGATTAGTTGGATGGAATCTGAGACGATCTTCCGTTATGCCACAGTTGTTCAAACAGATAGCGGTGTTGGTATCTGGGCTGGTGTTTACTCCAACCTGCGTGTTGTTACAAATACCTAACAGATGTTAATTAACTAGCATGGGGAGGTAACACTTCCCATTTAGTTGTACAGAGGACTTTTCTGATGAGCACACTTTTTAAACGTCTTAAGGATCTCGGTTCACGAATCCTTGAAAATGTATTGCCGGTGCACACGAAGAGACTGCTGTTCATGGTTTCTTTGTCTACCAGGATAAAAGAAACACGCGAGCTGGACGTTGAGACAATTCGGAAACTGAATGAATTACTTGGGCTATCTTCCACGCCTGGTGCGGCTCAAGTTCCGATGATGCTCAATAAAGTGATTTGGCAGGATCAATCACTTAACCAGATCGCTGTGTGCCTTGTTAGAAAAGAAAGATTTCCCGAGAAGGCTGTTGAGTCTTTTAGTCAGCGCATCCTTGATTGCGCCCCACGCTGGATGCGGTACGACGAGACTTCCTTGCGGGCTGATCTTTCTAAGCTTATCCATCATCGTCAAGATGTTTTCGGGATTTGAAATACGAGCATATTGGCCAGGCTCTTGCCTGGCCAATTATGACGCTGGATTATTCCATTACAGTCATCACGTTTGCGATGGTCTTGTTCACGCTCTCGTTAAAACCGAGAACGCGGAAGTAAACAACAGAGAAGAATTCCAACGCCCGCGCCATTTGGTACGTACCGTAAGAAAGCTCAGTAAAGACTTCCGGAGTAACATTCGAAAGATTACCCTTCTTATGCTGTTCGAGAAGTTTATCAAGGTAACCAGCGATTTCCTTGACCTTGTCATTCAATTGTTTACGGTTAATTTCATTGATCTTGGCTGCAAAGTACTCGGTGTAACCAAGCACATGCTCCCAGTCACTATTGCGCTTTACCACGGCACCATAAGAAACTTCTGCTACCGTACTGCCTGGCTTGAAACAACGACCAATGTCCTTGATAAGAAGCAGGCGGTCTTGTTCGTATTTCTGGTACTCAGCGTGCTTGTCCTTAGTGCTCATTTGCTCATCGCGATTGGTGAGCAGAACAGCCAAGAACGTAGAGAACTTGTTGAGGGTTTCAGGAAGAGGAAGCACGTAATCGACAGCACCATTCAGATGCACAGCGAAATCGAGGTACGGAACGTTCAGGCCTTCCGGCACATAAGACGTAATCGGCGCGAGATCGACGTAGCGATGCTTATCGATAAACTTCAAGAAGTCGCGGTTCTTACTGGAAAGAGGAATGCCGGTATCAGAAGCAGATAACCCACCAACAAAACTGTTGAAGTTGTTAACAATACCCGGCAGGATACGGCTAACGAGATCACGAATATTCGGGAGAGCGAAAGCCTCCAAAGCCACGATCTCGTTATGAAGTCTGAGCTCGTTAATCGGGTCCATTTTGAAATCCTTTATTTGACAGAAAAATAACTAGAAAAAATTTACTAGTGCTTAACATAACATGACTACTCCATAAACGAGGATAACATGGAACTTCTGAGACAAACACTCACTGCAGCACCTCCTGTAAAAGTAATGATCAATATCGGCGCTCTTTTCGATATTCCGACTGGTACTTTTCTTGAAGGTCGTCGCGGTGAACGAATTCTGAATGGCGGGCTTGCTTACTTTACTGGTGTGGTCGGCATCGGTAATAACTTTAAGTCCACTATTTTGCACTTCATGTTTTTGACAGCTATGTCGCGTATCAAATATTCGACTGGCGGCACTTACGATACTGAAGTGAACATGCAAGAATTCCACTTGAAGAAGATGGTCGCTAATATTCGTGAATTTGGTGGCGAAGACATCATTGCTTCTGGTCGCTGGGTTATTACTGACAAGACTATTTATAGCGGCAATAAGTGGTACGAAGAATTCCGTGAGTTCCTGCGTAATAAGCAAAAGAACGCTAAGTCGTTGACGGTCGATACTCCCTTCTGGAATCGTACTCGCAGCGGACCTCTTCAGATTCTTGTACCTACTTTCTCTGAAGTCGATAGCTTCACTGAATTTGAAACTGATGATGTTGCAGAAATGCAGGGTGACAATGAACTCGGCGAATCTGGCGGCAATACTATCCACATGCGTCAAGGTCTTGCTAAGACTCGTTTGCTTATGGAAGCCCCTGGCTTGAACGGTGGTTCGTCGAACTTCATGCTGATGACTGCTCACATCGGTAAAGAAAGCACAATGCAGAACGCAGGTCCTGCCGGCAGTGTACCGATTACCAAACTCAAGCATTTGAAGAATGGTGACAAGATCAAGGGCGTGACTGATAAATTCACGTTTGTTACTCACAACTGCTGGCACGCTTTCAACGCCACACCGCTGATGGCTGCCGATAAGAATGGTCCGCTCTATCCTCGTGACAGCAATGACAAGCTCAGACTTGACACTGACCTAAACGAAGTGAAGGTTCGTTTGTTGCGTGGTAAGTCTGGTCCTTCCGGCATGGACTTTACTTTGATCGTGTCGCAGTCAGAAGGTGTTCTTCCAAGTCTCACTGAGTTCCATCACCTCCGTGAACACCAAGCCTATGGGTTTGAAGGTAACAACATCAACTATAGTCTGGCGATCTATCCTGATGTCAAACTCAGTCGGACAACTATTCGATCGAAGATTGACGAAGATGCTCGTTTGCGGCGCGCACTGAACATCACATCTGAAATGTGTCAAATGTCTTATCTCTGGCATGATGAGGATTGTAGCAATCTGCTCTGCTCTCCTAAGGAGCTGTATGATGATCTGAAAGCACTTGGTTACAATTGGGACGAACTACTCGATACACGCGGTTGGTGGACCACTGATGAAGAAGGCTTGCCTCCTTTCCTCAGTACTATGGACCTTCTCCGGATGCGTAAGAAACTTTACGTTCCGTTCTGGATGAAGAATCCGCCAGTTCAAATCGAGCAATAAACATGCGACGGTCATTTCAAGATGGTGAAAAGATCGCGCATTTGGCGTCTGGCGAAGTTTTTGTAGTTAAGTATCTTGGCGAAATCGACTTTATGAGTAAAGACCCAATAATCACTTTTGGTGTTGATCCCTATAAGTCCTACTATCGTCTGGAACGTAACGGCAAGAATCGAATGTTGCCAAAGTCGTTCGTTGAGTCCGGTAGGTTCTCTAAAGCTTGGTAAGTAAGAAAACATAAATGGGTGGTTTAGACCACCCATTTATGCCGTAAGTGTTTACAGTATTTTTTTTTACCATATCAGATGAGCATAGTCCCTGTGAAAGTGCTGCTCTTTCCATAATTAACTCCTACAAGGGGATAACCATGTTTCATCAAGACCAACTTAAGGTCATTCTGTCGGATATCAAAACAAGTATCCGCAATCTGGCCACTCTTATCCAAGCTAAGGCTACGATCGATGACGCATCTGTTTCGGCTACGACTACGTATTCGAGCACCAAAATCGCTGACCTGATCGCCGCTGCCAAGCAAGAAGCAATTGATGCTGCTTCGACCGACGTCATCGACGACGCAGCTGCAAGTCTGGAAACCACCTACTCGTCTACCAAGATCGAAGGTTTGCTGTCGGCCGCTGATACCGCACTGCGCACGTATGTTGATGGCAAGGCCACCACTCTGCAAGCAGGCATTGATGCAGCTATGGCTGCCGCTGAAGCCGCTCAAGATTACGCAGACGGCCTGATCAAAGATACCGAAATCTCCACCACCAGCGTCTGGTCTTCGAGCAAGACCCAGTCTGTGATCCAAGCAACTGCTCAAGCTACCAAGGATGAAATCCTGGGTGGCGCTTCGGCCGCTTACGACACGCTGAAAGAACTGCAAGATGAACTGGCTGGTGACCAGACTCAGCTCGACAACCTGCTGACTTTGATTGGTAACAACAGCGCCGACCTGTCCAAGGCACTGCTGGTCAACGGTAGTGTTGATTCTTCTGCTGCTCTGGATGCTCTGCTGACCAAGGGCGTGCATTTCCTGAATGCCAACGTTACCTTCGGTACGACTGGTATTTCGGCCACCACTGGCTCGATCCTGGTTCTGCCGTACGCTGACACCGGCCTCTTCTACCAACTGATCGCTACGCCGGCCGGTATCGTGATGCGTCAGCAATCGGCCCTCGGCCCGGTCTGGGGTCAGTGGATGCTCATCGGTGGTACTGTTGCAGCAATGCAGCAATACCTCAACCTGGGCGACACCAACGAAGACCTGGTTGCTTGGTGGCAAGCTCTGTAAACTTCGGTTTACGCCACAACAAAAAAATGGGAGGCTTCGGCCTCCCATTTTTGCCGTAAAGTATTTTTTATTAATAGGAAGACGAATTATCTGACTGGTTTAATTTTTTATTAGGAGACCGCTATGAGTAAGCTCGCGGAACTGAAACTTATCTTGGCTGATATTAAGCAATCAAAAACAAACAATGCTAATCCCAGCACTAGTGGTCTTTGGGCGCATAGCGGTCTTGCACTTGTACACAAAGACCAAACAGAAGCCACGTATATTTACGCACAGAACGATGGTGATGTAAGCGAAAACACTATCGCTGGTTTTGGTATTATTGATTCTGGCGTACTGAAAGCTTTTATGCGAAGAGTGCGTAATGGCGCGAATGCTCCATTTCAGTTAGGCACCACAAGCGAATCCCCACTGGAATTCTTCGTAAATAATGATCTCGTGATGAAATTAAGCACGAGTAACGAGATCGATTTCAAGAAACATGTGAATTTTGAAAACGGTTTCAAAGTACACGGTAAGGACGTAAATGAGTTCGGAGCCAGTATTCTGAACAGCGCCAATTCTAATGACTTAAATACAATATTCAACCTCCCTAACCACAATAAATTGATTGTTAGCGCGGGTGGTGACTTAAGCTTAACTTCAGCTTATTGTAAATTACTCTTCCCGATGGAAGAAAGTCAGGCCGGCGGGATTACTGGGGACAACGGTAACTTCAAGTACCTTACTCTTTTCCATTCCAACGGTATTTGTTTTGAGACAGGCGACACAGCGGTTGGTTTCAACAATACTAAGGTAAGGATAACACGGGCCGGTCGTTTGATTGCTGGTCCGTGGGTTTATGCGGACGACGGAGTTAACAATATCCAAAGCTCTAACGGAGTTCGCGCAACAACAGCTTTCTCTCTACCTAATGCACATGAAGGGCGATTTAATCTAGGTTTACATGCGTCCGGAGAAACCACAGTACCTATTGGCAATTATTGGGTCTGTGTCGGGAAACTTGACGTTATTCACAACTGTGAAATAAATGTTACCCTTACGTCTCAAAATCACGAAGAAGTTCTTCTTATCAGATCAGCTGCGACTTGGTTTAGCGACCAGGGTGTTCTTGACGTTATTCATCAGTCTTACAACACTAAAGTCAACTTTGTTGGTAGCTTCTGTTCTGCCGGCGGGACTCACAAATACATTTGGCTAAATGTTGTTGCTAATGAGTTTTCTGTGACTCTTAGCACATCAGGTTCAGGGATGGGTTTTATTGATCATCAACTAACTGTAGTCGCTGAAGGTTCGCAACCAACGTTATCTCCTTTGCTGTATCTTGGGAACAATCTTAATGGGATGTCAAATCGTAAGTATGTGCACGGTGCATTAGAAGTTACATCCAGTGGGGCTTTCAAACATCTGGTAACGAAGCATGGTATCTATTACGATGCGCATCAAAAAGAAATAGATGTTCTTTCTGGTCCTGGGTTTGGTCCAATGATCAAAGGTAGGTGGGACGCTGGTATTTCGAATCGTTATCTTGATTTTGGCGCAAGGGATAACCTAAACAACTTCGCTAGTTTTGGTAAGATGAATCCTGATGCACCAAATGGTTTTTACTGGACTTTGGCTAAAACACAAATTAGTGAACTGGGTATCTGGAACGGCAGAAGGTCTAATGTCTTAAGCGGTGATTACGACGCCAATAAAAACATTGACTACCTGGATATTTCGGCTCCCATTAATCTTGACAATACAGTTAGTGCAGGTATCCGGATTTTCGTCGGTAATTCAACTAACAAAATAAAGGCTGCTGAACTGAAACCAGATGGCGTTCTGCAATTTAACAACAGGGTTTTGTTTGGTGATTCAGTAAGCGATGATGGTGTATCTGGTATTCAATCAGATACCTCTATTCGTTTTAGTAATGCTGCCAGACTACAGTCTGGTTCTGTTTATTTGGAAAACGACACATGGGGCATCATTGAAAATGTTGTAGGGGATTCTCAATCGGCGTTCATCATGGTTAATGGTGATAACGGGTATGAAGGATTTGTAGATATCCTCTGCGTAGCTTTCAATGGTCAACCATTCGTTATCTCAGGTCAGCAAGTTTATGGCGGCGGAACAATTACGCGAACATATAACAAGGGTGGCGGAAGTATTGGTTGTAAATGTGTAAATACTAGTGGACTCGGTCTTAACGTCCGAACCACCACACTGCTTCGACTTTAATTCACAGGAGTTTAGTTATGTCTGATTATAAAGCATCAACAGTTTCGGGTAGTCGCTGGTGGCGCGCCCAGCGCGTAATTGTGGAAAATCCTTACGGCCGCACTCCGTATGTGTCGTATGCTGAGCAAGAAATTGTTCTTATCGATAGTTCGGACAAAGTTGTTCGTGATGTCGGCATGCTTTCTACTGAATTTGATCCTGATCAGGAATTTCCTATCCTGAACCCTGAAACAGGCGAAGCTACTGGTGAAACCGCCAAAATGCGTGACGTCTATGTTTTGCTCCACAGTCATTATATCTTCGCAGCAAAACAACGCGACGAACGTCTGGCCGCTGCGAATACTGCGACTGTGGAATAACTGTAAAAAGTTACTAGTCTTTTTACATTTTTTGTAATTGGCTAGTAACCTAACAGGGGAATATTAAGATGCAAGACCAGAAACAGTTCAATATCGAAGAAGAAGCTTCCAGGGCAATGATGGCGTCGTATCGTCAGGAAAATGGTCGTCTGCTCGATACTGTCGCTCAGCAAAGCGGGATGTTGCGAATTGCTGAAATTCAGTTGTCTCAGCTGCAAGACGAAATCAGGCGCTTGCAGGAGAAGCTTGAAAAGTATGAAACACAAGCTAAGGCAACCTCTTCTCCCACAAAAGCTGCTGACAAGAAAGCGTAATATTTGGGAGGTCTTCGGACCTCCCACTATGCTGGAAACTAATCTTTTGAATAAGTTTGCAGTTTTTACTGCGTATATCCATATTACGAACCCCAGTGCTCGGGGTGTAACTTAGTAACAACTCCTGTGGGGAAAACAAAATGAATCAAAAAGTACAACGTGTCATTGCTGATAACGAATGTGTTGCTGACCTCGTCGATGAGGCACTGAAGAATGCAGGTCATCCGAATCCTTCGTTCTGGCGTGAAAGCAAGTATTCCAAGCTCAACGAAGATGCCCTGAAAGAAGACACCAATCAGGACATCCAGCGTTTCCTCGTGAACCGCCAATTGCGTCTTGTTATTGCTGGTATGCCTTCCGATACCAAGGACGCTCGTTTCTGTCTGGTTGAACAAGGCACCATCCATGACTGGTATCGTCTGCTCGAAGACGGCGTGATTCCGAAGATCATGGAGCATGCTGAAACTCCGGCTGAATAAACTTCACGTAGGTCCGCACTAGTTGCGGACTTATGTCCCCTAAGAGGAAAGTAAAAAATGGCAGGAAATAGAAAGAAAGCAGAAGCTTTCATTCTCGAATATATCGAGAAGCTTTTACCTGGTAGCGACAACACTAAACTCTGGGACGATTACATGAGTAAGTTGTCGGATAAAGAATTCGATGACTTCATGACACGTCTGGAAACTGGCGAGCAGGAGCTTTCTTTGATCGCTCCTAACTTCGGTAAGACACAGCTTGAAGTCAGTCGTAATCTGAAGATTGCAGAAGAGCTTGGTCATGAGTTCTTTGAACGCATCTGGTTGCGCGCTGGTGACGATACACCGCCGTATCTCTCACCGATTAAGTATTTGATTGTTGATCTTCCTCTGCGTCGACAAGCGCAGCTTCTCACAAAAAAGATCAGCATTCCTGAAAACAACAAGTCTATTGATGACATGAGCGGTCAACCTACTGGGGCGTCCAAGGGCAGTAAGATTTCCTATCCTGAACTCCAGATTCTTGCTGCTAAGAATCTTGACAACTGTCTTACTGAGTTCATGAAGTATCGCGGCGGTGACCTTAAGGGCTTCAACGCGATGAACGACTCAATTTCTAAGACAGGTGCTGTGAAACAAGAGAGTATCGCTGCTCTTGGTTCTACTGTTAAGTCGACCGATACATTGCATGTTTTCCTTACTTGCATGCACCTTTCCAACACGCTGTGAGAATAAGCAATGGCTAACGATACGCAAATTTCTGAAATTGGTGACGCTATGCGTTCTGCTTTTGATCATGTCTCCCAGTCCTTCACACAGAAGGAATCGACAGACAAGATCCAAGCATGGGTAAACTTTTTCCTTGATGGGGATAATTTCATCCCTAACGTGTTGATGAGTAGCAACAATATTGAAGTACTCTCTGGTCAGGTATTTCGTGACGTTGTTATTTACAACTTTGTCAGTATGCTGACGTTCTCTTTCTTTTCACGAGCAGAACTTACTGACATCTCGTTCAAGGCTTATTGCCAGACGTTGTCTACTGCTATCGCTGTGGATACCGACAGAGGCAACAGCTATGTACCTAACGAGCTTTCGATGCGTGGGATGAAGAGCGATGAAGTGAGTTCTGTTCTTTTGAACAACAAATGGCTTGTTACTCTGCTCACACTTAAGCTCTTTGTTCGTCCTGCTAAGCAGAAGCAGCATGCTGGTAACACAGTTACGGCTTGAGGTGAGATATGCACGCAGGAAGAAAAGAACGGATCTATATTGACCTGGATTCTCTGCTCGATACTCGGCTTTCTACGATTGCCTCTATTGATCCTGAACTGGCGGAAGAACTGTCAGTTTCTGAGTCTTACAAGAAGCGTACTTCTGACACGTTTGGTAAAATACCTAACGATGTATTTAAGGAAGCCTACAGTAATCGAGATGAGGTAATTCTCTCCAACTCCATGATGACTAACATCATGACTGTGGTGGCTGGTTTCGTTACCGAATTGAGCAAGCAGGCAGTAACACAACCTTTCCATGATGGGGTTGTTGTCGAAGTCAACACGTATCCGTACACGCTGGACGATGAAGAACGGGAAGAACTTGCTTTTGTTCTTGACAAGTGGTTATTCGGTCTTGCCGATATCGATATCGTTAGGCGTCCAATTGAGGAACTGCTACCGTCGTATTGCAAGTTTAACTATTGCATGATGGTGATGTACGATCACGAAACCTGGATGAATATGCATGCTGATAAGTTCATGTGCAAGGGTGGTAGTTACCTATCTGACATGTTCTTGTTTGCACCTGCGCTCTATGCTGTTCAACCTAGTGCTGAAGAGGACGCGGAAATAAGTGCTCTGTTCGAAAGTACATTCCAGGGTTTTGAGATGCTTGCTTCTCCATTGGTTAAGCTGCAACTTATTGATGTCAAGTATTTCAGCATCATTGAGCCTAAGGACTTTATTTAGCGTCATACTGGCCAGGCGGAAGCCTGGCCAGTATGATCAGTCTTCTTCTTGTGCTGGCGCAAAGTTCTCGTAAGAGATTGGCTTTGCATTGATGTCGGTTTCGCCTGGTACGAGATTCGGCAAGCCAATCGTGTCAGGTAAAGAAGGGGCTGTTCTTGCACTGCCTTCAATAACAAATGCATCGCCATTACCGACCACTCTGAGGACTTCGGCGACAAGCGCATTAGCGTTAGCCTGACTCATGCCAACCTTCTCTTCTACCTTGATCTTCTTGTTGCCAAGCGCATTAGAGTCCATGTCCTTCAATGTTGCAAGAAGGAGCTTTCTGTTTTCTTCTGCGGTTGGCATTCCGCCAAACGTAAGATCTTTGACAAGTTCTTTTCGTACGCCTTGTGTGTACTTGAGGACTTCGTCATCACTCATCGTGCAAGGAGCAATCTCAACAACGTTCACTTCATCTGCGCTCATGGCGACATACCTCTAAGTTAAAAAGTTTCAGACCTATATTACATACGTGGGCACAGACTAATCTATGCCTGTCACAAAATGGAGACAATGATGTGGCAATTTCGTTTTAAACTGGCGTTGTTCGTTAACAACATTATCAACATGTTTCATAAACACATCGATCAGCCAACTCGCGTGATCGCTCTGATCAAACTGATACCGGAGGAATTATTTGTAACATATAACCCCAAAGCAGACTACTCGAAAATGCTGCTCTCAACATATTTCGGTACTATGTCTCAGTACGGAAATTCGCTGAAGCAGATCTGTAAATTCCTTGAATCCAATACCAAGGTCGATAAAAGCCTTATTCCGACCGATTACATTAGCAGTACGTTGGATACATTTATCTGTGTAAACAATGATGGTTATTACGTCGACCCAATTAAAACTGGCGCGACGTTTAAAATGCAGGCGCTCCGCTTCTGTGAGTTAATGCAGCTGCTATCGGCTGAACAAGTGGGTGTTGGCGGATATAACTATCGCGTATGTCAAAAGTTTCTGCGAGACCTTGAGATGATCTCAAACACATTGCTCAAATCAGCAATGTGACTTCAGTGTGTGTACGGCACAGTTCAATAACTGGTGAACAATTCTAAACAAGGAGCAAAGAATGTCAAAACAGTTAAGTCCTATTCTCGGTGACCCAGACGCCGCGAAACGAAGGGCACGAGGGCCAGGTGCGGCTCTCTTCCGTATGTTCGTCACTATGATGGCGGACCTGGGAATTGCATCTCAACACTCTCTCCATCGGTGGAATTTGCTGATGGAGAAATATCTCGCGGACCCGAAAAATTGCGTCCCGAATACCCCCAAGGATAGGACATCCAGAAGGGGAAACCTGATCAAGGAATTTACAAAATATCAGATGACGTGGAAAGTCTTTTTGAATTCCTTGAGATTTTTCGGTGTAGTTAAGTTCGAGTTCTCGATTAAGGCGTATTATCAGGACGGCCGAACCAGTATCCATACCGAAACAGTGAACTTTGGGAGCGACGAACCAACTATACAGTTTGGAGGATTTCGTAATGAATCTCAAAAGAGCCGCAAGAGCAGTAACAATCTTTCTAACCGGCGTAATACCAACGATGCCGGACCACCTACAACCAGCGGGGCTATCGGAGATCCCCCGCCAACAACGACACGGCTACCTGGGGATGAAACCGCGCCCTGGGACGAAACCGGATCAGAAAGGAAATAGAATGAACGCAATCGCAGAACTCCCGGAAGTAGTGACACGCGATGGTGTTGATCACATCAACATTGACTTGCGAGGTCAAACGGAGCTCGGGCGTGACTTATGTCACATCGCAGCGATTGGTTTCAGACATCCTGTCTTTGGGCCATTCGGAAGTGTCGAAGCTTATTGGGCATGGCTGCGCTACCCGTTTCCACAAGATCGGGAACGCTTCCGCTTTTTGCACGGTATGAAAGCGAAGAAAGCAAGCAACTATCAAGGCGGTCGGAAGATTAAAGATTTCCGAGCACTGATCATCGAAGCGACTTATCTGAAGATAGTTCAGCACGAACATCTTTATGAAATGTTCGTAAATAGTGATTTGCCGTTTGATCACTATTACATCGAGATCAGCAAGACTGTTCCTGTGATCGGTGTACAAGTTCGTCCGCAAATTAGCGGCTGGCTTGTTTCCGGTCTTACTGAGCTTCGTACTCAGTTAAAGAACGGTATTGCGCCTAAGACCCCAAATTACGAGGGGGTGTTATTTGATTAAAAAAGAGGGGCCTTAGGGCTCCCTCTTTTTTTTTTTGCATTGGAACTTACATAATGGCCACTAATGAGAAAGACAAACCAGGACTGGCGAAACCAACATGGGTTTCCACTGCTAAGGACGCACTGGCTCCAGTTGATGTTTACACGGAAACGATCACTACTGCAGCTAACAAAACAGTAAACACAGTAGAATCTTGGCGCAGCAACATTACAGCCACTACTGAGAGTTATATCAAACAATCACAAGCACAGATCGATAAAGTTCAGAATGCTAAGAATTTTGTTCTTGATTCGAAAGCTAAGATTGACAAAGCCACTGGTGCTGCTCGAATTCTTGCTTCTACTGATGCTCTTAAGTCTGGTCTTAAGAATCTAGGTATTGAATCTGAGGTAGTTACTAACGTAACCAAGCTCGTAGAGACAGCACAATCTGGCTACCAGAAAGTAAGTGACGTCCGTGTCCAGATTAATGGTGTTGAAAAGAAGATTCACGGTCAAGTAGAACAAGTAAGAAAAATCATTGGACAGATCTCGGCCTTTCTTGGATCTAGCAAAACTGCAGTCTATGATCTGCAAACCAGGATTGCAGTAGCTGCCTCGACGATCATTACAGCTGTAAATGCTGGCGTTCATGGTACTTATCTTGACATCATTAAGCAATTCAGTGGTGACGACGAAAGCATAAAGAAGATTACTGTTCTTGTTTTACCTACGGTGATTAAATGCTCTGATCTTTTAACCATTAAGGATATTTGTTCTACTCTCGGAACTGGCGGCATACTTAAGCTTAATCCAGTTATCATTAGAGAGTTAGCAAAAGCTTACAGCATCCCAAAAACCACGGACAGCTACACAACGCTTGCTGCAGAAATTTACACTGTGTTTGACATAATTGATCCGAACTGGCGGACCACCTCAATCAAACGTACTTCACTAGAAACGGTCGAATACATTAATGCTATTCCGTTTGCTTATGGTAGCGCTGATTTTAAGACAATCATGATTTCTGGTTGTAGGATTGAAGATGAAGACAGTAGGAAGATTCTTGCTGTAGCGACGCTGTTTCAGACGGAAGAAGTTCTAACAAATCTCGCTAGTGCTTTCCCGGAAGTATCTCCGAAATCCAACGTAGTGGCGGTTACTGCGTCATAAAACGAGGGCGGGAAATTCCCGCCCTCTATGCCCTATCGTTTAACGCCCTTGTAGAACGCACTCATAACTCTGCCTGGAATTGTATCACCAGCCCATGATGCAAAGTGCGGAATGCTTGCCCATGTATCAAACTGCGCGGCTTTTCTTGTTAGGTTCATTTGGATCTTGTTGAGCGGATAAATCTGATCAGCAAGCCCCATCCCAGCAAGAACAGCCAAGTAGTCAGAAAACACAGTTCCGTCATCAAAAGCACCAGCACCAATAGCTGCGCCGAAACCAGCACCTAAAAGACCACCGATAGCACCAGCGATAGACATACCTCCAGCAGCGCCCAGTGCTGCGCCACCAGTAATACTGATAATGTCAGAAGTAGTGAAACCCATCGAAATAGGCATGTGCATGATTGAAGACAAATCCACAACTGAGAAGCTTACTTCCACCCCTAAAGCATGTCCATCGCGAGTGAAGCCAGTATTGCCAGTACCGCGAGTAATGGAAAGGCTATCAATCATACCCAAACGGGTTTGGCAACGACCCTTATCAAAGAGTTCGCAAATAAATGGACTTGTGTAGGAATGACGACCAGTGGAAAGAGGAAGAGCACCAGCAAGCAACATAGCGAGAGGAATATAAATATTCATCAGCTGCGACATTGGGTTACCATAAGGCGTTACCAAATTAATGGTGTAGTTCATTCTTGGCAGACTAGCTGAGGAATCTTGCCAGTGTTTTGGAATATCAACAAAAGCCGCACCGCCAAGAGAAGCCAAACCGCTAATTTTAAGGCTGTCAGCAACACCACTTGCAAAGTCTTTGAACGTGTTGAAGACACCGCCGATCATGTCGCCAATAACGCCGCTGGCTAGATTACCATTAGCGAAACTAAAGTTTGTCTCTCTAGCTGAACTAGACATCCCATTAATTTTGCTTTGGATGTCAGAATCAGTCACAGAGTTACTGAAGCTTTCGTTAATGGAGCCAGTAGCGTTCACTCTGAAAGTAGCAAACATAGAACCATCGTCGAGTTCTGCATCGGCAAAATCCTTTAAGCGGCTGTACCAAGCCTGTTTCTTGCTATTGATAGTGATCTTATTTTCAGTATCATCAGTACTAAGAGTTATGGCACTTTCGCCGTTTGTTTTACCAGTGGCAGCGGCACCCTCTTCACCTAGAGATGAATTAAACCATTTTTCCAAATAACCATCACCGCATTTAGTGATTTCGCCAGTGTCGTTTGTCGTACTGTTAGACCAAACGCCTTTACCGGTTGGAGAAAGCTTATTTTGCTGAATTTCTTTTTGCACTTCGACAATAGCTTTACCTACATCGAAGTTATCACCATTGAGTCGCTGTTCAAGCAGTTTTTCGTATGCTCTAGCCAAACGTTGAGCCCTGTTAGCTACTGCGTAAACATTAATACTGCCGCCTTCGGTAAAAATCTCCGGCAGAATACTGTGCATTTTTGCCCGTGCTTCTTTATCGAATTGATAGTCGCCGCCAATCTTTCTAACGACGTCCGGATCACCAACACGAGGAACCATGCCGCGGTTAACTGCGATCTGGTTAACAATCGTCTGTACTGCGTTCCAGTAAAGCGCCATAGTTGGTTTTAAGTAATAGTATTTCGTGGTCGGTTTTTCAGTAACGAATTTGTACCCAACACCGAGCATATGGACTGCCAGGAGTTTCCATGCGCAGATACTAACCACAAAACCAGCTGCTCGCCCGAGCGTATAAAAGATACCTGGTGCGCGACCAGTGCGTGCAAGTTTACCAGCGCCTGAATTATAGAAGCCAGTAAAGAAAGTAGTCATGCTGTTGTATTCGGGTACACCGAAACGCATGCTGATGATTTGGGAATTGTCGTCAATAGCTTCGCTATAGTAACGACCCATCCCCATACTACCATTAGCCAAAATACCTGCTTTTGTTCTTGGGTTAGCTGTGCCGCCATTTACAGGGCGTAAGTCAGCATAGCGCGTAAACTGTGGTGGCGGATTAATAGCAATGCTACCGCCGGGCGTAGTGTCGGTAAACTTCAATGAAACTGTACTGAAGAATCTGTTTTGTTTATCAACCGTCTCCAGTTGTTTTGACTCAACAAGAAACGACTGTCGAATCCAGTGACTGTTCTTAATTCTTGGACTAGCCATTTCTTTTACTCCAAAATAAAGCAAAATAAAACCTGGGGAAGTTTCCCTCCCCAGGCTTATCTCAAACAGGCCTTGCCATTGAAACTGGCGGCGTCGGAAGTTTTCCACCAGTAGAAGTGCTTCTGATGGTCTGTGGCTGCTTTTGTTTTGCCGCAGCCGTAGGTGAACTATCCTTTACCTCAGCTTCTTTACTAACGGCTGGTTGCGCAAGCGCTTTCATATTGATGAGAGCCTTCAGAATGTTGTCAAGCGTGCTGGATTGTTTAACCAATTCAACATGTGACTTCTTAAGTACTTCATCGACAGAACCAAACGTCTTTTGCAGTGCCTCCTGCTGAACCTTCTGCTGAACCTGAATGTCCGGCACTTTAGGTGTAATTGGTTTAGGATTGAACCCTTCGCCAATGACCTTAACTGCTGGATCTTCTGCTGGACTTGTGGGAATTTCAGCTTTAGGTGTCTCAACAGGCGCGACAGGCTTAGTCCGCTTTTTGGCTTCATTAGCACTAGACGCATAACCAGAACCAACCCCACCAATACTCAGACTAGCTTCAGCCACACCGGTAAGACCAGGTGCTTGATCACTAATAGGAATTCTTGCTTGCGCTTTCTTCCCTTGTGGTTTTGCTGTTTTGCCTTCATTTGGCATCATTGGCGTATCTGCCGTTGCTGTTGATTTAGGCATAGCTGTCGTCGCAGCTGCCGCAGCTGCGGCCGCGGCAGGTTTAGCTGTCGTCGCAGCTGCCGCAGCTGCGGCCGCGGCAGGTTTAGCTGGCTGAGCTGCAGCCGCAGCAGGCGCTGTAGGAGCAGCAGCTGCTTGTGGAGTAGGCGCAGAAGTCAACATTGCTTCAGAACCACCGCCACCAGACAAACCAAAACGTTTAACAACATCATGCATCCGACCATTAAGCAATTGATAAATCTCGCTCAGTGTTCTAGGCGTGCCTTTGTTGTAGAAAATGTCTGGATTTGCCCGTGCTTCCTTAGGCATAAACGCAGGGCCAGAAATAGACGGATTAGCTTTAAAGAACTTCGCTGCGCCACCTTTACCAAGGAAGTGCGCCATGTAAAGATCAGTGTCAGTAATCTTATCCTTGGTTTTGGAGATGTAATCAGCGTTTTCTCTAAGGAAAGCCGCGCCTAACAGCGCGTTAGCTCTTGGGTCTGTCGCTGGTGTTCCTGGCATAATTCCAAACTTCTTACTGAATCTGGAAGTGTATTCTTTCCACGTACTCGGCAAGAATTGGAACAAACCAGTTGCGTTAGTTCCCTTGGCTACCACACCTGCTCTAAACCCAGATTCGATAGCTGCGATTCGCATCATCAGTGACGGGTCTACACCGACAATCTTTGCAGCAGCATTAATTGTCGGAGCCAGAGCAGGTGCGTTCCCATCGCCAGTAGGTACTGGAACCTCATCATACTTACCGCCAGTGCCTTTAGTAGGCATGTTAACAACTGTGCCTTGGCCGTACTCTTCAGAATGGTTGCTGAAACCCAATGCATCCATTGCTTTTCCATAACCGGACTTAACGCTACTGAGGGCATCCTTAGCGCCAGAAACCATGTCTTTGAAGAAGCCTTGGTCTTTGGTTTTGTCAGCGTCTTGATTCTTGTTACCATCCTGATTAGCACCATTAGCGCTCTTTTTATCAGAGCCATCCTTAGTGCCTTTACGGTCAACTGATTGTTGCTCATTAAGAACTGCTTGTTTTGCTTGGTCTTTCAACCCAGCGATGTTTTTGTCAGTACTGTTAACGTTTCCGTTAAGTTCATACCCAGGCCATGGACTACGACCGTTGAGCCAGACAGATTTCCCAGCTACGCTCGTATTAAGTACACCCATAGCCACATCAACAGCAGCTTGATCCTTCAAAGCAACACGCGCTGCATTTACATCTGACTTATTGGTAGCGCTGAAAAGCAACGTCAAGTAGTTGAGGTAAGTCGGGAGGAATCGTTCAGTAAACCAACTCATCCAGGAAGCCTTGTGATTACTGTCGGACAAATCAACTCCGAAAGCAGCGCCATGTTTGTTAAACATAGCCTCAGGACTACCGTTCCAACTAACGACCTTCTTGCCGTCAATCTTTATAAACGAAACCACTTCAGCTTCAAGGGTTGTAATTACTGAAAGCTTGTCGGCTTCCATTTCCTTGATACCGTAAGCCTTGTAGCGGACCGCGTCGACACCACTAACAATACCACCAATAACGCCCCCAATTGGCTTAGCTGTAGCCTCCACCTTGATAGCACCAGTATCTTTACCACCACCAGCAACTGCTGCTGCGACAGCTGCTGCCGCTGGCGCTCCTGCTTTAGGCGTAGCTGGCTTAGCACCCGGTGTTCCTGGCTTAGCGTCTTTTTCACCTGGCTTGCTGGCTTGGGCTTTCTGCGCAACAGGATCACTTACTGAATCAGAGGCAGCAATTGCTGCTCTAGTAGCAGCATTCTTGCTCTTACCACCATCCTTTCCTTTCTTCTCTTCGTCCGCCGCTTCTTTGTCGATCTTTGGTTGCATTTGATCGACGTAGGCCTTAACTTCTTTTGCTCCAGACGGGAGAGATTTCAATTCAGGTGTAGGCGAGTACGCAGCACCATAAGGACCATCAGGGAACTTGGCTAGATCGAAGTACTTCTTGCGTTCAACCGCAGAAAGCTTATCTCCGACATCACTAAGCGGAACCTTGTCTTTGGTTTTCTTCAAAGCAGTCAAGTGAGTAAGGTAAACTGGTCTGAAACGTGCGTCAAACCAATGCAACCAATTCTCCACCTGGTCCTGCTTATCAAAACTTACACCAAAGGCTTTGATGTTATCCTTAAGCTTTTCCTTGACTTTATCATCAAGGCTGGATACATGGAACGCTGCATTACCTTGTTGGTCGTAGGTGATGTACGGAAGCAGAAGATCTTCAAGTTCAAACACCTTACTAACCCAGTCGTTTTTATCAGCCGCAAAACCGTACTGAATGTAGCGGAGTTTTGACCAATCGTCGAGTTTATTACGTGTAAAGTATTTGTAAGCGAAGTATCCACCGGCAGCTACAGCGCCGACCGCAAGAGCACCAAGTACAACTGGTGATGCCAAAATAGCACCAACTCCGGCGAGGGCACTGCCTGCTAATCCAAGACCTGCACCGACGGCACTACCAACAGCACTTACAGCTGCGCCAGCAACTGGCGCTAAAGCGCTAGCTCCCATCATGAGACCGCGACCGAGCAGACTAGCTCCGCCACTGATGCCCGCATTAAGAAGACTACCTGTAGCACCAACAACACGAGCAGCGCCCATTCCGACGCTTCCAACACCCTTAGCGAGACCCCATGCGCCTTTACCAAGACCACGCATACCTGCGCGCGCCATACGACCACCAAAGGAAGGTTTTTTAGCTGCGGCCTTAGCTGCTGCTTTTTCTGCCTTCAGTGCTTTTCTAGCGTCAGCTTTTTCCTTGAGTTTTTCACGGGTAGTTTCCCAGTAACCCTTGGCCTTTGCTTTGCCTTCAGCGTATTTGGTTTTGGCTTTTTCCCTGGCTTCTTCAGCTTTGATTTTGCCTTTCTCGCGAGCCTCTTGAATCTTGTCCTTAGCCTTTTCTTTGGCTTCGTCCAAATGAGGTTTAGTTTTCTCACGAAGTTCCTTGAGTTTTTCAACAGTGCGGTCCTTGGCATGGCGAGCCTTGTCCTTCAGACGTTGCTTACGGCTCTTCCTACGATCGCTACCGCCATCGGTATCAATATCGACATCAATCCCACCTTCATCAGAATCTTCGTCTTTATCTTCAAACCGTTTAGCAATACGATCAAAGAAACCCTGCATTTTTCCAAAAACACCGGGCTTCTCATCAGGTCGTGCAACTGACTCTGTCTTACCTTTAGGCTTACGTTTGCGACGCTGGTCTGCAGCAGAACCATCGCGCACACCATCGCCATCGGCATCGCCTTCAACCTTTTTAGAACCGCCTGGGAGGCGATCGTCCAAGATCTGTCGAATAGCTGCTAAGTGATCAACCATCTGTCCAGCACCACCAAACAGCAACCCGTCAGGACCAAGCATACCGGCGAAGAATTCACGAACACTGCCAAGACTATTGCGAAGCCAACCAGCAACAGCGGAACCAGCTTTCATGACGCTACGAACAGCACCTTTGACCAAATCTTTACCCATGCCGAAAAGCTTACCAAGACCGTGTCGAATTGGCTTGCCGTTCTTATCGACAAGGCCCTTCGCAATATCGTCGTGGGTAAGCAACACATCACCGCTATCCGCCGCGATGACTGGGCCGTCGATATCACTTACCTTTTCGATTGCTTTACCAGTCATTTTGGAACGGTAATACCCGGAACGCATCCCAAGAGCAGTAAGTGCAGGTTGTTCGAGTCGACCTTTAACGTAAACGTCTACAGGACCATCAAGAACACCCCAAACCTTCTGAACGATCTTCTTGCCGATACCAAGCGCGGTAGCATAGGCCGCAGGGAGCTTATCGTAGAGTTCCTTACCTTTCTTAAGGAAACCGCCACCGAGTGCTTTAGCGATGTTCTTGATCTTTCCACCAATGGTTCTGGCTTCGATCTTAAAACGATCTGTTGCCTGCAGAACAATTTGTTGGCCAGCAGGCAAGGTGGTATCAATAACGTTACTGGTAATGTCCTTGGCAGATTTGATCACCTTACCGCTAGCTTCGTCGATATAGTGACCTGCTTCCATCTTCCAAGCAAGCAAACGAGGGACTGTTTCGCCAGGTAACCAGAGATCGTCAGCCCACCACTCTTTGACTTTCTCAATCCCCTTACCACCCCATTTCTTAGTTCTATTGAAACCTTCGCTAACCGCGCCTACGGCTTTACCGCCAAGATTCCAAGCACCAGAGCCAAGAGACTTCATGTTCTCGAGGACGGACTCATTCCACCACCGCTTACCCTTCTTAAGGCCTTCCTTAAGACTGGTCATGCCGTCACCCATGGCTTCGCTAATGCCGTTCATGTTGATGAACTTAATACCAGCATTCAGGCGTTCCTCGATTTTCTCGAGCATAGCCAATTGCTTCTCTTCAACAGAACGATTTTCGCCAAGCGCACCCACTACTTCACCAAGATCCAACTTAAGATCCTTGACATTAAGCTTGATTGGTTCTTGCTTAATGCCTGCGTTGAATTCTGGTTTTTGCTTTTCTTCCTCGATAGGAGTGCGACCTCTGGCTTTACGACTATAAGGCTTTCCAGCTTTCTTGGAAATAGCGTCACCTTCAGAAGAGACTGACTCAACGTTCTTTGCTTGAAGCTCTTGATATTCTTCTTCCGAAGTTTTACCAAGATTTTCGTAATGCATGTTGTTGATGTTCTTCTGCGCAACAGCATCGAAATCTTCAGTAATCAAACCAAGACGACCAAGCAATTCTTGCTGGCCAGCTAGACTAAATTCCTGAATCTTCTTACGGCTATCACTAATACGATCGCCGAGCTGCGCGTACTTGCTAGACAACGCAATCTGTTTATTGCCGACTTCGTCCTTTTCAAAGTATCGCTTGAATGCTTCTGCAAGCATTTCAGCATCTTTAGAGAACTTGCCTTCGTACGAAGTCACGTCTGTCAGGCGACGGGAATGAGAAACCCCATGACCTTCGACGTTATCCTTGAGCATAAACTCACCAAGGATTTTACGCTCTTCTGGACTAAGCTTTTTGTCCTTATCGACAAGATCAACAATTTCACGGACATCGCGTTCAATAGAAGCTTTGTTTTCCTGTTTGATTACTTCAGTGAAAATCTTCTTCTGGACTTTCTCTTCAGTACTGAACTTGTTCGAGCTAAAGTCATACGACACTAGTTCTGCATTTTCATCACCAGTGCGGAGGATCTTAATTTCTCGGTGAATTCGTGCAAGCAATCCAGGAATGATTTCGTTGATTGACTTAGCCGTTCTGCGATTAAACGGCATAGGTTCTTGCAGATTACCGAGATCATCAACATCGAGACTGTTATCTTGACGCCCAAGTGTACTGTTGATAGTTTCCTTGATAAGGTCAACAAATGGGATATTGCTGTTCTTATCGGACTTAGCCCACATCCCAGCTTCTTGAGCAAGGTTAGTGGCTCCGTAGATAAGCTTGTTTCCAAGACCTACAATCGGTTTACCGGCATTGGATTCTTCGATGTACTCACGAAGCTTCTTACCGTATTTGGCACCAAAACTATCAACGACAGTGTTGGCAGCCATATTACCAGCCATGCCATAACCGTCGAACTCCCCACCCATTTCCTTCTGCATCTCTGCAGCGTCAAGCATCATTTCACCGCCAGCCAACGCCATCTGGAAATCAGACGCAGACTGTGCTACTTTGTTCTTGATTGTCTTGGTAAGGTTACGGGTAAAGTTCCTCACGAAGTTTCGACGCTTATCGAAAATCCCATCGTTCATGGATTCGATAAACTTGTTACGCATTATTTCCTTCATGCTTTCCATCGGTGTCTTCTTGACATAGTCAGGAAGGCCGGTGTTCTTGGCAATGACAGGAAGTGCTTCCTTGAAGAGTTCACCTTGGGTCTTCGCTTCTTGCAATGCATCCATTGCAACGAAGTATTGGCGGTATTGCAATTCCAGTGACTTACGCTGGAAGTTAACGCCTACTTTATCCTGATACGACGCGAGTTGCTGTACACCGATACGAATGGCGTCCAGTTCATGCATCTCGGAGCGGAAACGAAGCTGCTGTACACCTTCACGCAGTTTATCCTTGGTATCGTCAGTCTTTTCTTTCTTGGCTTCAGTCTCTGCCTGCATCTGGAAGACTTCGCCGAGAGAGCCTTGAATGGAAGCTTCTCGTGGATCGAAATCACTACCAGAGCGTTCGTCAGGATCTTTCGAAAACTCACGCAGTTTATCCGCTACTGACTTAGGTAGAAATTTTTCTGCGTCAGGCAAAACACGCCCAGTGATCCGTCTGAGATCTTTAATAACCGGCTTAAGTTCTTGAGCCGTACTATTGTATAGATCCTTAACGGAGCTGGTAACCTCACCAGTCATGTCAAGAGCTTGACCATAACCGCGTGGCAGCGCCGTCTTAACCGCAGTACGAATGAAAGCTTCACTCGTCAGCGCGTCCTTCATGCCTTCGCCAAATCCAGAGGCAAATTTGGTAACAGGGGATCGATCATCTTTGACCGTAAACCCGTTACCTTCGCCACCAAAATCAGGGAAAGCTAACTCATTATCGAAGTTAAAATCATCGACTACGAATTGATCTTTACTGGCCATAATTTGGCTCCGTTTATAAGAATAGTCCTAAGACCTCATAAGTTTAGCCTAAAGGAGTGAGAAATGGGCTCTCCAATTAGCGTTCCTTTCAACGTTTCGTTGCTTGAACTCGATCAAAGAAAGCTGCAAGGTTTGAAGCCAGTTAAGGCTCTTGATTTCTTTGATGGAGCTAATCAGTTCCACGAAGATGGTTTGTTTTCTGTTAGCACGTTTGGTAAGGTAGGAACTGAAATGCGCGATAAGCGTTTCTCCTACATCGACATCCGTGTTCCTATTTTCCACCCGATCATTTACAAAACACTGGTTGACATGAAAGGTCTTTATTCTGGCATCATGTCTGGCGCAGAATACGCCATCTGGAATACCGAAACCAATGATTTCGAACGCTCTAACAGCATTGATGGTAAGACCGGCTTTGCGTTCTTTGTTTCTAAATGGAAGGACATCAAGTTCGAGGAAACGAAGAGCATTACACGTCAGCAAAGCATTGCTCTTTTGGAAAAGTACAAGTCGACAGCGATGACTGACAAAATCGTCGTTATGCCGGCTGGTTATCGAGATCTTGAAGTCAAGAACGGTCGTATCACGGAAGGCGATATCAACAAGTTCTACCGTCAGATTCTTTCGATTGCGAATACTGTTTCTGAGTCAGCAGTGAACTCAAGTCCGGAAGTTCTGAATGTGGCGCGATATAACCTCCAGATGCGGTTCAATGAGCTTTATGCTTTTATCGAATCAATGGTAGAGGGCAAGAAGAAACTCTTCCTCGGTAAGTGGGCATCGCGCCGTATCTTTAATGGTACTCGTAACGTTATTACTGCCATGGACACTTCCACGCCATTTCTGGATGCTCCTGACGCGATTACGATGAATACCACTCTGGTTGGTTTGTACCAAGCTATGAAAGGTATTTTACCTGTCTCCTGTTACCAGATTCGTAATGGTTTTATTGCTAGTGTTTTTACTAGTCCTGAAGCACCTGCTAAGCTGGTCAATAAGAAGACTCTGAAAGCTGAGCTGGTTCGTCTGAAGCCGTACTATTACGATCGCTGGATGACGAATGAAGGTATCGAGAAGACAATTACGCAGTTTGGTGATGAAGAAATGCGTCATCGCTACGTTGAGGTTGATGGTTATTACATCGGTCTGATTTATCTCGGTCCTGACAATACCTTCAAACTGATCCACGATATCGGCGAAGTTCCTGAATCACGGGATATTCGGCACGTACGTCCAATAACTCTTTGTGAACTTCTGTACCTCTCGGTCTACAAGGTGATCAACAACTATCCGCTTTTCGTTACGCGCTACCCTGTTGCAGGTAGTGGTAGTATTTACCCAAGTAAGACTTACGTAAAAACTACTGTTGTTTCTGAGAAGCGCAGGCCTCTTGATGATCAATGGGCGCCTTGTCCGGATGACGATATCGCTTATCAGTTCCCTGTTCGTGACAGTGACTTCCTTAACACACTTGTTCCGCATCCGTCCAAACTTAAGGGTCTTGAAGCTGACTTCGACGGTGATACGGCGTCAGGTAACTTCGTTTATAGCGACGAATCCGTAGCTGAAGTAAATGCGTTCTTTAAACAGAAACGTGCTTATGTCGATGTCGATGGTAGTTTGGTCTCTAGCTGTGGGATCGATACAGTCAAGCTCGTTTTACACAATTTGACAGGTGACTAACGATGATTCACTACGATGTCTTTTTCAGGAAGTTTGGTATTCGGAAACTCGAGATGTTGCTGAGTCCGATTACTGCACCTATCGAGCTTCTGGAGCTTCCGCGTCTTTCTATCTTTCATCATCCAGGTGACGGTCCGCTTGACGATGGTCCTGCTCCTGATGAATTCCTTTTCAGGAATATTAGACGACGAATTCCGGTCATGCAAGTCACTCAGCTGGCTGAGCTCGAAGGCAATCCACGGATTGTTCCTATACAGTTCTCCACTGTGATTCGACAGTACTTCATCAAGAACCGTCGTTATCTTTCGGTAACTGATTCGAAGACTGGTTTGCGTGATGTGAACGTTCCGCTTGTTTACAACTACAGTTTTTTGCACCGCACTTATCGGTACGTCCGTTCGCTTTATAGCGAATACAACAAGTGGCACAACATCAACGCTACTGTTTGGGACAACATCAGTAAAACGGTTACTGAAAGTGAACGGAATCACTTCATCGACGTTACTCTTCCTAAGAGCCTGCCTTCTTTGTTCGAACTGAAGATGGCTGCAGAAGCTATGACCGTAGCTTTCGAAAGCGAGGACCGATTTAACTTCGTTATGGAAGGGTTCGCTGAAGCGCTTAATGTTTCTATGGAAGCAATGACGCAACGGACGCTTGCGATCTTTAACAGTCCTGAATCACTCTTCTTGCTTGAAATCTGGAAGTGGTGTGGTGAAGGGCGTTCTAAGTCCATGATCTCTAAGATCGACAAGGAACAGCTGAAGAAGGTCAACCTCATCTTCCAAGAATCTGGCCGTTGGACGGTGCTTAACCTTGGTGTTATTGACAGTTGGAGAAAACCTTCTGAGAACGATGGTGATTTCAAAGGTCAACTGGATGAAAGGGCAGCAACTAAAGGGCTTGAACCTAAACAACTGCAGTATCGTGTCTTGCGTTTTGTCATGGCCATGCTCCAGATTCGGAATGGTGTAGTAACTAACGACGTTGTAGAAGCAGCTGGTTCTGAAGATGAAGATACTGGTAAAGATACCGGTGAAGCAACTACTATTGTGAAAAGCGCTACTCCGGTTGAACCTCTGGTTCACAAAGAAACCCATCAACATGCGCACAGCCGGATTCATTCTGATGGTTCCGTAAAAACCCCTACTGAAGAAGTTGACGTCAGTGCTGTTGTGGCGGATAATGTTGTCGGGACAATCGATACTGTTGATGATATCAAGGTAGATCAGGAAATTGAAAACCAGATCGAAAAAGACCTTGAAGCTCTTGACGCAATTCAGAAAGAGAATCATGAAGCAGAAATGGCTGCTGTCGATACGTTCGATATGGTTGCTGCCGACAAAGCTCCTGACGAAGCTGTCATGGAAATTTGCAATCGTCTGGCTGACGATGGCGGGATGACGGCAGCTGAGTATCGTCGCTATCAGGAACTTTCTAAGTCTTATAAGCAAATCCCTGCACCTTACGGTACTGGTACGCTTGAGACTTTCATGAAAGTAAACCCTGAAGTCGTACAGATTAAGGAATCCAAAAAGATTCCCGACATCCCGTCTGTGTTTGACAAAACCATGCTGAAGTCAACACTGCAGGACTTTGATTCGGTTTATCTCAAAGAGGTATTCCACAAAGACGTAGCAGGCATGGTCATGGGTGTTCAAAACGCAGGTCTTTGTGTAACTGGTTACGAAGTGGAACGTGTCGAGGATATTCTTGGCAGTTACGACATTCACAGCGTTCGTGTTACACCTGTTGAAGGTACGCCAAGCACGCTTCGTTTCAAGCTTCCAGTTATTGATGATGAGGGTGTCTATTCCGCTAACGGTATTAAGTACCGCATGCGTAAACAGCGTGGTGATATGCCGATTCGGAAGATCTCTTTCGACAAGGTTGCTTTGACTAGCTACTACGGCAAAACGTTTGTTAGTCGTAGCGAAAAACGCGTGGATAACTACGGTGTCTGGTTGCGTAACTCTGTCATGGCTAAGGGCATGGACCCTGATGATAAAACCATCGAGGTTATTCAACCAAGTAACGTTTTTGATTCAGCTTACGATGCCCCAAGGCTTTACAGCACGCTCGCTATGGGTTTCCGCGAAATCACCTTCGTTGGTAAGTTCGTGGAAGCTAATTCCAAACCAGTAAGCGTTACTCTGTATCTGGATCACGTAAAACTTGAGAAAGTCTACGGCGATAAGTTCAACAGTTATTCTCACGGTCGTTCCAGTCAGAAGTTCAAACCCTGCGGTAAGACTTCTGATGGTCGCGATGTATTGATCGATCAAGATGACGCACTTTACGTTGTCAATAGCAAAGGCGTTTACGAACTCCTCTTGCCGTTCGAAGAATGCATTGAACTCGACCTGAACAAGAAGCCTGTTGAATTTGCCGTGCTTAAAGTTCAGGGTAAGCCAATTCCTGTTGGTGTTGTTCTGGCTTACGAGATGGGGTTGGAACGTTTGCTCAGGTACTTGAAGGTAACGCCACGTCGAGTTATGGCTGGGCAACGAGCAAACGTTACGGAAGACGAATTCAGCGTTGTCTTCAGTGATGAAACCCTGGTATTCAATCGTGACGATCGTTTGGCCGCAATGGTGTTCGGTGGTTTCAACGAGTATCATCGCGCTATCAAGAGCTTCAACAGCCATGAATTTGATCGTCCTGGTGTTTATCTGAATGTGCTTGAAAGCGCTGGTCTTGGCGCGCGTTATCTGCGCGAGATCGATTTGATGTATCGGATGTTTATTGACCCGATCACTAAGGAACTTCTGATTGGGATGAATGAGCCGACTGATTTCCGTGGCTTGCTTATTCGTTCTTGCAAGATGCTTCTTATTGATCAACACCCAGATGAACTTGATCCGGCTTACATGCGGCTCCGTGGTTATGAACGTATGGCTGGTGCTGTTTATACTGAAATCGTTCGTTCCATCCGAGGCCACGCTGGGCGTCCAGGTAAAGCAAAAGCACAGATTGATTTGAATCCTTTTGCTGTTTGGAAAACTATCACTCAAGACCCGTCGATTGCTTTGGTGTCTGACATCAACCCAATTGAAAACTTGAAGGCCCAAGAGTCTGTTACGTACAACGGTGCTGGCGGTCGTAGTTCTCGCTCTATGGTGAAGCGCACGCGCGCTTATCATCCTAACGACATGGGTACTATTTCTGAAGCAACTAAGGATAGCTCTGACACCGGTATCAACATTTACACCAGTGCAGACCCGATGTTCACTTCTCTGCGCGGAACTTCGCGTAGGTTTGATCTGAAGAATCCTGATCCGTCAAGTCTTCTCTCTTCGTCGGCACTTGTTTCACCAGCATCTGATCGTGACGATGGGAAACGCGTCAACTTTGTGTCAATTCAGCACGAACACACAGTTCCGTGTAATGGCTATAGACCAGCTCTCGTTCGGACAGGTTATGAACAAGTCATAGCTAAGCGCACTGGCGACATGTTTGCATTTGCTGCCAAGAAGGACGGTAAGATTGTTGATGTTACCGAAAATGCTGTCTGCGTTGAGTACGTAGACGGTGAACGTCGATATATCGAAATCGGCCGACGCTATGGTAACTCCGGCGGTCTGACAATTCCGCAAGAAGTCGTTGCGAATGTTAAGATCGGACAAAAAGTGAAGGAAGGCGATATCCTCACTTACAACCCTGGGTTCTTTGAAAAAGATCCTCTTTGTCCCGGTACTGTCGTTTGGAAGACAGCTACTCTTGTAAAGACGGCTCTGTTCGAAAGCACAGATACGCTGGAAGACTCTTCTACTATCTCTAAGAGAGTGGCTGAGTTGTTGAAAACCAAGACAACTAAGGTACGAACCATTGTCGTTACGTTTGATCAGAGTGTAAGAAAACTGATCAAAGTTGGCGATGTTGTGGAATCCGAAGACATTTTATGCATAATCGAAGATGCTGTGACCTCCAGGGCCGGCATGTTTGATGAGGAATCCATTGAAGCACTCCGCGTTCTCGGCGCACAAACCCCTATGGCGAAATCCAAGGGCGTTGTTGAACGTATCGAGGTTTTCTATCACGGCGAAAAGGAAGACATGTCCGAAACACTCCGCTCTATTGTTAATGCTTCTGACAAGGAGCTGATGCGTAGAAGTCGTGAGCTCGGCAAGAAATCCTTTACTGGGCAAGTCGATGAGAGTTTCCGTGTCGAGGGCGAACCCCTTGCATTGGACTCCATGGCGATTCGCATTTACATCACTGGTGATGCACCTGCCGGTATCGGTGACAAGGGCGTGTTCTGTAACCAGCTCAAAACCGTTTTCGGTAAGGTACAACCGTTCGAGATTCGAACGGAATCAGGTATTATCGTTGATGGTATCTTTGGTCAGAAGTCTATTTACGATCGTATTGTAACGAGCCCCTTCGTTATTGGTACGACCACGACTCTGCTGAAGGTAGTCGCCAAGAAAGCTGTGGAGATCTACAGGAAGTGATCGCTAGGGGAGCCAAAGCTCCCCTAGTTTATTTATTTGTCAAACCGGAGACAGGAAATGAGACACCAGAAATCCGTCGAGACGCTCGCTACTCTGGCCAATGGTGCCGAGCTGGTAGCAGCTATCGCGTTTGAAGTGCTCGGTAATGAAGTGGCTGATACCCTGAATGGTTCGCCCATCACCCGTAGCGTCGTTTACAACCTCGCCCAGACCCGCTTCCAAGCAAGCCTGAGCGCCAAGCTGAATGGGGCTCACAATGCTTAACAAGTCCGCCATTGATTCGGCCTATTCGTTGATGGAAGTGGCTGATGCGCGTTCCATGATTATTGTTCCTCTGGAGATCTCTCCGCTGAAGGAACTGGTCATGGCTGCTCGTGCTGATGAAAAGTTTGTTGTTATCAACGGCGAGAATATTGCGCCGAGTGTCGACGACATGCTTTATATCGCAAACACCGTCAATCCATGTTTCGGTACTTCCGATCACGACAAGACCATGGACGAAATTACAGCTGTTGCCGCTAAGTCCGTTCAAGGTCAAATCAACTTTGCTCGCACTGTTGTTGCGCCTGTCGTTTCCGAACTTGTTCACAAGGTTTCGGAAAGCATTGGCGGTATGTCTGCATCCGAACTGCTTGGTATGGAAGTCATCGTCAAGGACGAACCGGCACCGTTGCTCAACCCAGCTATCAAACGCATGGTTGAAGACTTCGAAAGCCTTGCTTACCAGAACCCCGCTCTTCGCATGCGCCTGCCTTCCATGGCGGTTAGCGACGTCATTGAAAACATGATGACTGGCAACATTATTCTCGACAACGACATTCGCCAATGGGCTGCGGCTATCGGTATCGATTTCTTTATCTCTGTCTGGGAAACCTTCTTCCAACAGAAACAAGCTGATCTCACCGACACCAAGATCGTTACGTTCCGTGATCTGCTGAATGACGCTGAACTCGGTAAAGATCGCGCTCTCGCTGTTTTCCTACTGGCTCGCCGTCTTATTGATGATGTTCCGAACGGCACCGAAATGGCCGCAAGCGACTACGAAAACTTGATGGCGGATTTCCGTAACAACGCAGGCAACGTGGTTGCTTACCATCTGTCCAAGATGGAACGCACTGAAAAGACTGCTCTGCTTGTACTCAGTTACACCGACAACACTGTGACTGTGGATGGTCCTAACTACAAGCGTTTCATTGAAGCCGGTGGTTCGAACGAGGTGCTCTTCGGTAGCTTGGTCAAGGGTCCGATGCTCACCAGCAACCTGGCGCTGCTTGAGAAAGCAGCTGAATTGAAGGCTGTCTGGGATCACCATTGTGGTCTGGTGCAAAGCGTTGAACGCAATCGTCGTTACAACCGCATCAAAGAGTTCCTTGCGATGCACTTCCAACTGCAGCTCAAGGAAATCACCCAGGAAGAACTCGGAACTATTGGCAATATTGACAAGGTTCTGAATAAGTTCAACGAGATGCTTCAGTATGTTACTGAATCGGAACTGGTCGATCTTTACGCTCTTTGTCTGAAGTTGGTTTGTTACGCCCGATTCCCGAACTCTGGCGCGGAGCGTATTCTGACCGGCATTGAAAACGCCAAGAAAGCAAATCCTGAAATCGAAATTCGTGAAGCGGCGGCTATTGCTATTCTCGAATACATCGCTGACTGGGTGGCTACTCAGATGGTTGTGAAGGTCGTTGCCTAACCATAGCGAGCTCCCGACGGAGCTCGCTTTATCCGTCGGGACTCGTAATGAAAAACAAACTTAGTTTTGCAGCATGTCCTCGCTGTGGTTGTTCTGGTATTCATGCCTGTATCGGATTTAAACCACCGAAACTTACGTTGGAAGAAGAACGTAAGTATAAAGAAGAGTTTATGCGTTTCATTGAGATTATCAAAAACAAACGGGGTACGGAAGATGAATCCAAAGCAACTGGTGCGTGATGCCGGGAGAATCCATAGTGTTCTCAAAGAACTTCCTGATGGTCGGTTGATTACTACCAAAGGCTGCAAGATTCAAATCCCGGTTCGGTTTGAGGAACGCAATCTCGCCTCCATTGGTATTGAAACAACCATCGTTGGTATTTATGCCATTATTGTTGACGATACGTTCTACGCGGTTTCAGTCGTTAATGCGATGATGCGTATCGAGCCTACATCCACAAACGTGATTAACGTTCTTGGCGATGAGTACTATGAATTTGTTTTTGAACCAGGCAGCACCGTCATTTCCAGCCTCGATCTGGTTATGACTGACACCCTCACTTACCGTATTTACGATGAGATTATTTCGAAGGGTCGTGTGCCTTGGTATCTTGGTTATACCGAAATGGGTAAGATCTTTGACACAGCTAAAGAACATGCTGGTGCAAATATTGGTGCTAACCAAGAAGTAACAGAACTGATTGTTTCGATGATCAGTCGTGATCCTAATGATCGCACTAAGTATTACAGACAGGTTGTAAAAGACATGACGGATCTTTCCAAGAATCCTCCAGCTTTTATTCCTCTGAAGAGCGTTCAGTTCGGTGCAACTAACACCACCAATAAACTGGCTGGTGCTTTTTTCCACGATGGTTTGGTAAGTGCGCTTGTTACTCCTGCTGATCGTACTGAACGTATTGAATCAATTTTGCGTCGTTAATAAAGGGAGCTAGAAAATGGCTGCTACTGTGCGTTTTACCTGTACTGCTCTCGACAATACTGGTAAGCAAGGAATCCTAAATAAGGATGATGATGGTTACTACACGGTCGTGCTTGGTGCCTTGGGTGTCTACAATTCTGCTGGTCAGTTCTATGAACATCAAGAAGCTGTCAAGCTCTTTGAAGGCAGTAGCTCTTTCCAGCGTCGTGTGAAGGGTGGCAAACTGAAGGGTGAGCTCGGTCATCCGAAGTTCATGCCAGGTATGACTGAAGACCAATTCGTTAATCGCGTGATGAACATCTACGAAGATAACGTGGCGTGTCATTATAAGGAAATCTGGCTCGATTTTGACAGCGTCAAGGACGAGCAAGGCAAACCTGTGATTGCAATGCTGGCCAAGGTTAAGGGCAGTGGTCCACATGGTGGACACTTCGAAAAGTCTCTCGACAACAAGCATGAAAATGTTTGTTTCTCGATTCGGGCTTTTACTGACGACTATCGCGAGCACGGCATCACGAAACGTGTTCTGCGCCAGATTATCACCTGGGACGTTGTAACTGAGCCTGGTATTTCTGTTGCTGAGAAATACAAGTCGCCTAAGCTCGAATGCTATGTCGATCGCCAGATTTCTCGTAGCGTAATCCAGCGTGTTGCTGAAACTAAGCTTCCGCATGGGTATGCTGCTGAGGACGCAGGTATTGGTCTCGCTAAAGAACTTGTAAACACCATGGGGTGGAACAAGCCGGCTTCGGCAACCCCTGCATGGACTAAGTGGTAATCTACTAGGCTAGGCTTCGGCCTAGCCTATATGCCCTAATGAAAAATATTTCAGACCTATATCACAAACTTGGGTTGGAACTGTAGATTCTTAATGTTCCTTCATTTACTAAACAAGAGGGTTAAAGAAATGGTATCTGAACAAACTATTTTGCCGCAAGACGGTGCGTTGCTGATGCGTCATTACAGTGCTGCTGAGATCGCGGTTGCACTCGACAATTGCGACGATAGCCGCAATGACTTGCTTGCGCGCTATAACGAAGCTTGTGCTTCCACTGGCAAGCTTCCAGAAGAGAACCGCGATATGTGTGAACTGCTGTCGGATCTCGTTGCAATGGGTCATGAACTCGGTGACGCAAAAGTCTTCATAGCCGTCGAATCATTCCTGGCCTGGAAAGAAATGCCGACCGAAGAACGTGCGATGATTTTCGACAGTATCCGGCGCGAACTCGGTTGGATCGGTATCAAGGCCAGCGACGCTGATTTTGCCGAGATCAGTCTTGGTTGTCTGTATCCTTTTGTTCCTGAGACAGCCGGTCGTTTGAAGGAAGCTTTTGATCTGATGGCTGCATCGCATAACGACGGTGAAAACGCTGTTGTTCTCGTGGGTTCCTTCGACGACCACGAACTGGAAACAATCAGGCTTTTATCGCTCGACAACAATGTGAGCATTATTAACTTCACTTACAGTGAGGACAGCTGCTTGGTTTCAAGCTACTTCCCTGGTCCTATCGAGATGGAAGACCAGATCGAAGATGAGACTCGTGAAGTTTTCGGCGAAGACGACACCGAGTAATTTCTTACAGCACATAGCTAAGCTATGCAGAATAAGGAGAATCGGATGTCTGGTAAAGTACTGTATTTTGCTGATGTCGTACATGACTACAAGAAGCTCATCGGTCTTGTTCCGACGATGCCCAAGATTGAAGTGAGTGTTTCTGAGCTTAACGACCTCAGTACTGGTTACGTCACTGGTTTCAAGGACTCAGAAATTAATCCGGAAGGCCTCGTGATGTTTTATAAGCGCGAAGGAAAGATGACTGTTCTTGTAGGGCAGTCAGCTGTTGCACAAGCCGTGAATAATGGCGCAGCAGCAGTGCAAGGTTACCTGGTTTCTAGTGTTGTTCTTAAGAAAGCCAGGATCGTAACAACTCCTGCTGCGCCAGCGGCAGAAACAACTGGTTTCTATTCCGTGCGGAATCGCTGGGATGGTGACCGAAATAATCGCAACTCTAAAACAAGGAAATGAATCATGGCAGTTTCTCCCGAAACCAAAAAACTCGCTGAAGACCTGATCAAGAACGGCACCATCGACAAAACTGCAGGCACGATCGTTGCCGATAAGGACTTCTACGTCCGCAATCTGCCGGAAGGCCTGACTGCTGAGTCCGAAGCTCTATCGAATAACTACCGTGCCAGTATCGTGGCTGCTGCCGCTTTGGCACTTGACACGGTCGCGCCGGACGAAATGAAAAAGAACGGCAAACTGAACACTTTCAGCGTCACCATCAACGGCACTGGTGGTGACAAGTACGAAGGTGTGTACAACCGCAAGACCGTCAGTCAAAATCCCGCCAAGCCCGGCGAACAAGTCGTCTCGCACGGCAGCATCGTCATGAAAGTTCGTAGTGCCGCCGTTGCCAAACGCGGCGAGTTCAATGAAATCCTGAAAGACGCCAAGGCTCGTGCAGCAACCCTGCTGGCTGATTAATCTGCCGGCTTTGTAGTACCAGGGCACTATTCGGTGCCCTGTCCTTTAACACTCCAAACAAGGAAAGCATTAAAAAATGACTACCCAAGAGCAAGCAATCGCTCAAGAAACTCTGGACCAAACCGCAGAACTGGGCATGGAAGACCAAGCTGGTGAAGGCGCCGCCGACGAAATGATCATCGTCCGTCACGGTTTCGAAGAACAACTGGCTATCCATGAAACCGACGCTGGCTTGAATCAGATCCGTGAATTCGTTGCGCGCCTTACTGAAAAGGCAACTGCGGAATCCAGCCAGGAATTCATTGACGTCGCCATTGCCAAGATCCACGAAAACGCCACGGCAGCCAAGGGTCGCCTCGAGCTTTTCGCTACAAAGTTTGCCAAGATCGAAGAAATGTCGTTCGCTGAAATCGCTACCGTCCTGGTCGGTGCCGGCTTCCCAGCCGCCGTCAACAATCTCGTCTTCTGTGGTTTTGGTGACGAAAACGTTGACGTGCACGCTGTAAAGATCGCTGAAATTTTGGCGACCTGCGGTCATGCTGTGGAACAGGTTGTCAGTATCAATCCGGAACTTACTGATGATATTGATCAAAACTTCAACCATGTCTCTGCCGAAATCACTTCCAAGGTCGATGCCAACCCGGAACTGTACGCCACTGAAAATCAGAACGGGATCCAGTGGAACACGTTCTGTATCCTTGCCAAGACCGAACAGGATGTGGAAAACCTGAAACAGATCTCTGCTGGTACTGGTTGTATTGGTGTTATCGTGACGAAGAATGAAGCTGGTGAATTCGAATATGATCTCGCCAACTACAATCGTCGTCAAGTTCTGCCGGAAAACATGTTCTCTCCGGAACTGATGCAACAGATCGCCGAAAACGCAGCGCGTCTGGAAGCTGAAAACGATGAACCGACTGAGCAAGTCGAACCTGAATGTGAAAGCAATGTCGGTGCTGACGCGCAAAACCCGTCTGAAGCTTAAACAGCTTAAGGCATAATGAGCAGGGGGATTTTCCCCCTGCTTTATTTTTTTTTTTATTCTTTGGTGGCGTTCATGGTAAACAATCGTAAAAATAGAAACGCTTTGAAAATGGAACTAAGGGCGAAGTTTAACAACTGCCCACCGGAAGTAACATTTTTTAAGGCTAGGTCACTAGGCAAATCTGTGACTGTTTATAATTACTTCGGATTACAAATAAAATTGCTTTTGCGCGCTAGGGGTTTCACCGAAGGTCGTAAAGGTTGTGGTCTCTATAGACAGCTCAAAGCGATTTCGTTACATGCATGAGATCTGGACAATCCAAATGGGACAATGGCGCTTAGCAGAAGCACAAGGTATAAAACTGCTCAACATTACTGCTAAGAACGGAATTCAGGCTTTTGCTCCAGACTACAGTCTGGTCATGGATTACAAATCTGGTAAGGTTTCTGAAGAAGAATACTCTGAGATTTATCTAGCTAAGATGGTTAGAAGTAAAGAAGAATTTAAATTGTACTGGGATACACTCGCTAAGTACCCTAGAATGGCCCTTGCTTGCTATTGTGCTCCGAATACGTTCTGCCATAGGCATTTGTTTCTGAATCTCGTTATAGAGCATTTAAAGGCCCTTGGTATCGAAGCTGTGTATAAAGGTGAACTACGCCGGGCCTGATGGCCCGGCTTTTATGCTATGTGAGTGTAACAGTAATTTTTAACAACAAACCATTATAAGGAATAAATCATGAGACCATTCGTTCTTGCACAAACCATATTAAAAAGAAAACCAGCCGGTCCTGTCGCTGACCCAAGAGCTTTTGCTGACTTTTATGTGCATGATAAAAAACTTAAGCAATTAAAGGGTAACTTACGCGGCTACTGGTACTATTACGCTACCGGCACCTCGATTATAAACGGTGACTTTCCTGGCGGTACTTATGGTAAGGACCCAGACGGGCGCGAGTATGTAAAGCTAGACGGGAACTGTTGTCTTGTCATTTCTCTGAGTGCTCAACCTGCTGAATTTAGGAACAATGGTTCAGATTTTGCTATTGTTGTTGAGCTGTCCTTAGACCCAGACAGTCCGGGCAGCTATCTTATTTCTCAACAAGGTGGTGGTTACTATAACGGTCCGGACGGTGTCCTTCTTATGCTTAGCAGCGAAAGCATTTATGTCGATATAGGAAATCAATGGTTGGTTTCTATGGGTTTCAACTTACGACGTTCGGTGGCTTATGTTAGAACATCTGGGAAGGTTTATTCAGCTATTTCTACGCCATCTGGTATTGTGTCAAAATACATGGGTGTTAAAAACACTTCCATAGGAAGTGGCACCCCATACCTTTTTATAGGTCGCGGTATTAAAGGTAAGCTTTATTCGGTGAGATTAGCTAATACTGCAGAAGGTACTGCTAGTTTTTATAGGTAACTTTTGGAGGTTTATTAAAATGCGTTTCTCATTATTCACACGCCACTTTAATAATAAACCAGGTGGTGCATTTGCACATTTATTGATTGGTGCGTTTGCTGCTGGTAAACAATTCCGGGCTTTTAATTATTCTGGTGGCGGTCTAACTGAAGTTGTTTTACCTGCTACATTCAGTACTACCGCACCTGGCCAAACAGTTGTGTCTTCTAAAAATGGGGAATACACAGCCTATGGTTGGTGGGGTGGTGGAGCATCAAATACAACAAGGGGTTTAAAGATACTTCGTAGGAAAGCAAATGTATTTGTTGAGCTCGCCTTACCGACGTTAGACTGGGACAGCGTAAGTTCTTTGGATTTTACGTCGGAAGGCACTAAGCTAGCTATTAGGATGAATGCTGCGCCGTATATCGCTATTTTCAATATTTCTGGTGATATTGTTACTAGGGATAGTTTACCTACTTTGGTAAGTGCTGTCTCGACGGCGACCGGTGCCGTCATAGCTTTTTCCAAAGACAATCGATGTCTTCTTTGGAACATCGCTGCTAATTTATATTGTTACGATTTTGTAACAAACACTAGAATTAGTATTGCTGCCGGTAATACAGGTTCACATGTTGGTAGGGTAGTTTTTAGTGATGATGGTAATTTCCTCCTTGCTTCTTCTACATCACATACAGATCAACCAATTCTCTACAGTTATAGTAACGGTATTTTCACCAACATAGTTAACAAAGCAGCATTTGTTACAGCAGGTGTGACTTCTCTTGCCACTCGATATTTTCATGGTTTGGCTATTAGTTCTGACGGCACTTACATTTACATACCGTCTTCAGGAACTTACAAGTTCTATTTGTTGAAACGAGTCGGCTCCAGTATCAGTAAACTTACTGTCAATATTCCAACATCTTCTGGTACGGTATGTTGGACCAGATTCAGTCCGGACAATACCTATCTTTATATTGGTATTTCAGCAACAACTGGAAATCACGTTTTTGTTCTTGAACGCAATGGCGATACTTTTACGTTAAAAAATCAGTTTGCTCTATCGCCTTATCCTTACCCTGGCGCAGGGCATGGTGCTTGTATATATTAACTAACGGCATAAATCGGGGACCATTGCGGGTCCCCGAATATGCCGCCTTGTTAGGCTGTCTTGCTACCGCCAGTTGCAACCACGTTAGAACCATAGCTGCCTTGGTCTTGCTTCTTCACGTCAGCCGCGATGTCGCTAATGAAAGCTGCGCGGGTGTACGGATTGGCACCAGTGATGTTGATAGCGTTCAGAAGTTTCTGAGCCAACGTATCCACACCAAGACCGTATTGGAAGATACCGGTAAATTGCACGTCGTACTTCTTGGCTTCGCCGGCAGCAGTGAGGTCACGCTGCGCTTCGATTTCGCCAGAAGTGCGCGGCATCATGTTGGTGCCGAGCCATGCTTTCATTACCTTCGTATGGGTCGGATCGGGTTCGATGAAAATCATCGAGGCAGCCGAACGATCAGACAGCATGTCAGTAACGCGCTTGGAAGCATCGCTGCTGAGAGTGTTGATCAGAGCAACCTTAGCATCCGGGTCCATGATCAGATAACGAATCCAGCCGGACAGGAAACGTTGTACGGGCATGCCATACTTTTCGTTCCAACTGAAGGTAACTTGCGTGCGAGTGCGCTTGACGTCAGTAACGTCTTCATGCATTTCGCCGCCGCCACCAACCGGAGTTTCGGCGTATTCAACTTCCAGAGTTGCGTTGAGGCCAGTAATGCTGATGGCATGCAGTTCCACGAGAGAACGCAGCGTGCCGACCCAGTAATCCGGATTTTGCAACAGCTGGAAACCAGTAGGTGCTTCAACCAGAAGACAGATGACGTTACGGCTAACGTACTGCTGGTTGCTCACCCATTCGCTCAAGTTGGGAGCGAAGCCCATTTGCCCGCCATAGCGCAGGTCCAGGACAGCACCTTGAGTGCCTTTCCCGTACGCATTGTCGCCCATGAGAGCATTAGTGATTCGAGCCATGTCGATCTCCATTCGATGAATAGATGGAGGGTATAATCAAATACCCTCCGTGTTTTATGCCGCAGCCAGGTCGTCAGCGCGATAGGCTTCGATGACGAGGGTCTGAACAGTCTTCATGTTCGCAGCGTAGATCTTGATCTTCAGCGTCCACGAGTAACCGCGAGCTTCATCACCAGAAGTGATGTAAGTTTCCGGCACGATCGTGAAGCGCTCATCAAAACGACCCACAGTGTTTTCTTCCACAAACTGGTTCACACGCTCGATCAGCTGAGCAGTAGTGAGCTTGGAGTTACCGCTGAAACGACGACGAGCGCGATCGCCGACCTTTTCCAGTTCCACGATTGCTGCCATGGTCAGGAACGAAGTCAGAACGCTGGTGTCATCGCCGTAAACGGTGCGGATAGCCGGGAAGTAGACGCTGTTGCGCCCATAGTTCTCAACCCAGATCATCCCGTTGTCCCAGTCCTTGTTACGGGCGGTAGCGGGAGTCCATGCGCAATTGATGTCGCCGAAGAGCTCGACTTCATTGGCCGGGTATTCATCGAACGAGTAGACGCTGTTCCAGATGCCGTTACCAGCACCCATGTACTTGGCAGCCTTGTTGGCCAGTTCGATCGAAAGAGGCAGACGTTTCTTGAAGGTCGAGTTCAACAGCTTGCCGGAACGAGCAACAACAACACCGCGCATCGTTTCGGTGCCGAAGTAATCGGATTCCGGATACATCTGCAGAGCCGTCTTCAGTGCCACAGCGATAGACGATTCTTCAGTAGCCGTCAGGCTTTCACCGACTGCGTGCGTGGCAAGCACCACGAAAGTGTCCTTGCGCAGCGAAATAAACTGCGGGAGCGCTTTCTTGACATCCAGGCCGAAGCCGGAGTCATACAGGCAGGAAGTCGGGAAGTACGCAGTGTCTTGGACACTGTTGTTCGCATTGGCGAAATCAGCGACAGCGTCACGCACCAACAGATCGAAAGCAGCGTTCGACATCGTGCCGTCAGAACCACCGGTAGCCCACAGAGTGGTAGCTTCAGTAGGTTTAACGGTTTCCGAACCACCGGTTGTCAAACGGAACGAGGTGTAAGGAACGTTGTTCGAAGAAACACCGCTGATGAAGTTGAACAAACCTTCTTCACCGGAAGCGCCAGTGAAATCAGAGAACGCATCGATGAAGGCTTTTTCTGCCGCATAGAACAGAGTCTGCAGCGCAGCGATATTTTCGCTGTAAACGCTGATGCGGCCGAACGGACCGAACACCGGCATGGAACCATCATTCGGAGCCAGGTTCTGGTACTTGCTGAGCAGGTTGTCAGTAATGCCAAGTTCTTGCTCGCTGCTACGGTCGAAGATGTCTTGCCAGGTAACGTTCACGGTTTGTTCGCCGGACTGAGTCTCAATGACTTTGGCCGTCGAGAGTTCATCAGTGCGCGAAACGAATGCGACACGGAACGGATAAACCTTTTCCTTGGAAATGGTCTTGGCAGAAACAGGCACGGACGACTTAGCTGTCGGCGCAAACAGACGAACGCCGAGGTTGTTACCCTTGCTACCGATGTGCGAGACTTCGAGATCAAGGATAGGGATACGGCGCGATTGCGTGCCGGTATCAGTGTCAGTCTGATCGCCAGCGACTTCAGTGCCTTGGCCAAACTTATCTTCGCCTTCGGAGCCGAGTGCAATGTGGGTTTTCACCCACTTGACAAGGTAACCGTCGACGGTGGTGGAGGTGGCTACCGGCTTACCAGCTGCATCCGTCTTGATCGAGCCATCGGTATTACGCTCGTAGACGGGCAGTTTGGTGCTAAGAACATCCAGCGCCAGACGCAGGTTTGCACGCGGGGCAGCGTCTGCCGGAATCAGGCGCTGGATGATCTGGGCATTGCCCGCAGCCTGGAAAACGTTCGAGAGGACCGTAGCGTGGGTAGCGTAGGCCTTACGGGGATCGAAAGAGTCGGCACCGTACATGATGTTCCGGGAACTACCAGCAACCAGTTGCGGAGTGGTAGGACCATCTTGGGTGTAAAGATACACCCAAGGGAGATGCGACGGGAGAACCTCGGCTTCAGCTACCTCGGCCCGGTTGCTCTTGTCATTCGTCCCCTGGAACACGGTCATCGGTGCACCGTTTACGATTGCATTCATCGTGTCATTCCTTTATGGTGAATGGTATGGTTACTCGAAGACGATGCTATGAGACTAAAAACCTCGTCCTCCATATGCTGAACTACCTATATAACAGTTTTTCAGTCATAACTATTTTGAAAAAAGTATTACGTTTCCTTATTTATCTTACAGAGCTGGAACTTTTTTCCCTGTTATAGAGTGGCAATGTAATATTTTTTTACCATAGGATGGGGGTTGCATTAGTCAGCCCGATATTAATTTAATTAGAAAGGATCTGCGATGTCCGTGTTTACATCCGCATACGAAACTACAGCGTGTACTGGTTTCGTTATTGGCAAAATTACACATGCGCTCGAAGAAGCGATGGTGCGTGGCGGACTCCGTCCTGACGATCGTTTTGCTAACGTCCTTTGGGTCGTTAACGACAACAACAACGTACCTGCTTTTCTCCATCCGATTTCTTTTGTCGTAGATGGGAATCTGAAGGTTTTTGTTGATATGCGGCCCTTTACGCGCCTCAACCAAAACAACGAAATTATCGTTTCTAACACGATCGAAGGCGATATGTTGAGGATGCGCGCGGCACTCGAATACATCTGGCGTACTGAGCGCGTCGAATATCTGCGTGATGTTTCTCCGCTGGCCGTCGCTACGTTTGCTTCCTGGATCAGTGAAAATGTCCGTACACGTTACGCACTGAATCCTGGCGAACAACAAAACCTCTCCATCCTGGCTGGTATTTTCTACTACACGCTTTTCGATGCAGACAACAAGTTCGGCCCTCAAGAACGCGACAAGATTGCCGCTACTGTAGCAAAAGCTACGCGTTCGTCTGTCGAAGATGTTTATGCTGTTGTTGATCAACTCGAAGCTCCTCTGACCACGCTTGCTGATTTCTGCGCAGCAGCAACTATTGTGGTCGGGACTGTTCGGCTCGAGAACTTCAATCAAGGTGTTTTGTTCTCGATTCTGAAAAATACCTGGTACGGCTACAACGCACAAGAAATTCTGGCTGTCGGTATCGAACATCCGCCGACCTGGCTTGCTGTTATCTTCACTGCTATCAATGAACGCACTTACAAGAACTCCGGTGTTTCCAGGATTCTTGAGCGTTCTCAAGATCAACTGAAGAAAACCTTCACGGCGTCGGTAGTGCATCTATGCCATGATTTCGTGGATCTGAAAGATAACCGCGCTGGTTTCATGAATTGATCTATTAATAGGTCCGGACAGTAATGTCCGGACTTATTTATGTTCACAAAGGGGTTGACATGAGTTACAACCATATTGTCAGTTATGCTCTAAGGAAAATCTGGGCAGCGCCTCGGCAGGATATGCAGTCCATTATTAAGCCGAAACGCTTAACCGGCGTAACTGGTGCTTTTAACAGAGTTCGTGTTATGTGGGAGACTTACGACCTTCCCATGACCAAAACTAGATTCCATGTTTACCAAATTGGACAGCTTCATCCTGCTCTTTTGGGTATTTTGAATATTGACCAGCAATGGGTAAGTACGGCAACGTGTTGCGAAGAAACAAACATGTTGATTGATACGTATCTGTCTAACGGCCGTATGTTTCCTAAGTCCACGGTCTGGTACATGGTAACGAAGGACAAGAACGTTATCATCGCAGTACAAGATCAGCCAAAGATCTCTGAGGCACTTGGTACTGACGATCTGTATTTTCGTTTTTATTCCAATGCGTATTTTGGATCTACTGCGAGTGGCGGCGACATTTACGACGTTAAGATCCAATACGGCGCTCCAAAAACAAACGCAGAAATTTTGGCTCTGCAGAATACTTTCGAGTATTATCAGAACTTTGGTGCTCAGTTTGGTGGCGCTGTTTTCGCTTTCATTAATGGTCTTCTTGTCGAAACCATTAATCTCCTCAATGTCGCTACGGACGATATCGTGGAGGTAATCTTTGATGCTTCCATCAAAAAGGTACTGGATATCTCTATCAGCGAACTTCCGACGTTCGATTCTGATCTTGATTTGATTCGCAAATACTTGTTACTTTGGGACGAAGGTTCTGAAAACGCGTATTATCACGATGACATTGATTTCTATCTGGTAAATGGCACGCTGGCAAAACCGAAAGGTGTTTATCTGCACAGGAATGCTGGCAACACCGTGAGGAATGTTACGCATCAGGCATATTCCATCGGTATCTCGTATATCGATGCTCTCACAGTAGCTAACGCTTGGCCAGAAGCTGATCTTCTTAAACTCAAAGTCTTTGTTCGTAAAGGCGGTCGTTCACAAACGTTGGTTTACGAGAACAACCGTATTGCTGAATTGATGAAACTTCCGTACGCGAAACGTCTCAACGCTATGGTTGGTGTTAATTCTACCAACGAAGTGTGGCGCGCAAATGTGTTGGAATCATCTGCTTATGCGGAAGTTGTGCGCAGTGACGCGCGTGTAATTACGCCTGCGTTAGTTGAAAGCGCTCTTGGTTACAACGCCATGGCTAAGGTACTTGGTGACGGACCGTGTAAAGTTTATCTCAGCTCTGGTCAGAAAATCGTTGATGTCCCATATGGACTTTGGAAGAATTCTACCGGTTACGAGTATGATTCGGCTGGGAAACTTCTTGGTTGGTACAACCACATCGAGAGTAGTATTTACGCATGTAGGAATATTGGTGCTGCTTATGTTGAAATCATCCCTGGTGTTTCGTCTACCAGTTTTGATGAAAACTACAGTGTCCAGGATCAAACGATCGATCCGAAAAGGAATTATCGTTTCTATGTGTGTGACATTGTTGATGGTTTACCAACAAACGAATGGGAAGACGTGACTGAACACGGCGGGATGTATTTGATTGATGATAATACCGTTAAGTGGGCTGTTGACTTCACTAAGAAAGCTACGTTGGTTCGTTCTGATTATAATGTGCTCTCTTATAAACTCAGCTTGATGGCTAATGACGGTGTTTTGACATTCACGCTGGCGCATGATGTTTATCGTGATGAAAACGTCCATTCTCAGCTTATGCAAATTCCTGGTCGCCACATTGATTTGTTCCTCGAGGGTCGCCCGATCATTGAAGGTATCGATTACAAAATTGATTTCCCTAAAGTGGTCATCTTCAATAAGGAATATCTCAATAACCCATCTACTAAAGCACAGGCTGTAGTGGTTCGCGTTTCTGGTCTTTGTGATTCTGACCTTAAGCACGAGGTGCCAGAAGAAGTAGGGTTTATTCAATTTGGTCTGTTGTCTAATAATGATCGCTTCGACATTCGTGACGACCGCGTCATTCGTATTGTCGTTGATGGCGCTATCAAAACGCGCGATGCTCTGAAGTTCGCAGAAACAGACACCGGCGTCCAGATTGATGCTGCTAATGGCGCGCCTTACTGCATTCGTGACGTTATCATTCCTACTAAGGAATTTGGTGTTACTGATACGTTTGTGCTGCGCGATAAGGCTAAGGTAATTGATGCTGCTGTTTCTGACTACATGACGATGTATTCAGATATCCCGGCGAAGCCTGAGAACTTTACCATCACTGATCGTTACAAGGTTTATAGCCCATTCTTGAATAAGATCATTAGTGACCTGAATAACGGTTACTTGTCTGACAATCGTTTGTTGCAACACTATAACGACTCACTTGTTGCTGAGTTGTGTGCTAGTTACGAATGGTTGCTTGAGTTTGATCCTACTCAAGAAGCTAACCAAATTGACGATCGGTACGTAGTGGTACACCCACACAATCTCTTTACTGTTGTAGAGCTGGACATTTACCACATGAAGTTTATTCTGCGAGTAGTGGATTACTACATGAAGGGAAAGGTTGATACGTCCATGTATCTGCGTATTAAAAACTATGGCTTGGAGGATTAACCAATGGCTGACACTCTGTCTTTGGTAGCGGGGACCGACGGTATCGTCCCCAACTATGAACCCGATGGGGTATGGCACATTTGGGCCATGTTCGAGATCTTTCTCGGCGGAATTGGTAGTGGTAAGTACGTGCCTAAGGTGCGCGATTACGTGGTCGATACTGACACGCAACAGTGGTTCAAGGTTACTTCGATTGACATCACCACTTTGATTCCTGTACTCGAAGAAATTACTGGTGCTGTGAAAACAGATACGTTGTCGAAGTACGACCGCCTTATTGGTCCAGCTACAGCAACCCCAGCAACTACTTTCCGCGCCTATGTCGATAAGAGTGTTATCCCGAATACACTCGCTATCGATGCTCGCCTGACTGTTTCTGGTAATCTCTGTTCGTTTGCCAAGATCTTCCGCGAAAGCACGATCGCCGGCACTGGGACTGTTGTAAGCGCGTTCTATGATTCCAATGGTGTTCTCATTGGTCAGAACGTGCCATTGGAAAAAGTTTCTGCTGATGAAGCCGATCTGGTGAAGGTTGTCAAGGTTTGTAATACCGCGCAGGATTTGGTCGATGGCGAAGTGTTGGAAGTTATCTTCTATTCTGACACTGGCGCACCTGTAAGCATCACACAGGTGATTGTGAAGGAAACGTCCTTTATTCGCGCTGCTGACGCAAGCGAGAAGTACATCAAGGACATCACACTCGAAACACCTTTCCTGTCTGAATCGAACCAGCAACTCATTCAGTACCCGATCAACGTTCCGAAATCATCGTTCAGTCTGTATGGCGTTGTACATTATAGCGATGGCACCAAGAAACGGTATCCGGTAGACGGCAGCAAGTTCCAGATCTTTGGTCTCGACAACTATGTTTCCACTATCGTCGGTCAGAAGACGCCGCTTGTTCTCAAGTACAACTTGGCTGATAATGAAATCGTCTATGGTGCTACCGTCACCAACGAGAAGTTCATCACTAAGTCGTATCAAGCAATTACACAGAAAGCAGATGGCGCTTACAGTGTCAAGCTCTTTGGGTATCCGGTCTGGATCGACGCCGTGAATGGTTATCGTCTGGAATGGTTCCTGCTTAATCTCGATCGTAATGTTTTCTATCGTGCTACTCCGTATGTCAAGTTCAATGAAAATACGGCGGCTTTCAATCCTATCAATTACGGCGCAAACCAAAAGGTGTCTGTGTCTATTGATCTGAATGACGTGAACGGTATTTACAAGAAGTACGTTCATACGCAAACGCTGGAAATCATGTTGCTTCGTCCAGCTGACGATCAGTCAGGTAGTAATTGGGGTGTTGGCTTCGAAAGTAATCAGAACCCGCAATACGGACGCGATACATTTGCATTAATGACTTTCGTTAATGCTAACCTCAAGTATCTCAATATCAGTCAAAATGAGACTGTGTTTGAGGCATGGCTTGACAAAGTGATGTATCGCACTAAACCACTCTTCGATACTGACTATGAAACAGAAGCACCTGTTCCAAACATGTTTTCTATTATCATTGGCAGTAACGAATTTGAGTTCCACATCAGTCAGTGGAATCAAGATCTGACCATCGAAAACGTGGCATTGGCTAATACCGATTCTGTTTTCATTAAGTTCTTCAAACGTACTACCGAAACAGATTTGATTCTTTCTGTGGCGGGTATGAATGTTTGGGAGGCTCTCGAAATGCCGCCGTTGTAATCCTACTAGTGGCTGGGGTAAAACCCAGCCACTATGCTGTTGTAAAAAACATACACTCTATGACTATATATTTTTATTTCGGTCATTGGAGGCACTTATGATCTTATTCGAAGAGGATTGGGCAAAATACCCGTCCGCAATAATCGATATCAATACTAAAAACAAAAGCTTTGTTCGCTTAGCTGCTGTTTACAAGTCAATGGGTATCAAAAACCACGCATTTCTTTTGGCGCTTATTAACCCGTCTCTCCAAGGCGTAGATCCTTACGATCCGGACCTCACTGAAGAACAAATCACTGCCATCTCTGTTGAGTGCAAAATCAACCCCTGGTATTTCTTCCGAGAGATTGCTAGAGCGCCGGCACTTGCTGGTACTGACCCAGTAATGATGGAGGCTAATCGTGCCAACATCGCACTGTACTGGTCTTTCTTTAATCACATTTTCTTTATTCTGATTCAACCTCGTCAGACTGGTAAGTCTTTCAGTACTGACGTGTTGATGCGGTTGCTGATGAATGTTCTCTGTCAGTCCACACAAATCAACCTTTTGACTAAGGACGATACGCTTCGGCGTGCCAACATCCAGCGTCTTAAAGACATCGCTGAAGAACTTCCGTTCTATTTGCAGTTTAGGCGACATGATGATGCGAATAACGGTGAAGAAATTACCGTCAACACGTTCAAGAACACGTACAAGACTCACGTACCGCAAATGTCCCCGAAGCGTGCTCTGCTGCTTGGTCGCGGTCTGACTAGTCCAATCATGCATATTGACGAAGCACCATTCCAGCCAAATATCGCTATTGCTCTTCCTGCTGCTTTGGCGGCTACTGGTGCTGCTATTGAAGCAGCTATTAAGAACAAATCCCCGTATGGTGTTATCCTTACTACTACCGCTGGTAAGAAGGACGACAAGGACGGCAAGTTCGTTTATGGACTTGTTTCTGATGCTGCTGTTTGGGATGAGGCGTTTCTTGATTCCAAGAATGCTGAAGAGCTCGCTAAGCGTGTTCGTGGTGCATCTCGTGCCAAGAAGCTGATGATTAACGGTACGTTTAACCATCGTCAACTAGGTAAGACTGACGAATGGCTTGCTCGTAAACTTGAAGAATCTCTCCAGACTGGTGAGGACGCTAACCGAGATTATTTCAACATTTGGACATCCGGTACTGAGAAGAGTCCGTTTCCTGCACATATGGCTGACATGGTTGCGGCGAGTGTAGAGAGTATTCTCTTTAATGAGTTCAGCAAACCTGATGGTTACGTTATTCGCTGGTATATTCCGGAAGATGAAGTTGAAGAACGGATGGCTAATGGTAAATACTTGATGACAATGGATACTAGTGAAGCGTCTGGCGGTGACGATATCTCGCTTCTGATTACTGATGTCGAGACACTAGAAACTATTGGCGCTGGTACGTATAACGAAACTAACCTTATCGTGCTCGCTAAATGGGTCTGCTCGTTACTTGTTCGTTTCGAAAACGTAACTGGCATTATTGAACGTCGTTCTACTGGTGGTATGTTGCTTGACTATCTCTTGCTCATGCTTCCTAGCTACGGGATTGATCCGTTCAAGCGTCTGTTCAATCGCGTTGTGAATGAATACGATGAATTCCCGGAACGTTATCGTGAAATCAAGCAACCGATGAATCGTCGTCCTACAGACATCTACGTTCGTTACAAGAAGACTTTTGGTTTTGCTACATCTGGTTCTGGTAGTTACAGTCGCGGCGAATTGTATTCGAGCGTTTTGATGGCAGCTATGAAACGTGCTGGTACTAAGGTAAAGGATAAGACACTTGTAGATCAGATCCTTGGCCTTGTTATCAGAAACGGTCGTATTGACCATGAGGTTGGTGAACACGACGATATGGTGATCGCTTGGTTGCTTACACATTGGTTCCTTACTCAAGGTAAGAATCTGTCCTTCTATGGTATTGATATTACCAAAATTGGTTCAGCTATTCGAACACAAAAGGAACTTAGTTACGAAGAACTTGAAATAGCTGCTGAGCAGAAATATCTTCGTGAACGTATTGAAGATCTTCAGAAGGAACTGATTGGCGAACGTGATACTTTCCTCTGTGCTCGAATTGAACACGAGCTTCGTTCTCTTGAAAGGAAAATTATTCTTGAGGATGGAGAAATGTTCAGTGTCGATGAGCTTATTAGAAAAGCATCTGAGGCACGTCGTGGTCGTGGTAGAAACTACGACGCTTACGAGCGCCAGTGGGGGAATAACGAAGTAAGTCTTACTGCGCCTAGACATGCAGTGGAACGTATTTCGTTTAGTGAAGGTCTCTTTAGTGATCGTCGTACGTACGGGTAAGGCATAAAGGCCAGGCTTTCGCCTGGCCGATATGCTGCCTATTAAAGACCGGCTTTCTTCATTCGCTCAAACAACACGTCTACGTACGCCATCACAACAGCGTCTGCCTGCATTTCATCACTAAAAAACCATGGTAGAAGTGCAGGGATAGTGATTTCCAATTCACACACATCAATAAGTCTTTGGCTTGCGTTGTGACTTGCAAACGAAGAGACCTTAAACGTTGAGAATTTTTTCTTAGGTAGTAACCACAACGAGTACCGATAAAACCAATCCGTCCTAGTGACAAAGATTGTGACACTCGTTTCGTCTACCGAAATCACTTTGACGCTATTACTAACACTCAGACTGTGTTGCTTTTCGAAAACCCTTTTACCCTTCAAGTTTTCTAAACGAGAATACCCAAACGATAGAAATCGTTTTAAAAGTCCAAGCATTTTTATTAACCACTTTGTTAAGCGGCAATAGAAGCGTAATGATGCATGGTGATGGAACGCAAAACCACATACAACAGCACGCCTGTTCTAACTGCCGCAATTGTGCTAGGGTTTTTGTTTCCTGTTGCTGTTTTCACAATCTTCTCTACTTTTTCACGAAGTTCAAGCAACGATGGATCTGTTGAACGAGAACTCATGTAGACTCCCTTGAGTCTCCCAAGAAGTTCTGGAAGGTTTTTGGTGTTCTTAACGAACGTGCGGTTGTCAGAAAAATACTCAAACGCATGTACGAGAGTCGCACCAAGCACTTCTTCTACTTCTGTTGCGCCGCGTTGCCGATAGTTATCGGACATCCATTCCAACGAATGTCTGAACAGCCGAGGCGGCAGTGTATGTACTAATTTCTCAATAATCTTTGTCAATTCTTCGCGGATAAAAGAATTCTTATCCGTTACGATACTGTTGATGTAACGTTCGTACTGAGGAAGGCTACGAGTCTTGTCTTTCAGAATTTGTTCGCCATCATGGTCAATAACGGCTGCTTCTGAAACAATCCTGCTTCCTTGATGATGGACGCGCAGGAAAACATCGTAAATGTTTTTCAACATGTCTCGGATACGACCTTGAGTATCGTTCAACAAGTAAATAACGTCTCCATCATCATCCATTTTCGTGATAGCGCGATAGTGGATACTGTCCGACGAAATAAGTGCTTCGGCTCTGGCAATAAACAGCGCCAGCCAGTTACCGTAACGTTTGATATCGTACTTATTGGACAGCTCAGCATAGGTGGCTTCAGCCACACTTTTTTCTGCTGGGTATCTGAAGTGTCGATACAGACGGCTTGTCAAAAACTTGAATTGCAAGACCAAGGCAATATCAATCATTGCTTGGTGTTGTGCCTCTTTAGTAAGAACCTTGCTTTCGTAAATTTTGTTCAGCAACCACGCACACGTAAGGTTCATGGTGTCGCTAGAAACGCTGAAGTTCTCATTCACGGTCGGAAGGTCGAGTAGGCGATCCTCAAGAGGACCGTCATCTACCTCTACAATCTCGTTAAAGAATGTATCACGATCGTGATCAGTAAACCTCACTACCTGTACGCCAAGCAGGTTACCTCCGAAGAACGCAATATGGTCTTGGTTCTTATTAGTAAAACCTACAACGTAAAGCCGAAGCCTCTTTGCGAACGAAGCATCAGCGACGAAATCTGAACATTCGGACTCAAAGACCCCTTTAATGGACTTACCCATCGCTAGATCCTCTAACTGTATTTATACACAAAATGTGGCGGCATAATGGCTAGGACTTTACCTAGCCAAAATGTTTACTTGGAACGACGGATAAATTTGGCATTAAACTTACTTGCCAAAGCTTCAACTGCTGCAACATTTCTGCTTTCCACATTGGTCCCAACAGAACCAGTTGCGCCAGAAGCACCTGTTTCAATTACGTCATCAATAATAATAACGTAGTCGCTAGCAACATCAGTCTTATCAGCGTTGACAAGGTCCATTGTGATATCAACAACGTCATCTGGAGACAGTGTTTCTGTATCAGATGCAAACACTGTGATCTCATTGGTGGCGTCGGCATCATTGGCAGTAGCGTAGATTACTTTTGCCAGTTCTTGAGCGGCTTCTTGTTGATCAAAGTTCTCAGTTGCTACACCTTCTTCATTCTTAGCAAAAGCAATGTCTAGTGCTTTTGTGTAAGCGTCGGACAACGGGCCTTTCAGCACCACTGTCTTGTCATCGATAGCAACACGGCTACTACCGCCTTCACTGCGATCCTCGAGGGATCGGCTTAACAGTCTACGCATGTTGATCTCCTTGCGGTTATTCAAAGTCTCATAGTATCAGCCCGGCAGCTGCGCCGACCGGTCCCGTTAAACTATGGAATATTTTCTCTTTTATTTTTTTCTTACATAAAGTAGATTATTGGCAGGCCGTAAAAGCCTGCCTCTATTATTCCCTTACTTTATAGGTTTTATACACTCTTCTCACTATAAGGGGCCCGTAAAGGCCCCATAGTTCGTTCTAAAACATTACTTCAAAAATATTTTTTTACTAGCATACTTATCGTATGCAACTAAAACCTGTGAGGAACGCGGGGGCGTGACGAACTGAACCTAGAACTCTATCTAGGGAGGGGGCCCGGAGGGGGCCCCCTTTAATAGATACTAGGAAAATACTCCTTAATCATAACACTGATATAAAAATATTTTTTTATTTTTTAGAAAATTTTCTTTTTTATGTCTTTGTTGTGATTGTCTGTATTCAGAACACAAACAACCATACAACGGACTTTCCAAATGAAGCAGAAGTTTTTAATGAGTTTATTTTTCAGGGATACCGAGCTTACTTCCGGTAAGTTACAGCTCTTAATTGAGACGGTTGATCAATATAGGAACTTTAGGGCACTCGAGATGGTTAAGAGGTTGCGAGACATGATAAAAGCAATTCATGCGCTTAATACTAGCTTAAACATCTGCGTAGATGGCGATACGATACACGGCAGCCGTCGTGACATCGTTGAACAATACGGTTTGTCATTCGGAAGAGAAGCAGTGGTTGATGCTCAGATTAGTGATAGCATCATCTTGTCGAATGTCATTACTTACACTGACCTCATTAAGCGTCTCGATGCGCTTAAAGTAAAGGCTTATAACGAATCTTTCTTTAACAGAATCGAAGGTGGTGAACTACCCTTCGAGCTGGTAGTCAACGAATTAATTAAGTTTGTGTCTTCGCTTGACTATAATACAAAACCATTCGCAGTCAGTTATGATTCTACTAAGGATGGCGTTGTTTTCTGTTTCAAATGCGTAGACGCGAATTGTGCGATGCGACTGGCTGTTAAGTTTCCGCCAGAAAGAAAACGCTAAGCAGCATAAAGGCCAGGCACAAGCCTGGCCAATATGACGCGGTTTAACGATAACCACCAATGATTGTGTTGATGAAACGACCGTATGACTCATCATCATTCATGAACGCCACTTTAGTCCAAGTGGTATTGATGTACTCTTGATAGAGTTCTTCCGAATCAGCATAACCATCAATTACTTCTTTGAATCGCCCAAGCGCCTGACCGCCAACCAATTCTGCCATATCCATTTCAAGTATGTACTCGTTGTAGATATAAGACTTCACAGCGAGTTCTACAAGCTTACTGAAATGCCGGTAGGAGCGCATCTTGATGTGCGAGAGATTCTCATCATTTCCGAGAATAACACGCAAGCAAGAAAGTGCAGTTGGTTGAGCAGCATCACGAATCAAAACAACGTTTTCACCAATAAGATTACAACGTGCCGTAGAGGTATATGGCGCAGCAGCATGAACATCCATAACTGCCTGACCAGCTGTAAGCGCCGTAGAAATATTACCGTATTGCACGCCACCGTACGCAAGTGGGTTCATTGGTGAAGCAAAGCTGAGGTTGAGGACACTGATAATAGAACGCCCTTGTGTACGATCCTTAGGGATACGATACACATAAGTACCTATGTCAATTGTGTCACACGCAAGACCTTCCAAAGAAATAGTCGCATGCGTACCACCTACAAGATTGCAATCAACAAGAACGCGCGGACGTACGACAGCTTCGAGCACAGATTGCTCAAAACTTTGCGGAACAGCACGCCACCTTACTTGTTTCCGAACAAACACCGCATCAAGTACTCTTGGTGGAATCCTGAAACGGAGTTCAGTTATGGCTCGATCGATCGGTCCCATAAAGACCTCCTAAGAGATAGTCAAAAAACATTCAGTCACATATCATCTTCTTGAGTTTATCTGAGTAATTTTTTTATTGTTAGGAGTAAACTTATAGATTAAAAAGTTTCTATCCTTCTAAAGGAGAAAAAAATGTTTGAAAGTTGCCCAAGTCCTGCTGATTGCTTAACAACGAGGTCTACATTAAGAGCAATCTTTAGTAAGTCTTTTGAAAAAGAATTTCTTGTCATGCTTAGTCTTTTGGCTGGGTTTAATGCACAAGAAATCATTGTACAAGGAAACCAAAAGAAGAAGTTAAATCTGACACGAGATGAGATTTTGCATTATGCTGAAACTTATATTCGTGAGCGTCACCCTTTCCTAGTTCCAGCTATGTTGGACTATGAAACACCCCTTAGGTTTATTTCCATACATAGAAACTTTCTTCTGTATGGTAGAGGGGAAATTCCTAAAAAGAAATCAGCACCAACGAATATCTTTGGTAAAACACCAACGTGGTTAAACAAGCTGTAAAACAAACGGTTAAATTTTACTCAGCACTGTAGATCTTGTGTGTGAGTATCTTTTCAACACCAACATAAACAAGGAAAAGCAAAATGATTGAAAGCAACAATGGGACATCCGAAAACGTTGTTCGTATCTACGCCTGCGGGGGCGCTGGTACAAGCATCGGTGCTCGTCTCGACAAATACCGCAATACTGTCAATCCAGGCTTTGCAGGCATCGATGTTTGCTTTGTCGACACCTCTGACAGTAACCGCAAGGTGATCCCGGAAGATCGTTTCTACCAGATCAAGGACATCAACACTGGCGATGAAAAAGAAGGCGCCGGCAAGATCCGTCGTGACGTCTTTACTGACATCGCCGCTGCCGATAAGGCGATCCTGCAACGTTTCAAGCCTGGTAACCTGAACATCGTGATCAGCTCGGCCTCCGGCGGCTCTGGCTCTGTTATCGCTCCGATCCTGGCCCGTGAACTTCTGCTCCGTGATGAGCCGGTTATCGCAATCGCTGTTGGTTCCATTACCAATCGCCTGTTTGCTGAAAACACCCTCAACACGCTGAAGACCTACGAAGGTCTGGTTGACAAGACCAACAAGCCGGTGATCCTGTTCTATCTGCAAATGTCCGACAAGCTGCCGCAACCGGCCGCCGACCAAATGATCGAAGATGTCGTGACTGGCCTGGCGATGTTGTTCTCTGGCCAAAACCAGAAGCTCGACAGCAAGGACCTGCAGAACTGGCTGAACTTCACCAAGACTACGTCGTACGAAGCTTGCCTGGCTGGTTTGGTCATGCTGGAAAAAGACGACAGCTACAGTGAAAGCTTTGGCGAAGCAGTCAGCGCCATCACTCTGGGCACCAGCGAAGGTTGTGAAGCCGTCAAAGGCATCACCAACGTTCTCGAGTACCAGTGCCTCGGCCTCCTGCCGGATGAAATCAGCAAGGAAGTCGTTAAGGCAGCTCCTCTGCACTTCATTACCACCTATGGTATGTTGCAAGACCAGGCCAGGAGTTTGAATGCATTCCTGGCTGATATCAAGGAACGTGAAAATGCTCGTATGAAACGTGGCGGTATCCTCAATAAGGATGACTCTACGAATGACATGGGTTTCGTTCTTTAACACAATGAGATAGTGATCAATACTAATGAAAGCACAGGTATCAGGTGCCTGTAAGCCAAGTTAGGTAAGTCACGCCGCGCACAACCGGGCGTTGGCCGAACTGTTTAACTACAGGGGTGCATTACAACGCGACAAGCAGAAAGTCCCATCCACCGGATAGGGACGGGGAAAGAAACAACTCAAGTACTTGAGGCCGAGTCGCTAAAAGCGGAATGTCAACATAGTGAAAGTTGCAAATGACCGACCCCAGTCGAAATGGATCTAGGAACCCGACCATTTCCCAAATAGAGGGTGTACCAAAAGTATAAGAGGCCAGCCTTCGGGCTGGCTCTTATGCTCGTTATTAATTACATACTTGGCATATCCTGTAGGAGGAGGAAGGTTATGCTTAACGGTAACGACGCTCTGATAATTCAGGATGTTTCTGAGATAGTTGCGTTAATGACACCGATAATCCATAGAGCAGGATTGGGTTTCATTGATCCTAGAGTAACCATCAAGGATTGTATTGAATGGATCATCGCTGAAGAGATAGAGCGCATTTATCTTCTCGCAGTAAATGGCCATTACAAAGGAAGCACACGTTCAACAGCAAGAGCTTACGTGGCAAATAGACTACCGCTTACTAGCCTTGTTGCTGAATATGTAAAAGTGCCAAAGTTGTATAATAACATCAATATTACTTTGGCGTTAAACACTGATTGCTTGTACATCTGGTATAAGAGGTAAACAATGCGAGTCACTAAGCGTACTTTGATCGACTGCCATGAAATTGCGGCACGTATCGAGAATGTTCTTGCAGAGGCTGGAGTGCCACTGTATTCTGAAGGTGTATATTTTCCAGGAGATGAAGAGCCTAGTATTATCCCTGGCGATGTATTGATTTTTACAACAGGGAAAAAACAAGTAAAGTTTACATGGCAACCAGGTTCTGACACAACCAGAATTAAAGGCGATATCTTGGTTGTACGGACACAGAAGATCATCAATGAAAAGCTCAGGTACCGTGCTAGCACGCAACCATCATTGCCTGTGTTTGGGATGGGTATCTGTTTCGATGTAATTGAAAACATCGTACTACAGCATGGAAACTTCAGTAACACAACGGCAGACACGCTGGACGTAATTGAAGCTAACATGCCTAAGACACACAAGCTCACAGCCGATGGGCTCGATATCATTCATAATGCCGTGGTTGGCATTATTGAAGAAACGCATAACTTCCTTGGGAAGGATCGCTGGATCATGCATTTTGTCCGGCAGCGTGGAACAGATATTGAGATCGAAAAGGGTATTGATTTCCGCATTCATGATTGGGAAAACAAACACGGTCGTGATTTCAGGAAGTCATTGAAGATGTCTGGTGTTAATAAAACCAACGAGGATGCTTTTGATTGTAATATCAAAATGTACGACGGGACAGAAAGCTCCGTTAGACGTCCCGTCGTTACATTTGTAGTTACACCGAATAATCCAGTCGACCAGACCAATCAAGTACACAAACTCACTTACAGCGAAACCATCGCGCTATTAGCCAAGGAAACTGACTGGCAGTGGTTTGAACTTCAGCGGATGACATCTGAAGAACTCATGAACGAATATTACAAACTCGAAAGGGGTCGCCAATGAGCATAAAACAAGCCTTGCTTCCGTGTGACGAGGTTGTTAATTTCGTTGCACAGGAAGCCAGACGGTTATTAATGTCAGACCATCCTTTCCTGAAGCTCCAGGAAAACTCTGAGGATTATTGCCCTATCGACCCAGTCGAATTTGTTAGAATCGTGCTTAATGAAGTTCTGCGTGACGATAACAAAGAAGGTCCTGAGAATTATCTGCTAAGGAAAGGTTTCAGTGCAGAAAGCGCCTCATTGTTGGCTATCAAAACTTACAATGCATTGGCATCTGAAATTGGGAGTATGTTACCAGCTACTGAGTTTGGTAATAACGACAGCCTCGAAGCTGATGTCTGTGGTCCCAATAACGACATTGTACTGACGGCCGTAAAGTACTGAGGAACCAGGATGCTGCTTTTAATTCCTACTGCTGAGATGGTGAAAGAGATTTCGCCTATTAAAGATGATGTATCATTTCTGGAAGGAGATGTACGCGATATAGTTCGTGAATGCGTCCTTAGTTACGTAGACCCGACTTATGGACATGTCCAAAGTATCCTTGAGCCAAGAGGTAAAGTAGTAAGTCGTTCAGCAGCAAGTGACTACGTTTTAAGACTCTACGAGAACGCCGTTGATGGGTGCGACATTACTGTTGAAGAATACCTCAACAACGTAGGGCGTTTGGAATTCATGATTGAGTCCATTGAACGTCAGATACATGCAATGCTGGATGAACTGTTTCAAGGCAATAATCCGACTGCAACCAACAAAGAAGTTTTTTGGATTGGTGACGATGTGGCAGTTGATTGTGAAATTAGGAAAAGGAACATTCGATGTCGCCCAAGTACATTGTAATGGACGCGCCAGACCTCATTCAGAATTTACGAGATCTGGCTAACAATGTTTCCTTTCCTTCCCTTGACGTAGATGCCGCACTGGATTCTTTAATTGAACCGCTTAGGCTGTGTGATGAAGAATCCAGGAAGGACTATTTGGTCGACGTCTGCGATGAGATGGCTTATGGTGATGGATTGTTCGGAATTAATACCTTAACAGCTGAGGAATCTGAAAAGGTATTCGACGTCACGCTCAGTCTAGGTTTTGAACTGTCTAGACAATTCGACGCACTTGGGTTTTATAAGGACGCCGGTAAAGCAGGCATGGTTAAGTTTGAGTACCACGCCAGTCAGTCTGACATACTCGTCCTGAGGGAAGATAAACTGGAGTGGCTACCATGAAACCATGTATTTTGTTAGACACATCAGCCAGAGTAAGTTTCTTAAAGAATAGTTTGAAAGAGTTAGCTGGAATTGAAGAGAGTGATGCTGAAGAAATTATAATGCAGATTTTTACAGGCATTACAGCAGACCCAGCCGCATTTAGTTGTTATGTCAAAACCCTGCCAGAACTGCATCGTATGAAAACTAGGCCAACACCTGACACGCTACCGCGTGTCAGGGACCTAGTACAGTCTTTTGGCATGTTTATTTTTTGCGAAATTGAACGCCTGGATATTTTTGTTTATGATGATGAGCAAGAGTTGGTAATGCCATACACGTACTCAAAAATGCATGGGAATGATATTTTGCTTTTACCATTTTGAGGTTAAGATGAGCACACTCGAATTACGGAAGACATACAACTTTAGCATCTACCCTACTGCAATTATCGGGGATGAATTTGCTGGTGTCACCGTGGTCTCTATTTTGGACCCCGAAGCAGCAGCAGAACAAATCGATATTGTGGCTCGCCATGCTCAAGTCTATACTTACTTGTCGAAAGACACAGTAGAAGATGATCCTTATAGTTACGACTATGTAAAAGTGCGCTTCCAAAACGGCAACACACGTATCATCGGACTGCCATGGATCAAGACAGAAACGATCGTCCAGCTGGGTGCCCAAACTCTGACTCTTGTTGTCAAAAATGCAGTTGCTGATGATATCCAGCGCTTCAAGAATTTCTGCGCTGTTGGTGGGTACAACGATTACACAATAGCGTTAAAATAATTTTTTTTATTGTGTTGTTACTAATAATATGCAGAGAACACCAGGATCTTTGCAATGAGTACGCAGCTTGGCTCTGGCAGCTACTCTAACTTTCCGCTTTCCTCCTTTGAGCGGACGTTGCCTGGTTGACGCGGCTGGTTCATTCGATTTGTGCTAAATTGGGTTTCCTTGTTTTCCCAATACCGCATTCGCCTTGAGCTGGCTGATTCCCGCACCCCGCCATGAAGCTCGGCCTGGGTGAATCAGCCGCTGTCTCTACTGAATTTATTGATGGTCCCTCATGGTTGTTTTCTTATTGGAAACTTTTTGCTCTGCTCTATTTGTGAGTTATTTCGAGGGGACTGCCATCCCCTCGACCTTTTTCTTTTTTATGCCGCTTTTTTTTTTTATTGGCCTCAGTTATCTTTTGCCATTAGACAAACGGAGGTTCTTAATGGAAGCAAACCCATTCGTACTCGAAAAGAACGAATACCGCCGGGATCTTAGGATCTTTGAGTTTTACAAGAGAGATGCTGCTACTTATTTGAGCGCAATGACAAATAAGCCTATTGAAGAATGCAGAGCTTTTGTAGAACATGCAATCTCAAAGGACGGTCGTTTTCCCTTCAGAGACCCGAGGATTATTTACTTGGAACGGGAAGACAATGGTGACCGCGTGAAGAAAGAAGGAACGCTAGGTCAATACCTGCAAGATGCTTTGGAAAATCAGGAGCTCATAGCACCTACTTTGACTACGTACATTCCGCCACACAAAATTCAATCTCTTCTCGTAAACTACATCGATGGTAACGTGAAGGCGCGGGGCGTAGCTAAGAAGGCAATGTTTGCTGCTGAGATGGCAAAAGATGTTGTTCTGTATTCGATTAAGAAGAATGAACAGAACAACAGAAAGCTTGGCAATAACGCAATCTCTGGTGCGCACGTCTCCCCATCAACGCCGCTGTACAACCGAACTGCGCACAGTACGTTAACATCCAATTGCCGGTCAACATCCGGTTACGGTAACGCCAATAATGAAAAGTTCCTTAGCGGGAATAGACATTACTGGTCTCCTGACATCGTTGAGTACAACATCGTTTCTATTATTAACAATGTTGATTACGAGATGATCCAACAAGCTATCGACGTCTATGGGATTAAATACCCTGTAGTGGACGAAGTGATGGAATGCATCAAGTTCTCTACGAAGAAATATTGGCGCAGCCGTGACCGCATGATGCGGATCAAAAAGCTGGTAGAACGCCTGACACCAATCCAGCGCGCAGCTTTTGTATATGTGGGCGATCTGTACCACCTGAAGCAGCTCAATCCAGAACTTGTCGGTAAATTCATCAAGGGTATCTCTTCCTATAAGACAGGTGAGATTGAGAATGCCGTAGCAGTCCTAAAAGCCCAGCCGGAAGATAATGTACATCTTGCTGTGCAGATATGTTCGCCAGATATGAAAGGTAAACGTTTATACGTTATTCCTGGTATGGCTGACGACGGTAAGAACGCAACGGATGAAGCTCGTGCCAACGTAGCTCTCACTGCTCTGGGTATTGCAGATACTGTTAAAGAATTTGGATTGCTTATCAAAGCGTTCTGGGTTACTGATAACATGCCTGCTTCGGTTGCCTACTTTCCTGAAAGCATCCGCCACGCTGCGCTTACGTCAGACACTGACTCTACTATCTTTACTGTGCAAGACTGGGTGGAGTGGTATTGTGGTAGCATCAAGTTTGACCAAGAAGCTAATTCAGTAGCAGCTGCAATGATTTGGTTATCGGCTCAGTCTATTATCCATTTGTTGGCACGAATGTCAGCCAACTTTGGTATCGAGAACGCACGTATCCATCAGATAGCCATGAAGAACGAATTCAAGTTTGACGTCTTCGTTCCTACGCAGGTAGCTAAACATTATTTTGCGTTGATCGGTTGCCAAGAAGGTAATTTGTTTGACAAGTACAAAAAGGAGATCAAGGGCGTTCACCTGAAGTCTTCTAATGCACCTGTCCGAATCATGGAACAAGCAACCACAATGATGACCGATATCATGAACGACGTTATTGCTGGTAAGAAGATCAGTCTGAAAGCAATGCTCACTCGTGTTGCCGATATCGAACGTAGTGTGTATTCTGATATCCGTAATGGAGGTTCTGAGTATTTCCGTAAGGGCCAGATTAAACAAGCAGCTTCTTACACTAAGGGACCTATGGAGTCAAATTACATTTTCTACTCGATGTGGGAAGATGTGTTCTCTCCTAAGTACGGTAGTATTCAAGAACCGCCGTATATGTGTCTGAAGTTCGCCACCGATCTTGATACGCCGAGCAAGACCAAAACCTGGCTGGATAGTTTGGAGGATCGAGATCTGGCTAACCGTATGGCTGCGTGGATGCAAAAGTACAACAAGAAATACATTGGGCTCTTGCAATTACCTGAGCAAGCTATTTTGCAAAATGGTATTCCAACAGAAGTATTGTCAGCTATGAACGTTAGAAAGATTGTGGCTGATACCTGCTCTGTTTTCTATCTGATCCTTGAAACACTCGGGTATTATTGTTCCAACGATAAACTGACGCGGTTGGTGTCTGACCAGTATTAACAGCATAAAGGCCAGGCGAAAGCCTGGCCAATATGTCCTAGCGTTCCGCATGCTCGATGATACCAACAATTTCCTGGATCTCTTTACTAACTTCGTAAAGTGTATCCCTAGGTAAAACTGACTCAAAGAAGTTGTTGTTTTCATACTTCAAAATAGCGCGAAGAATCTTGTTGATTTCTTGCTGGTTCCTGTTCTTGGCATTTTCTTCCGAGAGCAAAAGCATTAGCTTGATTTCCGGTAGTACCGCTGTAGCTAAAGCCCATACCACTTGTTTAGTAGGTGCCATGTCTGGAATATTCATCACTGTTTCAGCTGTGTCTTTAGTGATAACAGGAATATTCCTAAGAATACCAGTAAAGGTTCTTTTAGTCTTACGCAGGTTTTCAATAACCACTTCGATCACATCGTCAGTCTTTTTGGTATAATCAGAAAGAAAGAAAGAATGACCTTTATAGCTTTCACCGAGCGGTGCGCCTTCGACATGTCGAAGCACTCTATTGATAAGTGCGACATCGGTTTGACTAAGGACCATGTTCGGCAAAACGTACATGTGGATAAACTGCATTATTGAACGCTGGTTTTCGTGTGTAACTTCAGCTATCTTTGTTTCTTCATTACGAAAACCTCTGTACTGAATTGCAAGCATCGTAATATTGATAGCTATAACCGCCAAACCAGTTTCAGAACCAGTAGCATGACCATCAGGAAGGTTCAGTCCTAGATCAGAACGAGGATGCCGTAATACACGCACAGGACAAAGGTTCTTCCAGTTCTTATCTGCTTCCACTGGATCAAAACTTTCGTCATGAGCAATCAGAATTTCTGTTGTGCCTGTCCCATAAAACACACCTTTAAAAACATGACCTGGATAAATAGAAGAAGTTAATTTTAACGCCATTGACAGATTAAGTGAGATAGCACTAACGTTCTCATAATACCTAGTTGTAGGTTGTGATTTTGGAACTGTAATGGACTGGAGCAACCGAACTAAAAAGTGGTCGCTCTTAACAGCCATTGGATTTTTCCGGTAGAATCGAATTAACGTCCCAAGGTTCTGGCGCAACTGCGGTCTGACAGTATTCCAGTTCTGTGGGTACAGCATAGGAACGTTAAGATCCGGATAGAGGTTAAATAAATTTAGCATGCTCGCACCCGAACTTGTTGAATGTTTGACTATAAAATTAGGTCCGACTCTAGTACCCAATATTTTTTTACTGGATAGTACCTTATCCTATAGAGAATAGCCATTGGTTACTTTCGTGCTTACACGGTAGCCCTGTGTAAGTGCAGGGGGTATAATGTCTAGTCACAGATTCCAAATATTTTTAGACCTATATCACAATGGTGTACAGGGAATCGTGTTTCGTTTAACTGTACACTACGTAGTGTATAAACAAGGGAAAAAAAAGCAAAATGATTGATCACAGTAAAGATGGAAAAGAACAAACCGCTATGGCTTCGGCAATGGCGAATGCTGGTGTAGCCTCCAAGCTTGCAGCCAGTCAGAAAAACCGTGTGCGTGCCGCAAGTACGGCAGCCGCACAAGAAGCTGTTTCCCAAACCAAACAACAACCCAAAAACAAGGAAGTTAAAATGCAACAACGTCACCAGCATTCCTTCATCAGCGGCTGCCGTTCCACCACTGCTCCGCTGTCCCGCAACACCTCTGGCGAAGCCGTCGTCAAGATGATGGCTGCCCTGAAGAAGCAGTACGAGTCTGCTTCCCCGGATTACGAAATTCGCCTGATCCCGATCGACATGAACAATAACAGCCGCATCGCAATCTCGGCTGTTATGGTTGCTGCTTTCCGTGTACAAGAACCGGAACTGGGCGTCGGCGTCCACACCCTGCTGCTGGCTGGCTCCACCCAAGCCTTTGCTGCCAAGGTCGAGACCATCAATGGTCAGCAAGTTGAAATCCCGCAGTTCGCGTCCGATGCCTACGACGACGCAATGCGTGAAGTGATCTTCGAAACCTTCATGGCGAACTTCCAGAACGCCGGTTTCCTGGATTGCGATGCTTGCGTGATCCCGGCCGACTACAACTTCGCCGATGACGACCTCACTCGTTCTACCGCCGCCAATGCCCTGGCTTCCATTCACGTCGCCATTTCGCAGGTCGCCGGTGAGCCGGATGTTTGCATCCTGGATGCCAAGGAAGATGCCACGCTGTCCACACGCATCACCTTCGGCAATGACGATGTCTTCGATGAAGTCGGCTCTGCTGTTCGTGGTGATGTTTGTGTTGAGCTCTACGCTCGTCCGAAGAACCAGAACACTACCGGTATCGCCGCTGATCGCATGAAGCGCATCACTGCACTGTACGGTTACATGGATCTGATCTGGAGCCCGGCTGCAGAACCGTCCAATCCGTACCAGCTGCAAGCGCCGAATACCCAGATCCCGACCCAACTGTACCTGCCGTCCTTCGTGATTACCCGGCTGGATACCGAAGATGCTGCTTCGTTCAATGCCTATCTCCTGGCCCTGGCCAGCGTGAACGTCCTGTCCGACAACAACAACTGGGTGCGTGCGTTCCTGCCGCGCAGCATGAATGGTTCCGACATGCATGACATCGGCGGCATCGGTTACGAAGCCAACCTGGAAAAGAACCCGAATGGTTGGGGTTCTGCTCTGAACGTGCAGCCGAACGAACTGGTGAACCTGGTTTCGGCCTTCATGCATCCGGGTCTGGTTATCCAGGCCGATGTGGATGAAGTTGGTCCGCAATCCTGGATGTCCGGTCTGCTGATCCCGCTGGCTCAAAACCGTCCGGACGCCGTCGAATACTTCGTGGCTTCCATGGATGCACTGACCGGTGGCAACTTCAGCAAGTTCTACGACCCGACCCAGCCAATTGCACTGGAAACCGCCCGTATCTACAAGGGCCATTTCAGTGACGGCACCAAGAAGTCTCTGGCGCACTTCGACTACCTCGCGGTAGCGAACCTGACCGGCGATCGCAATCCGGAAACCATCGCTGAATTCAGCGAAACCATGGTGAACGAAACGAACGACGTGAAGGTGCACCTGAGCCGTCGTCGCCAGATCATCCAGCATCTGTGCCCGTCCGCCGTCTTCGAAGGCTGGCAGCGTCGCATTACCTTCAACCCGGTGCAGATGGGTGCAATCGCTCAGGCGTTCGCGGCTTCGAAGTTCCATGCTCCTCTGGTCCAGAACTTCGGCGACATCCAAGGCACTCAGCGTTCCACCAGCAGCTTCGCCCGCAACATGATGATGAGCTCGACTCCGTCCGGCGTCTTCAGCAACAACTTCGGTCGCGGTGGTGCTTCCCGTACCTTCGGTGTTTACAACGGCCGTCACTACAGCCGCTGATAAGGGGCTTGCCTAACGGCTAAGCAGTAAGAGAAAGGGGGCTTCGGTCCCCTTTCTTTTTTTCCCTTAAAACTGGCGGAGGAAAGCAAATGGGTATTTACCAAGAGCTGATCAGTTATGACGATACGTTCCATCAGAAGACGATAGAACCGGTAATCGTAAATGATTACGTCGAAATCACTGATGAACAAAAGCGCATGTTGAATGACTTGATTTATTCGTCGTTCAGTGGTGACGTTTTGAACAATATGCCCTCGTGCTATTGTGGAGTCACCAAAGGTAAACACAAGGAAGGCATTATTTGTCCTGAATGTGGAAGACCTGTCGAGCCAAAACTCGAAAAGGATCTGGAACCTCTCGTTTGGTTGAGAGCTCCTGAAGGAGTTGAAAAACTCATGAATCCACACGTATGGCTGATGTTGAAGCAACGTTTCACGCGCTCTGGTTTTGAAACAGTGCGCTGGATGTGTGACACCAGTTACAAAGCTCCAGTGAAACCTGCGCCTTTCCTGCCTGAACTTGAAGCGAAAATGCGTGAAGCCGGTATCCGGCGCTCGTATAACAGTTTTGTGGAAAACTTCGATGAGGTAATGGATATTCTGTTTAACATCCGTGCCTTGCGTAACAAAGACTGCCCGTTTGGTGTAGAAGAAGATCTTAGTACACTTCTGCGCACACAACGCAATGCAGTTTTCTCGTCATATCTCCCAGTGCCTAATAAAGCACTGCTGATTCTCGAGGAAAGTAACATGGGTCCTTACGCAGACCCAATCATCGCAGGCGCTGTTGATGGTATCCGGATGTTAGTGGGTATCGACACAGGTGACACTCCTGTAAGTTTGCACACGAAACAAAATCGCGTAGTTCGTGCTGTCATGCAGCTGGCTGAATTCTACGAAGGTATCTACAAGACAACTTTCGCTAAGAAGCCAGGTGTTTTCCGAAAGCATGTGTTTGGTTCTCGGGCGCATTTCAGTTTCCGAGCCGTGATTTCCTCTCTCACGGATGACCACTTTTACCGCGAGATCCACATCCCCTGGGGTATCGGGGTGAGTGTTTTGCGGATTCATTTGATCAACAAGCTTATCAGTCGCGGCTTTACGCCGAATGAAGCGATTGGTTTCCTGAAGTTTAATTCCCAGCAGTACCATCCTATTTTGGATGAGTTGTTCAAGGAGTTGATTGCAGAAGCACCAGGAATTGGGATTCCTGCTGTGATGCAGCGTAATCCATCGCTTGAGCGTGCTTCAGCTCAGGCTGTCTTCATTACGAAGGTAAAGCCAGCTACTGAAATCCCGACTGTGTCAATTAGCATTATTACAGTAAAAGGGATGAACGCTGACTTTGATGGCGACCAAATCAACTTCACGTTAAGTCTCGATAGCTTTACTGCGGAAGCTCTCGAGGCTCTCGCACCACACAAGTCTGTTTTTGGGCTTGATAAACCGCGAGAGGTGACCAATAACCTTGCTATCCCAAAACCGGTAGCGCAAACAATCGCTCATTGGCTAACTAGTTCTTCGCCTAATGATTACGATCCGCGCAAGGCAGCAAGATTGCGAGAATTGGTCCCGACTTATTAACAAGGCATTAAACAAGGAGCAAAGATGATTGCTGAACTTGACAATGATGGTTTTGATGCATTGTTGTACGGAGCACAATCAGTTCATCCGAATACCATGCGGTATATGGAGAATCAGTTTAACCACGTTACAGGGTTGTTGACTGACGTAGGAAGACGGTTCTCCCAAGAGACCGAACGTGTTTTTGAATTCTTCAGTAGCGGAGAATCATTCCGGAAAGCAAGAGCCATCCTTCGGAATGTTGGTAGTCTCTTCAAAGCTGATGATATTCGAGAACTTACTTCGATCAGTGACTTTCAGACAGCCGGTCTCGAGATGCAGCGATGGTTGATGGCGGAACCAGATTATCGGAAACTCTATCATCAGCAGCGTTGCGAAGGATTCAGTCGTACTTACATTGACAGACATCCTGGTCGCATTGGTGAAGACCATTACGATTATCGTCGCGCTATGAATGGGCTGTTTGTTCCAGAAAAGGTAGAAGGTGAGGAAGAAGAACAATACTTCGTTACTGAATACTTTGAAGAACTGATTGAAGGCGATCGTGAACTCGAACTGAGTGAGCAGGTTGATATTCAAACAAGTTGGAGAAACCTTAGAGCGTTTGTCGCACACGGCGGGGAAGATCCTGGTTCCGAGTTCGGCAATCAGCTGTAAGGCAAAGAGGGGGCCGGGAAACCGGTCCTCTTTTTTTTTTTTGCCCTTAATGCTGTGTATAACTGATATGTATGGTGAACAGCATGCCTAATGACGATGCAATTAAAGTGGTTCCTACTCTAACCACAAATGGTTGGGTTAAGGGAACTGCTGAGAAAGTCGACTTCCTGATGGCTTATTTTTTTGAGACTGATCCACGCCAAAGCTACATCTTTGCCGGCACAGTAACAAGTATGCAGGCTATCATAGCTGAGGCAGGTCACGACATGGGTAAGTTAGCCAGTAAAGCTAGTGAAAGTCTTACTGGATACTTCAACAGATATTTTGATAGTAGCCGCGTTACTGTGACTACTAATGAAGTTGAGTTCGGTTCTAACAGAATGGAGCTACGGATTCACATCCAGGTTACGGATGCAGGAAAAGATTATTCTGTTGGTCAAATCTTACGAGAAATGAATGGTCGGTTTGCTAGGGTAGTAGCTGCAAACAACGACGGCACTTATTAAAAGGAAGAAAACAATGGAAGAGTTTGTCCCTAGTTTTGGTGGCGAGATCACTGAGATTGCTGCACTCCTGAATGACATTAGCGAGAGCGACCGTCCTCGACTACCTGAAGTAGTTTTTGTAAATGTCTTCCTGCCGTTGTTTGTGGGCGAGGTGTCTCAGTATAAAGCGACAATGGATACTTGGATCGGCTTTGCGCGTGGCTGGAACCGCGAAGTGGACGTTGTAGATGAAAAAGGGAATGTTATTTTCACAGTCCCTGGATTCTTGGATCGTAATGCCGTCAATGTCGCAGGTGAAAACGGTCTTCCAATTTCCCATATTGTGCAGACTGCTGAGCAATATACTAGGATGAGTCCTATCGCAGGACAAAATTATCTGGTAGGCCAATTAAATGAGCGTTCGATGCTGATGGAAAATGCCGGTGCTAAATCGACCGACACATCAGAACGTTGGAACGCAATCTTGGTACGGTACGGTAAAGAAGGTTTTCTCGACCAAAAAACCCCTACCGATAAAGTAATCCAGAAATCCGAACAAGGACCTGGTGATGAGCTCATTTACGACCCGCTCTAAATTGAAAATGGCTTCTGTGGGTGATGTCCATTTGGGCCACCCTAAGAATCCTACATGGCGTATCCTTGAAAATCTCAGTAGAGAATTTCCTGATAACGCTGAAACTGCTTCATTGGACGCTATTTGGATTGTCGGAGATTTCTTCGATGACCTTTTGGCGTTCACAGGCACAGATGAAACTGATATCTTTTTGTGGGTGTCTAATTTCCTGCGCCTTTGTAAGAAACACAATATCATTGTTAGAATACTTAAGGGTACTCCTAGTCATGACTGGGATCAACCTCAGGTGTTTCTTACAATCAACGAATTAGCTCAAATTGGGGCCAATATAAAGTACGTAAGAGACCTAAGCGTCGAGTACATAGAGGAACTCGGTATCCGAGTCCTCTATGTACCCGATGAGTGGGAAACGACGACAGAGAAGACCCTTTCCCAAATAAGAGAGCTCTTTCGCGCTAAAGGTATTGACCGTGTTGACTATGCATTAATGCATGGACAATTTGATTTCCAATTGCCGGAACACGTAAAAGCCCAGAAGCACGATTCAGAAGCTTATCTGGACTTAGTGTCTGGTCTGATCTTCATTGGACACGTACACACATCAAGGTTTTATAAACGTATTCTTCCATGTGGTTCATTCGATCGCTTAGCTCACAATGAAGAAGAAGCTAAAGGTCATGTTCGTGTGACGGCGCACGAGAACGGCGAACACGATATTAAGTTTGTCGAAAACAAGAGGGCTATGAAATTCATTACGGTGTGTTGCCTTGGTCTTAGTCTCGAAGATACCTTGAACAAAGTAGAAATGATTGTTTCTGGTCTTGAGGACGGAAGTCATGTCAGAATTGAGGCAGAGACAACTAATCCTATCCTGAACAGCATGGAAATTCTTATCAGAAAGTTCCCGCTTTATAACTGGTCGAAGATCGCTCGAGACCTTAGTGTTCAGGAGGAAGAATCAGAAGCAATCACAGAAGCCGTGTTTGTCCCTATTACCATCACCAAAGACAACATCGTGCAGTTGTTAATGGATAGGTTGTTGAATAACGGCTCTTCTCAAGAGATTCTGGAGGGAGCTACTAGAATTCTCGATGAGGTGAAATAATGTTCAATGCACTCAATGAACGAGAGATGGGTCAGTACCCTCTCTCGGTCGCAACAAGTTTGGCATTGGAATCTGCTACAGGTATTCATCCTGAAGTACAACACAAAGAAATACCCATTAAACAAATCCGGTTGTTCTGGGTGAATGTCAGGACTCTGTTTAGAAACATGATGGGGTCATTGTCTAAGGATGACCAAGGCAGTGTGGTGGCTGAGGAATTAGCGAAAGCAATCCTCGAGGAGATGGACCAGATTGCCGCTATTGTTAAGGAGCATAGCGGAAGTCTTACCAAGGTAGTGTTTTACGTAAGCGATTACGCTAGTCTTGAAGTAAGGTATCGTAAAGCAGTGCCTAGGATGGATAACACACCTAAGCAAAAAGAATACACGGCTATTCAGACTCAGACGATCGGTTTTATTCAAAAGTGGTACGACAAAGAACGCGCACCTTACGAATTGAAGTTTTTCAGGCTTAAACTTGAAAACAGCGACAAGAACATGAAAGCAATGATTCTCACGCATTACGCGTTTGATCTGTGTTCGCGCCGTGAGTTTGAAGATTTGGTATTGCTTGAATCCCATACGGGTGCAGTAAAGAAATACGCCCAATGGTACACGAAGTACACTGGCGGTAAAGAACTTTCAATGATTCCATTCAGAGAAGATTTTTTACAGGTTTTTGGTGACTCTGAGACTTTCAGACCGATGGATATTAAGTTGAGAAAAGACTTGATAGACGTCGCCACCAAATACAGGTGGACGCCAGTCACTACTCGCGACAAAATTGTCTTCTCGATCGAGCAGATAAAGAACCCTTACGCCAGAGATATTCTTAAAGAGATCCTGGTTTAAATTTTTACACATCCCGTACATTTGTTGTACGACTTCACGAGGAAATTAATCATGGCTGGCTTTAATGGTAATAACAGCAATCGTCCGCAACGCAAGAAAAATGCTCTGGACGATCAGAAGCTCAAGCTCTACACCAAGAACAGCGAAGGCAAGAATGCCTCTCTGATGATCAATATCTACGACAACAACCCGCGCATTGTTGTCTACAACGGCATTGAAGCTGAACGCGACCAGGGTGCTATCAGTGCCCGCATCAACGCGAGTGTGGCCATTGCCATTACCAACATGATCGAGCAGGCGTGTGCGTTCCGTCCGACAGAAGAAAAGCCGGAAATCAAATTCAAGATCGAAAACAAGCGTCCGAACTTCAAGCCGGGCGGTGGTAAGCCGGAAGGTCTCGTCAACGATACCGAAATCCTGGTCGGCAAAGACGCGAAGGGTCGTGTCTGGATTACTGTCACCAAGTACAAGCGCACCGCAATCAAGTTCTGTTTCGGAACCGACGAATTCCATGTCTTCTATCACGGCACTGGCGAACAGTTGTCTGAAGGCGAAGTATCTGTCATGTTCGCTCGCGCTTGGGTGAAGCTCATTCAGGCAATGATTCCGCATCTGCTGATTACTGAATACAAGGAACCGGAACCGCGCGAATTCAACAACCGCAATGGCGGTGGTAATGGTGGCAACCGCGGCGGTGGTTATCAGGGCGGCGGTAATCGCGGCGGTGAATCCACCAAACCTGCTGGCGGCGGCTTTGACAATTTTGAAGAGGATCTTCCGTATTAATTTCTAACTAACTAGTCTAGGGTACTTCCTTGTACCCTAGACTTTTTGCCCTAAGCTATTCAAGATAAAAATAGTTACATATTACAAATGTGTCTAGTAGTAGTAATAAACTTTAAACAAGGAGTTTTGCATGCTCTTAGAAAACAAGGATAGTGGTACTTGTGTAGTTCGGCACGGGAAAGCTGAAATTACCTGGTCCATGCGTTTCCTCGAAAAAGCAAGAACCGCCGAGGCAAACATGTTTAATGAGATCAATAGCTTTTGGGCCAGTCTCCCCGAAACAAAACAGAAAGAAATTTTTGACATCTATTGCGAAATCAAGGAAGTGTTTGAAAGCGCAGTATCTGATCAAGTTGTGCTCATGCAGACTATCAGGCCAATCCTCAAGCGGCTTTATGAACTGCATCCTTTCGAAGATGTCTTCGATCATGTCTTCTTGCGTTGCAATGTTCTTATTCCGGAAGGTTTCATTAATGAGTTTAGCTCAGAAGAAGTTTTGGTAGGGACACGCGATCGTACTTACGTGCGAGAAGATTATCGACGTCTGGTGACACTGGCTGTTTTGCTGCGTCCGGTACTCCCAGTCTGGGGTGAGTTTATCGCGCAGACCCATCGAGAAACAGGTACGGTCTGGAAAGAATATTACGCTTTCCAACTGCTTGTTCAGACAAATCTTTACGAAGGTTTCCAAACAGGCGATTACAGTCAGCCACTCGAGCGTCTTCGTATTTATATCGAGGGCCTTCTTGGGCGCGAGAAAGCCAACACGTCCGCTATCCTCGGTGGGATTTCTTCCGAGAACTATCCTACATGGGTGCTGGCGCTGGTGATTGTTCGACGTATTGGCCCAGGTGACGTAAGTGGTAATCCGAACGAACCTCATTTGGTTACATCGGCGTACCGGTACGTAGTCCAGAAAATCAAAGGAACCGACGGGCAATTCATGGGGACAGTGAGTCCCAAGATTGTTCCGGATGGTGGCGAGGGTGAAAACAATCTTTCGAAGTTGGAAGGTTATAAAGCCCGCCAAGAAATCCCGGAAGGTGATATCTCGGTAATCGAACACTACGTCAAGAACTACAGTATGGAAGCCGCAAAGCGGATTGCGCCTGACATTCCTGAAAGCTTGGTTCGTGAAAGCCTTGCATCTGTTCAAGCTCTAGCTACTGAAGAAATTCAGGATGTTCAGCTAACGCTTGCACAGTGGGTTACCGCAGATGTAATTCCGCCGCGCGGCATCTACTACATCAGCAAGAGCTGTGTCTTGACTATGCTTGGTATTACGCAGGCTGTTCTGTGGCATTGGGGTTTCCCCGAACTAGCTGCTGTGGCAACCGCTAAAACAATACAAAGCAGTGAAGAGCTAGCAATGTTTGGTGTGGAAACACGCGCACGAATTCCTCGTGAAATGGTAGAGAAGCTCGATCTTCTTTATCCATTCATTCGGAAGTCAAGAAAGGCCGAAAGGCTTAAACAAAAGAACCACGCTGTGCAAGCTATCGAAGAAATGGAGACGCTGGTGAGTCATCATGACTGGCGTCTTACACTTCCTCGTGCGTGGATTAATGAAGTGAATCCCAATGAAGCAGGTGTCCAGAGCATGCGTTTTGCTGTACCGCAGGACATTAAAATCAAGCTGGCTGAGCTGGTAATTGAAATTGCAGAACGGAGGAAATATAGCAATGACAATTCGCGTAACTAAATTCGTCGTGATCGAAACTGGCACGTATAACAAGCAGTATCGTCGCCCCTACCAATCGATTCTCGATCATGACGGGATGAATGCGCTGGCAGAAGTTATTGATCGTACTGGTCAGATTACTGCCAATACATTGGCTGGAGTTGCTAATCGCCTTGTTTGCCCGAGTGCACAACCGGAATCTGAAATCGGTATCATCGGCGGTTGGGGCGAACGTCGTTTGCGCTTCATGCTCGAGCTTCAGGATGTCTCTGATTTCAGCACGCGTGTTCAGACGATCCTTGGTTATAGTGATCACTTCGGCGTCAGCATGAATGGTACACTCGACCCACGGATGGAATTTTACATCAACTCCACCATCCAGTCGCGTGAGACTATTGCCGAAACTCCGCTTGGTCGCCAGCGTTATTTGACTGTGCGAGACAACAGCCATGTCCTGGCTAACAACAACTGGAGTGGCATCAATTCCGGTTCCAATGAGTTCGCTATTCGACCGCAAGATATTTACAGCGTGATGACGCGACAAGAACTCGGCGAACTTCCTGGCGGTATGTTGGATATGCGGAACGTTATTCGGAATACTCCGATGAAGTCCCGCCGTCAAAACAGTGTGGCTAGTGGTTATGCTGCGCAAGTGTTTGAAGGTTATCGTTCCGCTCAAGCTACCCAAGATTTTGGCCAAGGGCGTAATGACGTTCTTTCCGAAGCCAGGAAAATGATGCGAGATCCTCTCGTCAGCCAAGATCCGTTCATGTCTGCTTTGATGAACTTGCGGGGTGACCCGACTCCGACGAATTACTTTACTATCCATGAGCTGCTCCAGCTTGATCCGCACGCGATGAGCCCAGGTGTTTATAGCTCAGGTATTATGAGCGGCGCAACACGGGCCGCAAGTAATTTCCATGAAAGCGGGACTACTGAGTACTGGCACGTTGCTGATCGCCACACTCAAGTAGCAACTGTGCTGGCGCAGACAGCGGCTGCAATCATGATGGATGTTGGGATTACAAAGCTGAATTTCGATGCTTCCAATCTCAATAGCACGGGTATGAGTCAGGTTCGTCTTGGTGATTTCAAATCCTTCAGTAACATTGACATGACCGAGAACCTTGAGACTTTCCGTATTCGTTTTGCTACGGAAGTTTTGCGTGACTTGTTCTACAACGACGAAGTTGATTACTTTGTGACTTTGTCTGTTGATGTGCTTGGCGATACCAGAATCATGGTTTCTATTGAAGGAAGCGAACAAGTGCCTTACGTGTTGCCAACGTTTTGCGATGCGTTGTTCGCTCCGGTTATTACTGAACACGATTCCCTGTCGCTGCAGCTGGCGGATTCTTTTGGTGCCGTTATTGATGAACTTCTTACCACGAACTCTCAGTTCGCTGAAACTGGTGAATTGAAGTATCAATTCTAAACAAGGATTTAAACAATGGCAATTATGGATGTTTTGAGTTTTTACGAAGCAGTTCTGAAAGCTGCCGGAGTAAGCATCACCGAAGACAAGTGTCTGGATATCGACACTGGTGATGAGAAAATTCCGCTTACGATCAAAAGCAAGCGCGTGGTTTTGCCGTACGAGAACCAATTGCGTATTGCTGACTGGTCTCAGCGTGTGGCTTTCCATCCGCTCAAGGAATCTTTGGTTGGTGGTGAATCGGAAGTACTTGCTCGTTTCCGTCTGTGTGTGACCTCGCATCTGAACATCTTGTTCGCAGACATCCTGCAAGAGCTTCTGGTTATTGGTTCTTCTCCGGCTCAGCATAGCCAGCTGAATCCATCACAGTCTGAATTCTTGACTGTGGTGAAGGACATTGATGAAAAGACTGTGGTGGCTTTGCAGAACATCATCAAGAAGACCCCAACCAATCGCATCTCGAAGAGCTTCGTCGACATGTTTATCCGCAAGGGTGGTGTGCTCGAAGGCAAGACCTACGACTGCGTCGGTATTGTGTCCTTCCCGTTGTATGAAGAACTCAAAGAATCCGACAAGGAAATCTGGGGCGTTAAGCTTCGTGTGAAAGATCGTACTGCCATCATGTCTCTGATGGAATACATGATTCCTGGTATTGGCGAACAGAATCGTTATTCCTATCCGACCATGAGCCGGAAAGCACCGCGTACCGAATGTCTGCTCTGGACATTTGCCAACGTGCTCAGCCCGCTGGCAAACCTTGTTACTCTGTTCAATGGTGTCTTTACCAAGGAATATGCAGTTAACATGGATTGGATCGAAACCCTGGAAAATATCGGCGAGCTCGATAAAGAGCTGCGCAGCATGCCGATGTTGAGTGGTAACGAAGCAAGCCGTTCGAAGGTGGAAGAAGCAGAACAACGAGTGCAAGAAAACGCAGCTGTCGGCCGTGCAGTTGAACGTGTCGCTCCGCCGCTTCGCACGCTTGGTGATCCTGCGCCAGCCCAGGCAGCAGAAACAACAAGTGCTGTTGCAGCTACTGTTGCTTCCAATGGTCGGAAGAACTACAGTGACTTCCTTCGTCAGCCTGAAATACGGGAGCGTTTGAGCAATAACCGCGCTTGGGCCAACGAGCGCAGTTTTGGTGGTCTGCCAGTTGACAACCGTAACTTCGGTCGTCGTGAACCGCAGTCCTATATGGCCGCTACAGAAGTACGTCGCCAGATCCGTAATGGAGGTGGTGGTGGTAACTTCGGTCGCGGTGGTGGTAACTTCGGTCGCGGTGGTGGCGGTAGTGGCGGTTACAACATGTAAGACGGCATAAACCCAGGGGGAGCCTCGGCTCCCCCTGGGAATAGGCTAATAGTAATGTGTGTTTTTTTTTTTACCTAAACATGTTCAATGTGGTTGTGTCGCCACCAAGGTCGCCACCAAAAATCCGGATAGAATAAAGCTTACCGGCGGCACCCGCCGAGAGGCTACCAATAAACAGAAACCCGCCACTAGATAGTATAGTAGCAGATGGGCTAACCGGACTACCACCAAAGCGGGACCAAGAAACCTTGTCTTTAGATATAGAAAAATACCTGTAACTATCGGCCCCTCTGGACATAGTAATACAATGCCTTTGTCCGGGATTAATTGTAGTCGAAGCAGTTATTGCGTTGACCTTGCCATAATCGCCTATATAACCAGTCGTTTGGGCACCATTAAATGTTAAGTGTAATTGTAAAATGCCATTAGTACTAATATTTGATGGATTTCCGCTACCGTGCAACATCAAGTAACCACCGGCAGAACCAATCTTAGGTGCATACTCAATTACGATACTTACATTCCCATAAGACGGAATTGGTAGCGACCGTAAATCAATACGTAAAAATCTGGAACTGGGAAGATCAAGATAGGACCTGCCGTCAGGGTCCTTACCAAAAAAATTGGACGGAATCCCACTAATGTTGTTGGTAAAAACGCTAGAACCGGAATAAGTAACCACTGGAGAAATCGCTTCCGAACCAGCTAAAAAAACAAACTTGCCATTACTGGCATAAAGATCAAAAAGACCTTGTCCGACCGGCAACGACTCTCGGCGTTTCACATGACCAGGATTTTTAAACATAAATTGTCGCACGATAGAACCCCCTAAAAAATTACACAAACTACCCATTGAATGATACACGTCAGAGCGACATAGACGACGTGGCAGAGTTAGTGCTATCAAGCCTCTCAATAACTGCTGGGTCAGGAATATAAATCTGCTTAAGTTCTCGAGTAGCCTCAGTAGGACAATGCAATCCATTCATCCGAAGCACAACCCAATGTAGGTGGCTAGGGATGTTCTTATGGAAAAGCAATCCATAAAAGTCATTCTCATAATGGTACGCTTCTGACGGATCTACATTAGCCACCGTGGTGTTACCAGCATAGAGAATGACTGCCAAGTGATCCTCAATTACCTGCCGAAAAGAATCAGTATAGTACCGAAGGTTAGAAAGTCCGGTCTGGTAATTATCAATTTCCATTTTTAATTCCCCCTCGAATACTCAAAAATAGTTCAAACACATATTATCAAAGTGTGTAGTATCAGTAATAAACTTTAAACAAGGAGTTTAAAAACAATGCCACATAAGTTTCAACCAAATCAGCTTCGGCGGGAGCTGCTCGGCGTTAGTGGTCTGAACTTTTCTGACGGCGAAGATAGCGCTAGTCGGAAACAAATGTTCGGTTCTCATGTAGGTCAGGCACTTGTGATTTCTGGTTCTACTGAGCGAAGAATTCAAACTGGCATGGAAATGGAATATGGCAAGTACACTTTCAGTGTCAAGATGCCTGCTAATGGACGCGTTCTTCGTGTGCTTCAGCGCTATCCTGAAACTCTCGGTGCCGAAACTATCCGGTTTAATCCACAATCCGTGGTTCTCTTCGAACGACTCGATAATCGTGAAGTAGGCATTATCAACCTTCCGCGTTATTGTTCCCAGCACCAGTATTTTGGTTTCGAATATGTTCCAGGTCCAGCAATGAGCAAGCTGCGCCCAGGCATGGAAATTGAAGAAGGCGAAATCTTCCTCAACTCTCCGTCAGTTACGCCGGATGGCGGATATAAATTCGGCCGGGAATGCAATGTCGCGTTTATGTCACATCCTGCTGTTTCTGAAGACGGCGTTGTCGTATGTGAGGATGTTCTTCCGCACTTCTCATTCAAGACTTACGAACACCGGGTGGTTGAATGGGGAAGTAAGCGTTTTCCACTGAACCTTTACGGTGACGAGAATAACTTCAAACCTTTCCCTGACATTGGTGAGAAACTGCGTGACGACGGTCTTTTAATGATGCTCCGGGATTACAATACCAGGTTAGCACCCATTGAACAAAGCATTCATGACCTTCGTCGCATTGACAACATTTTCGATAAAGGAACTTACGTAGCTGGACCAGGCGGTCGTGTGGTTGACATCAAGATTTTCCATGATGGACAGGTTGTGCCGTTCTCAGCTATCGGCGGTGTTGTTCCGCTTTCAATGGACAGACAGCCGATGAAGTACGAACGCGCTCGTCGGTACTTCTATCAGAGCATCATTGAAGAGTATCGTCGGCTTCGGCGTGAGCAAGGTAAAGGACTTCGTATCAGTTTGGAATTCCATCGACTGATCATTGAAGCTTATTCTGTTATTGGCGGTCCTACCACTAATGAAGAGCAAGTCCGCAAAGTCTATCGTCAAGCTCCGTTGGATGAATGGCGCGTGGAATTCGTTGTCGAATACACGATCACACCGACGATTGGGTTCAAGGTTACTGGGTGTCACGGCGATAAGGGCGTTATTTGTCATATCGCTAAGCCGGAGGACATGCCTGTTGACGCCGATGGTAACCGTGCTGATTTCATTATGGATGGTTGTTCTACGATCAGCCGTATGAACATTGGTCGTATGTACGAAACGTTCTTCAATGCAACTGCACGCGATTGTGCCAAGCGAATCACAGAAAAGCTTGGGCTTGATCCGACAATGCGTGTTAAGGATCTTTTCGAAACCATCAAGGATATTGAAACATCCAGACCAGAACTCATTGACGAAGTATGGGAACACCTTCTCGGCTTTTATAAGATCGTTAGTCCGAGAATGTATGGTTGGTTTATCACAGGCGCGTATGCGCTGCCCCGTGCCCAGCATTTGGCCAAAATTATCCATGACGGAATCTACATTTACTTCCCGACCGATAATGAGCCAGAGATGTTGGACATCGTCGAACAACTCGATGCTAACTATCCGACCACTTACGGACCCGTGACGTATCGTGGTACAAGCGGCAAGGTTTCCAAAACCATCGATGACGTACGTATTGGATCTATGTACATCATGCTGCTTGAAAAGATTGGTGATGACTGGACAGCTGTTTCGTCTGGTAAACTCCAAGCATTTGGTGTTCTGTCACAGGTAACGAATGCTGATAAGTATTCCGAACCTACGCGTCAACAAGCGATCCGTGCACTTGGTGAAGCTGAAATTCGAATCTACGTTTCTTACGTGGGTCCTGAAATGACTGCGGACATCATGGACCGTAATAACAATCCCGAGTCTCACAAGACTATTCTGGAAAATATCCTTAATGCGGCGAAACCCACTGCCATTGAAAAGGTAATTCCTCGGGACCGTAATCCGCTTGGCGGTTCGAAGCCGTTACTCTTGATCAAGCATCTGGCCGAATGCGGCGGCTGGCGCTTTGTCTACCATCCTGGGCACCCCATCAAGAAGCCAAAGGATTGGAAGAGTCAACAGGCTTAACAAGTGCGGCGGTAATGATACCGCCGCAATATAAACAAGGAGAAGTCAATGCTTAAGATGAAAGCTCGGGATTTGTTACAGTTTACACCTGACGAGCTCTGGGAACTTCTTTGTGAAGACCATATCTTGATGTTTGACGATGGTGAAATCCATTGTACCTGGCGTGAGACTATCTACTCCAGTTATGCGTGGGCGTTCCATCGCGAGTTCCCAGAAACACCGATGCTGAAGGCGCATCACATCAGGTCTATTCTGGACGGTAAACGTCCCGGACCATCAAGTCATCTCAGGTTGTTGGAAGCGTGCATGTGGTCTTCGCACGACGCATATCAGGGTAATCAGGATGGTGTCGCTATCCGCGATTACATGAGCAGACGGATCTACGAGATTACCAACGAGATCTATGTTCAGCTCAGTCTTCGTGCTGAAGATCACGTACAGTCTCTCGATATCAAGAACTTCTCGCATGTTCTCCGACATCCTGAGATCAAAGCACGTCGTGCCTTGACTGAACCGACCGGCCGCTCTATCGAGGAATCAAATGCGTTTATTAAGAACGCACTGATGAAATGGAAGGATTTTGATAACAATACGCTGGCGCTTGCCTTGCGCTCTAAGTTGGTAAATGATAACCAAGCACTTCAGTGTGTCGGGCATCGCGGTTTCATTACTGATGGTGATTCGAATCTTTTCAGAACCCCGGTGTTGCGTTGCTATGCCGAAGGTATTCGGTTGTTGCACGATTCGTTGATCGAATCTCGGTCAGCCACTAAGGCCTTGTTATTCTCTAAGGCTCCGTTGCAAGCAGCTGAATATTTCTCCCGGCGCTTGCAGCTGATGTCACAGGTGGTGAAGAACCTTCATCACTGCGATTGCGGTACTACGAAATACATGCTCTGGCATATCCGGCCACGAGTGGTTGAAAACAATGAGGTGGTTTTCCCTGGTGATTTGCAACATCTTGTCGGTATGAATTACATTACTGAAGATGGTAGTCTCAAGGCAATTACCATAAATGACAAACATCTTATTGGGACAACAGTCAAATTGCGCACGGTTATTCACTGTGCGCATCCTGATCCGAATGGTGTATGCAGCACTTGCTTTGGTGAACTGTCTTTGTCGATCCCGGCAAACACTAACCTCGGTCAAATGTGCTGTACTTCATTGGCGCAGAAATCATCGCAGTCGGTGTTGTCTGTTAAGCACCTTGATGGTTCTGCTGCAGTCGATTGGATTGTACTGGACGACCTCCAGCGCAACTACATGAGAGTATCTGCCGACGGCTCGAGTTATGTGCTGTCTGAGTCAATGAAACACTATCAGGTGAAACTTGTCGTTCCGGCGTCAGCTGCTGCAAACATGACTGATATTTACGAAGTGGACCATGTTGCCGAACTCAATATTAGTCGCGTAAGTGAAATGACAGAAATTGGCATTATCACAAAACGTGGCGATGTTGAAGAAATCAACTTCTTCCCGGTCTCGCTCGGTCGTCGTCATGCTAGTTTGACGCATGCTGTTCTCAATCACATCAAGAAATTCGGCTGGGAGCTGGATGCACAAGGTAATTACATCATCACGATGACTGGTTTCGACATGGATCAAAACTTCCTGACGTTACCGATGAAGCATTTCAACATGGCTGACCACTCTAACGAGATCGCCAAGATGCTTGAGTCGAGCGTTAAGGAAATGAAGGAGCGTTACTCAATGTCTCCTGAAGCTATGTTGGTCGACCTGTTTGACTTGATCAACGATAAGCTTAGTGCAAACTTGGCTGTCGTATCGGTCGTGATGTTGGGTGCCATGATTGTTTCGTACGAAGATGGAAACTACTTCACACCGAAACCATGGACATCTGGTGGTCTTGGCGTAATGGAGCAATCCATGCTGCATCGTAGTTTGAGTGCAGCAATGGCCTATGAGGACCACTTCAGTATCGTGACGAATCCTAAGAGCTTTGTTCTGACGAATCGTCCTGACCACCCAATGGACATGATGCTGATGCCTGCTGAAGTAAGTGCATACGGTAATCTCTAGCAGAAAATCGCTTGGAGCTGTAATGTCCTCAGAAGAGAAGCGTTTTAAGATTACCGTCTATAGTCACCACTTTTGTATCACTGAGATTGGTCTGTATGGCAGACATGTCATTGATCAATTTTCAAAGAAGTTGGTGTTATGGGGTATCAAACGAGAGGGGAGGCGGTTCTTTAGAGCTCCCCTCAGAGTTTTCGCGGCTGCTACAAAGGACAGAACTGTATTCAGATTCCACATCAATCAGCTGCCCGAATTCAAAACCCATCTTGAACTATCGATGATCAAACAAAACGAGTACACTCTTGAGTATGCTGGTCCGCCTGTATTTAAAGCGGTTGATCTGAAGATTCAGGATGGTTGGGCGCCGCGAAGCCATCAGCCGTCTGTAATCGAGTATATTAAAGAACCTGAACGTCCTGTAAGTAAGTTAGTATCGCTGCAGACAGGTCAGGGGAAGAGTTACTGTACGATGCAGGCAGCTGCCGATATGAACGCAATGGCGGTTTATATCGTTCGTCCAATGTATTTGGAGAAATGGCTGATTGACCTCATGAAGACTTATAAGTTAAAGAAGAATGACGTTCTGGTAGTTCAGGGCTCAAACCAGCTAAAGGCGTTACTCAGGCTGGCTTCTACTAATAAGTTAAAAGCCAAGATGATTCTGCTAAGCAATAAGACGGTGCAGAATTGGCTGAAGTTGTATGAAGAATTTAAAGAAGGAACGATAGAACTTGGGTACGATTGTTTGCCACACCAACTCTTCTCTCATCTGAAAGCAGGGTTCCGTGTGATTGATGAGGTACACCAGGATTTCCATCTGAACTTCAAGATCGATCTTTATACCCATGTGAAGGACTCAGTTTCATTGTCCGCTACGTTGGTGAGTGACGATCCGTTTATTAGTAAAATGTACGAGATTGCTTACCCATTAGGATTGCGATACAAAGCGCCGACCTACAAGAAGTATATCCGTGCTAGGGCTGTGCTGTGGGGGCTCTCGCGTCCTGATCTGATTAGAACGCAAGACTTTGGGTCAAAGACCTACTCGCACCATGCCTTTGAACGTAGCATTATGAGTAAGCCACAGTGTATGGAAAAGTACCTGAAACTTATTCAGAATGTCATTCAAAATACGTACATCAAAAACTACCAACCTGGTGATAGGCTTATTGTGTTCTGCGCTTCAATCGCAATGTGCACAAAGGTCACTGCTTTCTTGGCAGAATGTTACCGTGAGTTGGATGTGAAGAGATATGTTGAGGATGATCCGTACGATAACCTGATGAAGCCGGATATCAGAGTCAGTACTCTGCAATCTGCTGGAACCGCTGTGGATATTCCAAACCTAGCGACTACAGTAATGACGACTGCAGTTTCGAGTAGTCAAGCTAATATTCAGGGCCTCGGTCGGCTACGTGAAATGAAAGATGGGCGTGTTCCTGAGTTCGTGTATTTTGCATGCGTCGATATCAAGAAGCATATGGAATATCACGAGAAGAAACGCGAAATGCTGAAAGACAGAACGCTCGAGTACCATATCGAGCACATGGGTATCAAGGTATAGACGGGAGGGCAAGTGCCCTCCCTTTATGCTGTTAACTTTTTTTAAACAAGGAAAAAAACAAATGACCTCTCAGCTTTTACATTGGCTTACAATTTTTGGTTTACAGCCAAAGGTTGTATCAAAGGAAGTAACGAAACATGGCGAAGACTATGTTGAAAGACAAATTCGTTTTCGTGTAGGCGCCGATCAGTTGTTGGTTGTTGTCGACAATACAGATTTCCGTAATACTGATGGACCTTGTATTGTTACACCTTTTAACAGTGACGAGCTCGAAGACACTCTTGTCTGTGAAACAGAATCTGCAGTTTTGGCTTTTATCTCATTTGCCTTGAAGTCGAAAATCGATAACGTAGCAATTGATTTCCCAGCTATCAGAACACACATCGTGCAGCTAAATGAAAACACAGTTTGTCATGTAGCACCAAATTGCCCGCACGTTTTGTAAGAAAACTGTATTAATCAGAAGGAGCGTGTTGATGTCAGAATCAAAAGAGTATCCGTTCTTACCAGTAGAGATCTATCGATACCGTGTCTGGGCTAACACAAGTGGTTTCGTTTATTGCAAGAGACCTAGCATACCGTCCCCAGAGATGACTGACGAAACACCGTTTGTTCAGTTGTCGTTGGTTATGGATTACGTGGAAACGCAAGAACGTAAGATCAAAGCCTTGGAAAAAGAAATTCAAGGCATGAAAGATCAACGTGCTAATGAGTGGTCTGAATTAAAAACCGGTTTGGTTCCTTTGGTGAAATCAGTCGAAGATTTTATTCTCGGTGATCCCAAAGAACACTAGTGACATAAAGCCAGGGAGAACAACCCCTGGCTATTTTTTTTTACCCAAGCTTGTTATTTGGGTCGTATGTTTGTGCGTCCTTAGCTGTAAGTAATAAGTCACTTAAGTTACCATCGATGGTTTCCACTTCAGCTAAGTATCTACCGTACTTATCTGTCTTCTTTGTTTTGACAAGCACGTTCGGGTTCTTATCAAACAAAGCTTGCACAAATGCCTTTGTGTTTTTACCTTCCGTGGTTTTGATAGAAGGTGCGTCAATCCGAGCTAGTCGCAGACGCTGTTGTGTCTTAACATCAAAGCCAAGATCCAAAAGTACATCAACTGTGTCGCCGTCCACTACTTTGATTACTGTCGCATTGTATTCGAACATGAGAGTCTCCTTAAAAATGTCTCATATAGTTGCATTCGTTAAACTCGGTGTCCTAGAAAGTTTTGGTTATATATACTACAAGTGAATAGGAAACTAAATCTAGCTTCCAACTGAGTTAAAGTGTCTCATTAAAACACTTATTTGATTAGGAGATAATCATGTATAAACTTGTTTTGGAATGCGGCTGTTGCGGTTACAAGCTCAAGGAAGAAGAAATCTCCGAAGAGGAGTTCAAAGAAACGTTGCAAGACTGCAATTGCAGCTACGACGCTGTTGGTGATGACGAGATTCTTTATATCCGGTCTTCCGCAGCATGTAAGCAGTGTGAGGAAGACTTTAATGAGGTAGAAGATGAACAAGAAATCTAAGGCCGGTAAGGCAGCTACGCTCGCCGGCAAAGTAGCTTTCCACCTAGTTTTTGGAAAAGTAAAATTAGGTGGGCTCCTTCTTGATCTCGCTGCTACAGAGATCAAGAAAAGAAAGAAGAAGTAATGGCATAAGCCGGAGCGGGTTTCCCCGCTCCGGACTTATTTTTTTTTTTTTGCTGTTTACCAGAATCTTTCAACAGGCGAATAAACTTCCACTTGTAAATCAACAGACAAAAGGTGTTCAACTATAAGCGGATAAACATCATTCCAGTCGAGTTGACCTTTTCCACAACCAATAGCAGGAAAAGCAATACTTGTAATCCCATGTTTGTGGTAACCTATTGATACTTCCATCAAACCAGCGCTTATCCACTCTAGTTTAGATGGCTTAGACCAGTGCTTTTTAGTAGGAAAACAAAGAATCTTTTTTCCACTGCCATCCTTAGTTTGGAATACAAAAAAGCCCTCAGTATCAAAGACCTTGTTTACACATGCTTTTTTATAAGCATTCTCCAAACCCTCAAATTGCATAGCAAAAGCTTTAGCTAATCCATTACCCATTGTACCAACAATGTTTACAGGACAAACTAAAGTCTGCATACTTGATTTAAAGATATCGCCCTGCTCTATGTGTTTTACTTCGCCCATATAGAGTCCTTAAGTAGGAGGAAGTGCGTTAAGTGCGTTCTCAGCTGCCTTCTCTGCCTCTGCAGCGCGCTTAGAAGAAATCTCTAACATCAGCTCGCATTCATGCCTAGGCATCTTCAGAAAGTCAGACCAAGAAATACAGAATTTACTACCAACACCGTAATCAGCAAAACGTTGCATCAGGCTTTGCAGACGAGACGTCGAAACTGTGTCCTCTGACCAATGAAACCTGACCAGAGCAAGACTAAGGGGATCGTTATCAGCATCGTGATTAAAGATCCCATAGTCAGTTTCGTAACGAACAAGTGCCAGCATTTGAGCATCAGCAGGGATCAACTGAAATTTCACATCAGAAAACATCTTGAATAGAAAGTCAGTATAGTCCAAGTCTTTCCCAAATTCAGGCCAGTTGACGTGCGTTAACCCCGACTCCGAATCAGGGCGGTCTTCTGCGCGAGAAGGGTAAAAAAAGTTTGCAGGGTATCCAGCGGGTAGAGATGCGGGAACCGTGGGAACTTGTTATCTTCCGCTGCCGACAACGAAGGAACAGCAATCGTAGAGATCGTGGTGTCTTCAATGTACTTCGAAATACCTTCAAAGTACGCAACGCGAACCTTGTCGATACTTGACAGTTCATTGAGCGACATTTCGATACTTTCAGTATCGTCAACGATTTCATCGCCATTGATGATGATTTCCTTCACCCAGTGTGCATACTGACGCATGTTGGATGCACGAGCATGATCGAGAATGAACTCATTGCGTTTCTGATCATCCTGACCATAACCAAATGCCTTGTCAACCATCAGTACAATGCTGTCGACCCAACTACTGCCGGAGTTCAAATGCTGCATGACATTCGGAACATGAAGACTGATCGAGACTTCATCAGTCAGATCGATCTTGCGTGGCTTGCCGCGAGTGAATTCATCGACGTAGCGCTTGATGCTGTCGATATTCATCGACTGCGAAGCACGACGACTCATGTGAGCGATCTGCCATTCAGTCAGCGCCGAAGTGTCAACCCATTGCAGCTTGCCCAGATTCAGGACTTCGCGAACAATGTGGGTTGTTTCCATGTTGTCATCGCCAGGCACAACAACCGAACGAGCATATTGGAAACCACGACGGTAGATGCTGCACGCAAAACCCCAGATGATCGAAGGAATGTCATTGATCGAAATGAGTTCACGCAGATCATGCTCGCCAGCGATCGACGTTGTGTAAACGTGATCCAGCGCACAATCCAGAACATGCTTCAGCAGATAAACAGTGGTGTTGGAGAAAATGGCACCACCAGTAACGCGGCCGAGAGTGATCTTCTCATCATTGATGGCACGCTCAAGATCAATAAGCGTACCTTCAGACGGCGTACGGAAAGTAATCCAGAAACCAGAATGCCAAGCAGGGATCTGAACCAGACCACCGCTGTTGGTAACTTCGCGAATGCGAAGAATGGCTTTTTGCCCAGTCAACTTTTCGCCAGAAGGAATCTGATGGCGTGGTGCAGATGGCCCGAGCTTGCCGGCATCGGAGTTAACGTTTTGACGCCACGAACGCGAGGTGTCGTCAATAGCTTTCTGGAAGCGGTCGTACATCGGACCCATGGATGCGCCATCGAACAACGTTTGTGCCCAGTCGAAACCATCAGCGTGTTGCAACTTCGGGTGGTTTTCGATAGTGGAAATGAGCTTGCTTGCTTCCGACCGGCGCATGGAAGGAATCGGGAGGATGTACTGAATGGATTTCCAGTCAGGGCCAGGCAATGTAAAGCAGGGGTTGTCTTCCCGGATATGTTGCGACGGTTCAGCAACTGCTTCCACAGGAGTTTCCTCCTGTGGCATCTGTACGGTGTCTTGTTCGATCATGCTTCTTCTTCCTTGGTTTCGGCCGCAACTTCAGCCTGTTCTTCGACAATTTCAACCGGCGCTGCTGTGATTTCTTGATTCTTGGCAATGATCGCGACTTCAGCTTCGTTGGTAATTTCCAACAGATGCCCCATGGTCGGTACAATGATGGCATTGTAACGTTCGATCCATAGCTGGTACTTTTCGTAGATTTCGAACGTCAGCAGAATGTCTTCTACTTCAGCCCTGCCGCTACGGGCACTGTGGATCGCCCAGATAGCGTTAGCTTCTTCCAGCATAGCAGGAAGATCGTTTTTCAGAGCAGAGATCAGGCCGAGCGCTTCATCAAGACGTGTGCAAGCGTCGAAGATATCTTGACGTTTCATCAGTTGCGAAGCATCGACAGCGTTTTTCAGGAGCGAGCAACATTGTCCGTAAATATTGCGGAGTTCGTCCCAGCTGGTATTGTTGGCCAGTTCTGCCGTGGCGTCGTCCTGGCGCGCTTTCAATTCATCGCGCATTTGACGGTTGTAAGATTTCTTGGTCATGGTACTTCCTCTTGAATAAAAGTAGCTGGATTGCAAATAATTTGAACGTCCAGCTAAGTGGACAAAACAATGTGTGGCTCTTAACATAATATCGGTTAAACGCCATATTTTTTACAGGAAGATCATAATGCTTGATATTCTTAAGGAATACCTTGGCAACACTATGTCGCCAGAAGCACTATTCAATATCGAAGAAGCGCATCAGGCTCTTGATGATATTGGTCTCGAAGATTTTGAACGTGAGTTCGAAGAAATTCTCTTGGTAGCGGGGGACAAAGACCCGGTCAGTGTTGTTGCGATGGTCGATGGACTTACACAAGAACTTCTTGAAAACGTACTGGCAGAGCACGGTCTCCGAATCGATCAGGAGACACCTACACCAATCAGGACTGATTTCGTAAGAGCACTGCTCTTGATTCCTGAATATGAAAACAAAGATGAAGTCAACGACCTCATTGCGTCATCTAGTAATCCAGAAGAAGCTTTTGCTGAAATTGTTGCATTGATGACAGGAAAGATGCCGGAAGATTACATGGAATTCATCGAGACAGTTTCTCGGGCCTTGATTACGAAGATTAAAGAAATCTCTGTTGAGGTGCAAGTGATTGATCAAGACGAAGCACAAAAACAAATCAAGGTAAATGAACGAGCCGCTAAAGTATCTCGTTTCATCGAAAGCATTGGTGTTTCTGAGATTTTTTCCTATAACTTCATTAAGGGCGGTATTCCTGTTGGATTGCCTTATGGCGTGTACCTGAACTTAGCTAAGAAAGACTTCGACGCTATTGAAGCTAGCGACATGGGTCGTGAAGATAAGGTAAAAGCCATTGCCCTGAACATGGTGTTTTTAGCCATGATCTCTGCTGAGTCTGATCGTGCGATCCAGATGGTTAAGTCTACCTTTGTTGAGGTGCTTGATGATCCAGCCATTATTACTAAAGTAGACGTGGCTGCTACTGAATACTTGGTGAGGTTCTCTACGTATGAAAAGAGCTGAATTTTTCCTACTGGCAATGCAGAATAAATGCTATACCCGTCGAGCATGGGTATTCTCAGCGTTCTGTAATATTGCTGAAGGACCTGAAGACTGGAAAGCAGATCCTTACCCATATCGGATTGTACAAAACCAAATGGGTAGTTTCTTTGTTGATCCTGATCGTGTTAATGAAGCCGACAGTCTGGTAAAGATCGAGGATGCTCCAGCAGGCTCACCTCCATTTGCTGTTAAGGACCGTATCCAACTCAAGGCAGGTCAAGTGCCTAACCTTAAGAAAGATGTCGACACCACCTACGGTAATTTGTTCTTTAACTATATCGTTCTTGTTCATGCCCTTGGCGACAAGATTGATTACGTTGAAGGACGTGTTAAAGTCGGCGCACTTGAAGATCAGATTGCTAGACGACTAGCCGATATTCCAGAAGAAGGGAAACCTCGTGAAAGCGGCCCGATCTATGTGGATGAATATCTGAAGTTCTGTGATTCGATGTTCTACCTTTCTGGTTTCACTCAGATCTGTGTCCCGGCTGCGTCTCCTAAGAGTCTTCTTCCTCCGCCAGGTATTGCCGAGTACAAGAAGAAACTCCTTGAAGAAAATAAGGATCGTCTTGGCGATCCTGCAGTAATTGCACAGATTGATGCGAAGCTGATCGCTTATGATGCCGAGTACCTAAAGGGCGATATCTCTGAAGGCTTCTTGATTGCGGATAAGTCCAGAACCACAGTGCGCCGTAAGCTGTACCTGATGTATGGTGCAGAGGCTCCGCTGGATGATTCCAAACCAAATGTTTCGCTTATCAAGAACTCTCTGTCCGAAGGATGGGATATTAATAAGTTCCCTGAAATGCAGGACTCTGTTCGTGCTGGTTCTTTTAATCGTGGCGCACAGACTGCTCTTGGTGGTGAAGCGGTTAAGTGGTTACTTCGTGTGGCGTCCAACATCAACGTTGTTGCTGATGATTGTGGCTCTAAGCTCGGCAATGTGGTCAATCTCACAGAAGAACTGAAAGACAAGTACGTAGGTTTTAGCGTGGTTACTTCTAGCGGCCCTGAAAAGCTCACAGAAGAAACTTTCAAGAAGTATGTTGGTAAGAAAGTAATGATTAGGTCCCCAATGTTTTGTAAGCTTGATAAGACCGATTACTGTCGTTGCTGTATTGGCGAACGCTTGGCACTCAATCCTACTGCCTTGGCATCAGCTATTTCGGCATATGGCAGTACCTTCCTTTACATCTTCATGAGTGCAGCCCACGCAAAGAACTTGAAAGTCAAGCGTCTTAATTGGCGAGAAAAGTTTTTTTAAATAGCTTTACTATCGTATGCAAAGCTCCTATTTAACTTAGAGGAAGAAAGAACATGTCGAAAGCAACACGCGCTGCTGCGCAACAACAGGCTAACCAGAAGCCGAAAACCGAAATCAACCAGGACGAACTGCAGGAACAAGTAACTGGTGAAGTCGAAGGCGAAGGTCAGCAAGTTCAACAAGAAACCTCGGCCGCTGAAACTCCGGCACCGGCCGACAAGATCGAAGAAGCAGCTCCGGTAGCAGAAGCAGCGTCTGCTCCTGTTGTGCCAGCTGTTCCTGAAACCGAAGGCTGGATGTCCAATCTCAGCAAAGCCGGTGCTAGCGTCATTGCTGACTTCAAATCGTACATCGAAGCAATGCAACCCGGTAAGCCGCAAGCCAATGGTCCGTTCAACCAGGTACACTTGTACCGTGCCATGCAAAACGCCATCAACAACCTCGATGACGATTTCGATCTCGTCTGGGAAAAGATTCTGGAACTCGTGCACGAACATCGTAACGGTGTCTTTGGCATTCGTCACGCTTTCCGTTTCGTGCCCGACATGCCGCTGAATCCTGACGACCTGCAAGGCTTCCAACGTTTGATGCATCTGATGATCGCTACTGCTGATCCGCAAGGCCGTGGTCTGGCGCTGAAGCAGATCAACATCGTTGCCACGCTCCAGTTCGGTGTTACTGAACAAGGGCGCAACAAGCTGCATGCGTTCTACAATATCGGTTAACGCCGGTGTCAGAAATAGCCTGGGGTTTCCCCCAGGCTTCTATGACGTAATTTTATGGTTTAAGAATAATGAGGCTAAAGAAATGATCACCGTAGAAGAACTGATGTTTGTAATGCAGATGCCAAAAGAGCGTGCTGAAAAGTATGTGAAACCACTGATATCTGCAATGAATGAATTTGAAATCAATACCAAGAACCGAGTTGGTATGTTTCTTGCTAACCTGGCTCACGAATCAGCTAGCATGAGCGTTCTTGTTGAAAATCTCAACTACAGTGCAGAAGGTCTTGCTAAGACCTGGCCAAAGCGCTTCAAAGAGAAAGACGGCAAACCAAATGGTTTAGCTAAATCCATTGCAAGGAATCCAAAACTGATTGCCAATGTTGTTTATGCGGATCGCATGGGTAACGGTGGTGCCAGTACTGGAGATGGTTGGAAGCATCGCGGGCAAGGCCCAATTCAGATTACTGGAAAAGATAATCAAAAACGTATTGGACTGAAACTTGGTGTTAACCTCGAAGGTAATCCAGATCTTCTACAAGACCCGCTTACAGGTTGTCGCGCAAGCGCTTGTTACTGGGCTGACGCTGGCGCTAACGCAAAAGCCGATGCCGGTGATTTCGATGGCACTTGTGATCTGGTTAACATGGGTCGTAAGACAGAAAAGATTGGTGATGCTATTGGTTATAAAGAGCGTCGTGTCTTTTGGGATCGTTACTGTTTGTTCAACAAAATTTAGGATAAAAAAAAAATGTCTACAGAAACTGAACTCGAATTAGGGATTGAATCCCTTGGGCGTATTGTTTCAAAACTTGAATTTTCTTGTAATGTCCAGAAAGCTATTGTAGAAAATGGAGTTAATAGAACCATCTCTTTTGAATCAGATAACGCTATTGGGACAAGGATGGTACTAGAAGCCCATTATTCAAATCTTACTAAGTCTGAGAAGATTTCAGTAGCTCTTGAAATGCATAAAACTTTAGTGGTTGGTTTGATAGCTGCCGGCATAGCTGCAGTTATTGCTATCTTCATTAAGATACTGGACTGGTGCGGTATTGGGTCTGGTGGTGGGGGCGGCGGTGGCGGAGGCGGCGGCGGGAGTAGCGCTCCGAGCGTTCCGCCGCAATCGTCGCCCGAAGCCATTAAAGTAATGATGAAAAATACCAGGACATTCCGGGAGCTGGAAACAACAATAAATAATACTAAAAAAGAAGTCGAAAATTTCGAAAATTTCATCAAGTCAGAAATGCTTAAAGATTATGGAAGCCACTTCAAAGACTGGATGTTTGTTTTTATTGACAACGAGCCAGCCATGCAGAAAGTAAGTAAGGCTTTTATTGAAAAAACTATGAAAATAATTCCTGAGGTGGAGAAAGAAGAAGATAAAATTAACGATGTCTTTCGTGCGCTTGATAAAGCTAATGAGCAGTTAGTTGCTATGGGCCATGCAGCTGTCGAGCAAATTATCAAGGAGCCTGGAATAATTTGTAACGAATACACGTATGATCCTGAGGGAAAGTTAGTCTTCATTTCAACTGAATCAGGTTTTATTTCTTTCGACCTTGTTCGTAATCGCATTAGGCTGACAAAAGAATCCGTTGAAAGCGAAGTAGAGAACGAGGGAGCCGCAGCTTTGCTTAGGCAGTTTGCAAAAGGTTATGAAAAGTATCTTTTACCTCTTAAATCAGATTCATTAAGTGCTCTGGCTCGTACTGAAGAATTTAACAAAATGCTTAATGAATTGCATGCTGTCTATGAAGACTTTAAAGAAGGAGAGGAAAAGGCAGCGCGTAAGTTCCATGACGTGAGTACAAATATTAGAAAGTTTGAAGACGCAGCTGAGCGACTTTATGAATGGGCCAGTGATAATAATAGCAAATTCACAAAAGACTTAAATGGCAACTTAGATAAATTTACTTTTATTTTTAATACAACGCGTCAGAACCTTAAGGTTTTTGATCGAGCCCAAGAGCGTATAGAAGAAACCAGAGATACTGGATTTGGCTGCACTAGGGTCTATCGTGAAGTTTCTGCAGAATGGGTTAAGTTCTTCCATGTAAAAACAAAACTGGCTAACCTTACAATTAAGGTTATAGGTTTAGTTGGCAGGTCTGTGGGTTTATTTGAGTTTGCCTGCAGGATGATGCTTAGGACTTTGGAGGTATCTGAAAAGCATGATGGTTTATCAAGTGCTGACAAGAAAGAACTGAAAGTAAAACAGGAAGAAACTAGAGCTTTGCTGAAAGAACTTCACAGAGCTTACAATTCTAATTGGGTTAAAGAAGCAATAAGTTAGTCATACAGGCAGGGTAAAAAACCCTGCCTGTATGACGCATCCTAAAATATTTCAAACACTTATTACTAATGTACAGAGGGCGTCAAAAAATCCTCTATTTTCTTAATCATTAATCCGAAGGTGATAGAATGAAAAAAACAATTGACTTTGATGAGAGCCGTTTCTACAGCGACCTCCTCGCGCATACATGGTCGTATGTTGCTGACAGTTTCTATGAATTTATTAAACGGTCACGAAAAGAAAAGCAATTGCTTGAGGTAGCAATTAAGGGCGGACCGTCCTCACTACGTAGTTTTCAACACGAAGCTACTGATGCAATGATTCGTGCAGTAGATCCTTACATCACAAGTCGCGTGCTCGAAAGAACGGAACTCTTCCAGCGTAATGCCGAAGAAGCAAGAAAAAAGATCACAGATATTCAATCTTTTGCCGATGCTTGTAAATACTTCGATTGGTATTACGAATACATCGACAATGCAAAACAATATAATTCCGCATCCGCGCGGCTCACAACTTTGGTAAATGAAGCCCGTGAGGGTGGTAAGCTTTACATGATTGTAATTAATAACGCAGCCAAAAACAATAGCTATCGGGCCCTGTTCACACAGGAGGAAATTGATGCGGCTGCGGAAACACCTTTAAACCTTATTATCAAGGATTGAATCATGCAAGAAAGCATTATCGAAGAAAATGGTGAAGTGGTTGAAACTTATACTGAAGATCAGCCGCAAGAAGAACTCGAGGTAGCTGAAGATATCGCGCCAAACGTACCCGATTACAATGGCGTAAATGATCAGCCGGAATCAGAACTTCCTTTTGAGGAAGAGGATGATCCAGATGTTGAGGAAGAGGAATGTTACGTACATACAACATTCATTCCGAATCCTGACGCTACTGAGAATGACGTCATCATGGAAGAGTTCTATCGCAACCTTGAAGAACAGGAAAATGCAACTGAACCTGACGACTAACGTCGCAGGTATGAGAGCAGGGGCTTAACAACCCCTCTTTTTTTTTTGCATTTTATGTTAAACAAGGGGAATTAAACATGGAACATTTTGAGTTAATAGACGGAAAGAAACGTCGTACCAGAGTAGAAGTTTTTGCTCTGACCGAAGACAACATGATTCTTGTTGCAAAACTACCACCGGACAATCTTCCTTGTCTCCCTGGCGGTGGTGTGGATAAGGATGAAATTGTTTTAGCTGCAGCTGTAAGAGAAACAGCAGAAGAAGCTGGCTGGGTAATTACTGACCCACGCGTGTGTGCACCTTCAGGACTAAGCACGCTCTATATCGTCGACGAGCAAGGATGGTTGCGTTCGATAGGAATCGAAGAAGAACTACAAGTAGCAGTAGTTGCAAAAGCAAAAGAGTTTGCACCAGACAATCGTTACGCGTCGGAAGGTGACGGAATGGTGTTTGAAAAATGGACAATCGATGAACTTATCGAGAAAACATATAAAGCAATTAATGACGGTCTCGGCAGCCATTGGGCTTTTGTGTATCATTTCCGAATTGAAATCCTGAAACAGATCAAGATCACTCAACGAGTTGAAGCAGGCCTCAAGAAGATCCATGCGTTGGAATCACACCATCAACCCAAAGAACCTAATTGGACTAAGTGGTAAATAGCGTCATAATTCGGGAGCCCGTAGGCTCCCGAATTATGCTGCTTAGTGAAGACTACTAGTTGGTGGCATGAAGTTAAAGCCAAACCAGCTATCCCACATCTGCTTAGTTGCTGGATTTGCTTCCTTGCTTTTATCCAATAAAGCAAAAACTTCTTTGTTGGTAAGCTCCTTAGCAAGAACAGTGCGCTCAAAATTACCAAGCCTAGTCGGATTGAAAAGGCAAATAGAGATTTCACTGCTTTCAGTAAAGACATCAACAATAAAACCAGCAATTTCATCAGTTTCGTTTGACATCATTACAGCCTGTCCAGGAGCTGCTTTGCTGATGTTAGCAACCACTTTGTAATATTGAACCAGCATTATCGCCTCTCAGTAAACTCCTCGAGCAACTGCCCAAAGGTAGGTAGTTTGAACATGGTCGTGCAGAACTCAACTGCATTAGAAGGACCAGCAGACAGATTGATACCCTGCATGCGTTGTGTGAACTCAGACACTCCTTCTACCTTACAGAGTTCACGTTTCGTGGTCTCTTTCGAGACATTGAATACGCATTCGCCATTAGGATAAGATGCCGACACATCCAAATCCCCTACGTGAGCGCGAATATTGGTTCGCAGATTAGGATCTTCTTCAATACAACGAAGTCCGTTATCTGCAACCAAATGTGCTGGCAGCGTAACAATCCATCCTTCAAGACCAAGCGTCTCCTGGTCAAGTTCAGTAGTCATGTCATCACAGGTAGTCCCAAATACTTTACCGTTTGCAAGAGTAAAGTAATGGAGTGCATCGGCAGTTCTTCTTGGCTGTGACTTGAAGTTACTGAAGTCAGAACAACCAGACTGCATTGGCATCGCAATGGAAAGATCCAGCGTCTTTTCATCGAGCTCTTCCATAGAAACACAGTCGAACACGTTGTAGATGATGTATTCGAGCTTGTAGTTCTTCTGCATGAATTGGTGCCATTCAATGCCACTGTAACCGTCCGCTTCTTTGAACTTGAGTTTCCGAATACCGAGCTCTTTATTCAAGATAGCATCAAGAGCGTACGAAGGCTCTTCGCCGTTAGCAACACGAAGTTTGCGATAGACACACATCGAGTCAATCACATAGAAGCCAGCAGGAGCAAAAAGAGTGTGCCATTGGTCAGCTGGTTTGATGGGTGTGACTTTCCCTGACGCAGTTACCTTCTGCTTCGGGCCTTGCTTGTATTTGTAGAAACGATAGGCTTCAGGAACCGCTGGGTTTGAGAAGACGTCGGCAGGATTGATGCCTGCATTTTCGAGAGCCTCAATAGCTTTTGGAATATCGAAGTTCATATTCCAGATAGCAAGGAAATCAGGACCCCATTCGTGCGCTTTCTTAAACGTGTCAACGATCACATCACCTTCAGTTTCAACAAACCGAAGTTCCCATTTGATCTTGCGTTTTTCAACATATTCACCGAGATACTTGATGAGGAGTTCGTGTGTGCGACGTTCCACATCAGACAAGCCAGCAACAAACGATTTCTGGACAGCTGTAAAGACGCGTTCCTTAAATGAGATCGTAGCCATTATTACTTGGCCGTGTCCCATGATGACGTCGGTTTCCGTATCAAACGGCGCCATCGTGTAGGGTGTGCTGAGACCGGGGTACTTGTCCGCATATGTTTGCTTAATCACAGCAGTAGACAGAATGTCCGCTCCGTAGAGATATGGGCTCTTTGCGAGTTGTCGAACGTCACCGGTCTTCCAAGATTCACCAAGAGCATTAGCAATAGCTCGCGGAAGATTGGATTGTGTTGATTTAAACTCACTTACTTTGTCAAGCATTTCCCATTCTTTTTTGTCATTGTGGTTTCGAAAAGCTTTCTTTGTAACCCAAAATGGGCGATTAAAATTCCTTACGGTGTGGAAAGTTGGCTCTTTAGTGCCGTCGTCATAGTGAGTCAAAAGCTTGATAGTGTGGAGGTCTGCGTCTTGTCCTTCAGGCTTACCGCAAAAAACCGAAAAACGACATTCGTGACCGATCACTTTTCTTTGAGACATTGTTTGCTCCGACGTTAATACCTATGAAATCATAGGCCAGATAATTCACCAAGTGTGTAAATTCTGGCATGTCTATTTTTGCACTTGAAATAGGAATTTTGCCATGCGTGGTCTATTCAAAAACTACGCTCGCGAAGAGATCGCTTTCCAAGATGGCGTCCTCTTTAAAGAGCTCCAGATTTATTTTCAGAACTTCAAAAGTCTGAAAAAGAAAGACGTCGAAGATAGCGAAATCAACAACGCTATCGAAAAATGTGTGAAGTCCCATACCGGCATCACCATTATGTTTACGCCGACTGAGGGTGAGCATTCGCCGGCTGTCGCTATTCCAGATATCAACAAGAACAACGTGCTTGTTGGTAGCTTTGTGAAGAACTTCCTCAACAACGATGATGGTCGTCGTATGGTGGCTAACGCAGAAGGACTTGTGCGCGGTAGCGTAAACTTGCGCAACAGCAAAGTAACTGGTATCTTTGGCGAAGTAGGTTACAAACTGTACTTCCCAACCGAAATGCTCGTGGAACAGAAATACACAGCTTCTGAATGTGCAGCTATGATGCTGCATGAAATCGGACATCTCTTCACATACTTCGAGTTCATCTCCCGCACCGTGACTACCAACCAAGTGCTCGCCGGTATTGCGCGCACTATGGAAAAGACCAACGATCCTGCAGAACGTGAAGTGGTTCTGATGTCAGCCAAGAAGGCCTTGAAGCTTTCTGATCTCGATGTCGCGAAGCTTTCTAAGTCCAACGACTTGAAGGTTGTATCCACTGTCGTTATTAGCTCTGCGATCAAAGAAGCCACGTCAGAAATCGGCTCCAATATCTACGACGCAAATAACTGGGAACAGCTTGCTGATCAGTTTGCAGTTCGTCATGGTGCTGGACGTGATCTCCACATCGCGCTCGAAAAACTCATGCGTAGCTCCGGCAATATTTCCTTCCGTAATACTTTCGAGTATTTCGTGATGGAAGCTGTCAAGCTCATTATCTTGGTTGGTTCCCTTGTCTTTGTTGCTGTTTCTGGCCCTGCTGGTATTCTGGCAGCTATCGGTAAACTTGGCATCTTTACTTGGTTGCTGTTGATCCTCATCGATCTTCCTGGTGACGGCACATACGATCGCCCAGGCGTTCGTTTGAAGCGAATCAAGAATCAGCTGATGGAGTGCTTGAAGCAACCGAAGCTGAAGGAAGAAGAAAAGAAATCCATCATGGAAGATATTGTGCTCCTCGAAGCGCAAGAAGAAGACGTGAAAGATCGTCTCCAACTCTTCAGCGTCCTCTGGGGCTGGATCAGTCGCTCCCAGCGTAAGCGGCTGGAGCAAGAAGAACTTCAACAGGAACTTGAAGACCTAGCGTCGAACACGCTCTTCCTCAAGGCCGAACAACTCAAACAAGCATAAAAAGGATTTGACATGCGTAACATGCTCCCTCTCGTACAGCAAATGGAAGGTCTCGTTCCGGATGCAGTTATTCGTCCCAAAGTGATTGCTGCTGTGGTCGCTACTGCTGTTGCCTACGGCCTCAGCATTCCGTCGGCTAAAGTTGACAGCCCTATTTCTCATTACGTCCAAACCAACTTCACTGGTGTGATGAATACATTGTCCGACATCAACGAAAAGATCGTTTTCGACCTCAAGTATGCTGAAAGCCTGGTTCGTTCGATCTGGCATGTGCGTTACAATGCTTGCCATCTGCCAGCTGGTTGTTTCCTGGCTGGTAAATACGACTTCTTCTGTTCGATGATCGGTGTCGACAACGTTATCAGTGAAGCTGATTACGCGATGTTGTTCGAACACAAATCCGCAATTGCAGCAGCATCTATGACTCTCCAGTCGCTTCTCAAGGATTAAATCATGAGCTTCGGTCTTAATGACTGGGCTAACGAAGGTGAAGACGGCGAGGAAAATGAAGACCTCGCCGTAGTCGCTAACGAACAGCTCGATATCAGCGCTGAGACTATGCAACTTGATGGTCTCATTATGGGGTTGGAAGATCTTCGCAACCTCGGTGAAGAAATTGCTGCCGCTGGCGGTATGTGTAAGTCTTATGCTGAAGAAGCTTTGCGACTTGATCCGCAGTTTGCAGGTGGCGTTCCTCTTGCTTATTACTCGGAACGCCCAACCGCCACTCGTTTCAAAGCATCGCTTGAAGCGCTGTCTTTTAGCATTGGCGCAATGATTGCGGCAGGGATTGCTGTTTTGATGACCATTATTGTTAAAATAATTGGTTGGGTTTTTGGTGATTCTGGTGGTGGGGGCGGCGGAGGTAAGACAGCTAAGGATTTGGTAGAAGCCACAGATAAGGCTCTTGAAACTGTCGCCGAAGTAGCACGCATTAAGAAAGAAAATATCGGCGATGTAATCAAGGGTATCTCTGATGTTAACCACTTCATGGCTGGTACACCTTGCGTGTTTAAAACTAAGTCAGGTATGGTTACTTTCAAGTCAATTGATGACATTATCAATTGGCATGATCTCGCTTGGTTCAAAGAACACAATCTGCAAAGCCCGATGGAAACTTTCGAAGCCTTCAACCCGGCTTTGTTTGATGATGTTTTCAAAGCAGGCCCGTACACGAAGATGGTCTCCTCCTTTGCATCGTCTGTCAAAAAGGTTGTCGTAACGCTTAAAGAGAAAAGCGATTCCGCTAATGATCTTTTGCTTAATGTCAACAGAGTTTTAAAGTCTTCTGACAGAAAGCTGGACAATGACGCCCTTAACAACAAAGAAGGTGTTCCGGAGCTTTTGAAAGAGATAGGTGGTTCCGAGGAAGAGATCAGAGCGCGTTTTGGCATGATCACAAGCGATGTCAAGATTGATTTTAATGGCTCTCAAATTAGTCTCGAAGAAGCGCTTAGCAAACTCAATGCCCAGCGACAAACGTTGCAGGATTCAGAAGTAAAAAACCATTATTCGATCGGTGCGATTTGCCATAATCTCTTGGCGCTTCAAACGAGAGATGATTGGTTTGAAATCTGCAACAATCTTCAAGATACTGCTAATTTGATGCGTTTCATCGAAACAGCTATGGAGAAGCTTGAAGCAGCACTTCCTTCGCCAGCATCAGCATCTGTTAATGGGACCAATGAAGCTACTACGCCGGAAGTCGCTAGGGCGATTCAAAGCATCCTCCATGCAATGCGTCAGAACTTGGTTGCTGTTAAAAACATTGACCTTGTGCTCAATGGTTTCTATGAGATTTTTGCAAGAGCCATTCGTGACGCTGAGAACACGCTCATCAATGCTGTGCGACGAGCTCTCGGCATGATCATGGCGATCATGATGCGCGGCGGTAATGTTGAGTTGGTAGAAGAAAACTTGGTCAAGTCGTATAAGGCTAACGAACATTTATTCCGTGAACTGGGTGAACAACTGAGCACTCTGGACGAGGTAAAGTTCGAAGTTGCTACGACCCTCGTCAAGTCGCTTAAACGAAGGAAAAACAACAAGACCAGAGGTAGTCTCGATGTTGCTGATTACTTAAAAAATAGAAACAAATAGGTAGTAAGCATAAAAGCCAGGCTTCGGCCTGGCTTTTATGCTGTTAAGATTTAAGACTATGGTTGAAGAAGTTCACTGTAATGTCTTCCTTCACAGTGAGACTACCGTCAGTTTGTGCTACCAGTTTCTTTCGAATACTCAGTCGAGCAGCATCGTCAAGAATAGTGGCGATAGTGTATTTCCCATCGTCAATACCGCTCAACTCAACATCGAGAACATCATTCCCGTACGACTCACGCAAGCTCTTCTTAAGCTTACTGATAGCTACAACGTCTGTATCGAGTTCATCATTCAACACAGTAACAGTAACACGTTCGATTTCACTTCGAAGATCGCTATTGGCGTAGACAGAATCAGACACATAAAGGTCAACAACAAAAGCCTGACCTGCGTCGATACTTGCCGGCATTCCGTCCCCAACGAGAACATCAACCTTTCCAATTGTTGCTTTTGGATAGAAGTAAACTTTGGTTCTTTCAAGCAAGCGTTTGTTGATGCTTTCAAGATCCTTAGTAATCCATGACAACAACGTAGAAATGATTTCTTTCCTGTACCCAACAGCCACTGTGTCTGTAGCGAAACTGTAGGGGCCTTCCAGGAACAGAATGTCTACTTGGTGCTGCAATCCACGCTCGTTCTTTACAACTGGTTTGCCGTACGCATCACGGACAACAGTACCTTTCTTATACTTAATGACTTGTTCGCCATTAAGCAAAACAGGATCACCCTTCGAATGCAATTTCTTGAAGACAACTGCACCATCAACGATCTGTACTGCAGAACCATTTGCATCACGTTCGTAAACATCTTCTTCCCAGAAAGAAAGAACGTCTTCAGGATAAGTTTCGTATTCAAGTGTTTCCACCATCGTACGCGATCTTACCCAAAGTTGCTCAAGAGCATCACCAAACTTAATCTTGAGTGTTTCGTGTGTAACTGCAGCAATCAAAGCCGGCAACTGGAAACGTCCGAGATACGTATCAATAGCTGCACTCACCCACTGGCTTGGTCGAGACCCAGAATACGAATACAAGATATCGAATTGCTTTTCCAAAGGAGAACGGGTGTTCTTCTGAATAGGGCTATACATCTGGAAACTAGTGAGTTCGATAGAGTCAGAAGAATTTACATCAAGACTAGAATCAAGATAGAATTCATAAACCCACTCACCAGCACTTGTCTTACCAATGTAATTACCAGTCAGATATGCGCGGTCAACTTCTCCGTCAGGAATATAAGCGAGCTGGACATGGAAATTTTCATTTCCCATTTCCTTCACTTCGTCAGAGGTATTAGTTACCAGTGTTACAACGAAGCGCTTATCTTCCTTAGCAATACTGATGCTATCAGTACCGATTTCCAGACCAAGCGTGTCATTAGTAGCACCGAAACTCTTACTTACGATGCTGGGTTTATCCAGATAGTAAGCACGAGCATCAAACTCAGAACCACTCGCATCAAGAACGTAATGGAACGGAGTCCAGAGATAGTTACCAGAAGTTACTTTCAGAGCGCGCTCTTCTACAGAAAGCGCCATGATAGCTTCCTTGGCACCATTAGGCGCAATAACAACCAACCCGTCCTGTACTTGGAAGAGCGTGTCCGGAGTAATCGTGACAGAATCACCATTGTCGATCACTGTTGAGTTTGCGACAGCGCTCTTAAAGCTAGTAATGACAGAATGGATGTTGGCTGCACTAGCAGTAATGAGTTTTTGGTTAGACGGCGCTGGCATTGGCTTGGTTGCCAGATAGACACGGTTGGTAACATTGTCGACATTCTTGATAATCGAATAGCCGCTACGAGCGAGTTTGCCTTCGATTTGAGCAGGAGTGATCGGAATGTCTTGCTTGCCATTTGCATTATTAATCACCGACGAACGAATCTCAGCTGTACTTTGTGCTGCAGCACCACCAGTAGTGTTGCTGTCCGAGTAGATCAGCAAGTACTTAATAGAACTCAGAGGAGCAGAGTACGTTGGGTCATCTTGATCGGTATCCAGCGCCAGCCATTTTGCAGTGAAAGCTTCGGAAGGATACGCACCAAGATCAAGAGAAATATCACCCTTGGTTTCGTAAACATCAATACGAACAGTAGTGCTAACCAGTCCAGTATTGATGTAAATCTGCGGCAATGTAGCCGTCAGACTACCGTCAGCGAGTCTTAGCACTAAAGTAGGCGTTGCTGGGTCGTAAACCTGCTCAGAATGCGTTGTTTTGATTTCTGTCCAGCTACCATCATTATTTTCAACGTACGCTCTAGCGTAGTAAAAACTGTCACTAATGGCAACTGACTTCTTGAAGCTTGCGCCAGCAGTCACTGGGTAGCTGTAAGTTTGAACAGCGAATTGGTCCACTTCGATTTGGAAATAGATCCACTCACCAGCTGCGTTAACACGGATTTCCCAATCGATGATGTTTGTTTCAAGTGTTTTCAATGGCGAGACAATAGTGCCATCATAGACAACTTGCAAACCACCATGAGAGAGTTTGCGAATCTCAATCGGATACTGCAGAGAGAAGGAGGTTTCAGACACAGTGAAAACCGTGTTACGTGGAATTACGATCTTGTAATAAGCATTGACAGAATCGTAAACCATTTTGTCAATAATTTCTTCCTTAAAGAACAGCAACGAAATAGTCGCTTTAGACGGTACAGCAAACCGGTCGACATAATCTTCATCCGACATATGACGGTATAAATCATTTTCTGTTTGTACCAACTTAGCATACATAGCACGAGTAGCGCTTTCAGTCTTCGACATTGCTGTAGCGGTAAGGACGCAGGAAGCTTCCATCAGAAACACAAAAGGATTCATTGGATCAACAATGTCCATCGTTCCGTTAAGAACATAATCAAGATGATCATGGACATTACGTTGAATCAAGGATGGATTATAAGGATACTTCAGAATGTTTTCCTGAAGCTTACTTACGTTTTCGGTAGCCATTTAGCCAATCCTCTTTACAGTTGGAATACTATCTTGGAACTGAATAGAACTTACTTTTTGCTGATAGTCTTCTTTGGTTACCCACCATTGAAGTTCGTAAGTATCAGGATCAATTCGAGGATAGCCCCTGGAATTAAAAATATTAAGCCATTCATACTTGATCTGGACAAGGAATTTATTTGTTACATTCCCAGCCGCGTCTTTCTTAAATGACGATTCTTGCATTCCGACGTTGAACAACCCGCTAGTGCGATTGAACTCATCAATGATGATGTCGTCATTATAACAAGCACCCATGCAACGGAAGCTAATAGAGATCTGATCGTTTGATTGGTTCAGTGGTTTGTCTGCTTCAAAGTTGAAAGCAGCACCAAGAGGGCAGTTAAGCGGGAATGAGGCACCACAACAAGCGATCTTCTGAACCTTGCGTTTAGCTGGATCAAGAACTACGCGATAGATACGAGTGTTGTAGTCAATTTCATTACTAATTAATGAATCCGGATATGGAACAAGATCACCCATATAGACCGACGACATATAACGAATCCAGGTCGCAATCAAGGTAGTAATAGGGTCGCCATCCAAATTACGGAAATTCGCTGTAATATCGTATGTCGAATAATTACTAACTTCCCCATCAACAATCGAATATGCCTCTTTCATAAGGCCTTCGTGCGATGTGAATGTCGGAGCATCCCAATCCGGCCAACCACTCATGGAGAGAAGGTGGTTAGTGAGAATAGGAATAAACGCCTGAAGCGGATCAACAAACGGACTGCTGACCGGTGCTGCCATTTTAGCAAGCCGTGGATCAAGAGTACAGCGAATAATCCGCTGAATGCTCATTGCTTCATTTGTTAACAATGGTGTGAGTTGTCTTACATTTCGAATATTTTCCGAAGTAAGATTCAAACGTGGTCTGGTGAAGAACGTTAACCCATGCATATCCTTGTTAATCTGGATAGCGGACGGTTGTTGTCTGTGGTTGATACCGTAAAAACTATCGCCAATAGCTGTCGACATTACCCCAGTAGAAGAAATAGACTGGACTGTGTCGATAGTATCAGAGACTGACCGTCCCTTAGGCGCTTGTGCATTTACGGCGTCTTCAGATTGAGTTGTCTTTTTTGCCATTTTAAAAAATCCCTAAAGAAGGAACAGATCATGTCAGCCGATATTGGTTCGATTGGACTGAATGTTGTACGTAAAGTAACGGACTTGTGGCGCGCTAGCAAGTCTGACTCTCTGATCGATTACACAAAAGTAGCGCGTGTTGAACCGATTGTGCTGATCGACACTGATTGCATGTTCCTCGATTGCATGCATGACGTTCAGCAATCGCTTCTGAACATCTTTGCTGGTTATTACCTGCAAGCCATCGCTGTCTCTACGACTGTTGGACGTATTGACGTTATGCGTCACCTGGAAAAGTTCAATCCGAGCCGTGATCCTGGTGAAGCCGCAGCTAACTCAGCCGGCTGGTTGATGGCGCAAGAAAGTTACCGGAACGGTCTGCCTTTCTATAAAGGACAGACAGCTCTTGAAGCTAATCCGTTCAGCAATGGTGGCGACGCAGAAGATGCCGAAAACTTCAACGATGGTCGTGTGGAAGCAGTTGCTGGCGATCCGCGCCGTAATGCGGCTGTCGAACTGAAAGAACTCGCTGACCTGTCCGTGGGTAAAGCACTCTCGGTGGAAATCACTGACGGTGACAAGACCGCAAGCATCCCGATCAATATTCGGTTGATTGCGAGCTCGATGCCCACAGCCAACCTTGTTCATATCTTGTCGTTCGGCAAGGACGATACTTCGATGAAAGAACGTTGGCACGGTTGGCGTTCAGGCCGTTTGCACTTCGTCAAAGACATTCTGCTGTGCAACGATATTATCGAAGCACATCGCAAGAATCTGATCTCTGATAAGGATGGTGTTTATACCAACATCATCAACCGCAAGCGCAAGAACCAGCTGTCGACTCTCTTGTCCGGTAATCCGTCTGTCGCTACTGCCTCCAACATGGTGGTGATGTCTGATACTACGCTGGCCGAACTCGAACTGAAAATCAATGGTCATTTCAAGGACTTCAAGACTCGTGAACGCATCTTCGATGAAACCAGTCTGATGATCGCCGTGGTTATCCACAAGTCCTGGGAACGTATCACGATCTATCACCGCGGCATTGCTGAAGTTACGCAACTCGGCGTACGTGATATGAAGACTGCATCGAAGGGTTCTGGTCCGAATGTGTCTGAAATATTGAAAGCATACCAGCTAGGTAATGCCCCTACTCTCTGATAAGGAAAGAAGAAAATGGACATCAAAAGTTTTCTTAAGTCCTTGGTTCCGAGCTTCGAAAAAGATGACGTGATGGAAGACATTCGTGTTACGCGTGTCGAACTGAAAGACATCACTCATCCGGCTTATGTGAACGGACTCCAAGTACTGAAGACGTGGAAATTCAAGTCTCCGCAGATCGTTGATCGTGCTGAGATCTTCGACCGTCAAGTGAAGTTCGGTTCCGGCAACATGATTGCTGTCATCGAGAAGGGTATTCCCGTTGCTCTGGAAAACCTTGAAAACGTCGAAGACATGATCCAACGCATCTACAACGAAAACGTTGCGAGTGCCGGTATGACTTACATGAAGGCACAACTCCTTCAGTTTGTCGAATGTGTAAGCTTCGTCTCCAAGTATGCTCGTAAGTTGCTGAACTACGTTTACATCTACGAGCTGGCCGAATACGACACAGCTGACACCAAGGTTGAAGACAGCCTGACGCCGGCTGAGAAGGAATGGATCGAACGCAATTTCGTTACGTTCTGTACTGCCTTTAATGTGGTGGTTGGGCATCCGAACGAAATCAAGAAGAACCTCGGTGATATTCCCGATATCGTGGTTACTCCTGACAACGTCGATACTCTTCCGGAAACTGTTGGCATGAACAAGGTTGATCCGCTCTCGATGCGTTTCATCCCTGTTTGGCTGAACCCGGTTTACCACATCGGCATGCGTGTCGCCGAATGGCAGGCAAAGCGTTACAAGTCGGCCAAGGAAGAACTGACGCTGCTACAGCTGCGTAAGCTCAACCTGCAACGTGTTTCTGAAGGCAAGCCTGATGCCAAGGTCCAAAAGGAAATCAAGTACTTGGAAGACCGTATCAATGGCTTGAACTTTGACATCGCTGAGATGGAGAAGAAATATGCGTGAGCTCCAGTTCCGCTTGTTTCCTCGCGGATTCTTGGGTGCTCAGCTTAGCAATCGGATTCAGGCCCGCCAGACCGGTGGGTCTACCGAAGTCCAAGCCGTTCAGAACACCTTCAAGATCCTTCAGACGTCTGACAACCAGACACTTGTTGGTAATCCGCAGGTTGAAGAGCTTTATCAGAAGAACATCTCCGGTGCAACTGAGACGAATACGCTCGAATTCAAAAAGAACGTACTCATCGTTGCGCTGAATGCTTTCGGTACTGACTATTTCGATATTTGGTTCCGTACGCAAATGAAGACCCCGTACTTTGGTGATAATCATTCTGCCTTCCTCGATGACTGTCTGAACTTCCTTCAGACTGGTCAGCGTGATCTGCCTTTGCAGACATGGCAAGCATTGGTTACACATGACGACACTGGTGAACTCCGAACAGAGCTTTCTTTGAAGGCTGTTTGTTATTTCGGTATCACCACTCCTGGTTATGTACGGGAACCACGCAACAATAAACTCGTTGATGTTATTCATCAATGGGTTTCCCATCCTGGCGGACTTGAAGATCTGCTGGGAACGCTGCACATTCTTTTCGGTGACGTGTAGTATGTAAATACTATAGTGACTGCGAAGTCATGTACTGTACCGCGCGGGTACTTTGTTTTTTTATAAACACCTATTGCAATAGGAGCATTTCGAAATGCGTAAACACATTGGAATTTTTCGCTCCATGGAAAGCAGCGACGTTGATGCTGTCGCTGCCGCACCTGAAGCTGGCGCTGGCGCCGACAGTCTGGAAACTGATCTGACTGACGTGGCACAGGCCGAACAGGAACTGCAAGTTGCTGATGCAGAAACTGAAGAAGCAGCTGAAACCAAGGAAGCCATGGAATCCATGATCTTCGCTCTGGAATCGGCAATGCAAACTGGCGGTCTGGACCGCAACGGTGCGGCTGTGCTGGCGGTTGCTACTGATCACATGCTGAACCGCATGGGTTATCCGGTTCACGGTCGCGGCAAGACATCGCTGGAATCGTTCGGCGGCGCTGGTTCGCGTCAACAAGCTACTCGTGTGGCTCTGGAAGGTCTTAAGGCTAAGGTCAAGGAAATCTGGGATGCCATCATCAAGGCCCTGAAAGACGGCTGGAAGAAAGTGAAAGATTTCTTCCTGAAGATCTTCGGTGCTGCTGAAAAGCTGGAAGCTCGCGCTAAGGCTCTCGGCGAACGCGTGAATGGTCTTACTGGTTCGGCCAAGGAAAAGGACTTCGAAGACGAACGTATCGCTAAGGCCCTGTGGATGACCGGTAATGGCAGCAGTATTACTGCTGGTTCTACTGCCCTGAAGGAAACCGCAGTAAAGATTTACGATAAGGCCGCTACTTTTGCTTCTGACGTACCTGACAAGATCAAGGAAGTTATCGCCTACGCCATCGACAAGAAACAAAGCGACGCCGAGCAAGCTGCCAGGAGTATCAGACTCGGCGCTTACGCTGGTCAAATCGCCGACATCGCCGTTAACAATCCCAAGGATGAGGGTTTCGGCGAATACGACACCAACGTTGTTGATGTGAAAAAGTCAGCAGAAATGCCTGGTAACGCAGCAATGGTCTTGGTTTCGCCAAAAGAAAATACTACTGACTTCAAGTCTCTGGCCAAGTGGTCCTTCCGTCGCGAAAGCTTCGATCCGAAGAAGAAAGAACTGACGAACTTCAAGCTCAATACGCTTGACAAGACTTCCATGGGCAACATCTGCGACGAAGTTGAAGAAGTTGCTACCAAGATCAAGGTCTTCCGTGGTACGTCTGACAAGCTGAGCAAGCTGAAGGATGACGTCATCAAGATGGCCGAGAAGATGGAAAAGGTTTCGTTCAGTGAAGACACGGACGCTGCCAAGAAGAAGGCTGGTGAAGGCAGCGATCAAGTAGACACTACTGACGACGAAAAGAAAGCAGAAGTCGAAGGCAAGCGCAATACGCATAAGGAACTGCAGGCCGTCTTCAAGAACTTCGGCAAGTTCTGCGATCAACCGTTCGCTACTTTCGGCTCCTACGCTCTGACCACTGGCAAGTGCCTGCTCGACTACGTCGAACTCTCGGTCAAGCAATACGAAGCTTCCAAGGACTAAGCGTCCGTAACCCAAGAAACAAGTAACTCCCCATAGCCTTATCACTATGGGGAAACTCAATTTCACTTTTGAAAAGGTAAGTTCAAAATGCGTAAAATTTTTGCACTCGAAGGTCGTTCGTTTGGCGGTATGGGTCGCCTGTCTCTGGAAGATGCAAGCGAAGCCGAAGTAGCATCTGTTGAAGGCGAAGCTCGCGCTGACGCAGAACAAGTTGCTGCTGACCTCGAAGAAGCCACTCGCGGCGCCGAAGTTTCCGACGGTCTGGAAGATCTGGCCGTTATCGGTGATCAAATCAACGACGCAGCTGACGAAGCCGGTGTCGATGTTGCTCCTGAAACCGTCGCCCTGATCGAAAACTCCGCCCAAATGGCCGTTGCTGGCACCGACATCGCTCCGGAAGAAATCATCAATCCGGAAACCATTGCGTGTGAATCCCGCGGCCAACGTCGTATCGCAACTGAAGGCCTGCGCGAAACCGCTCGCAACATCTGGGAAAACATCAAGCGCATCGTCAAGGACGTGTGGAAACGCATCGAAGCGTTCTTCCACAAATACTTCGGCCTGATTCCGCGCAAGATCAAAGCAATCCAGGCGCTGCGTGACAAGGTTGAAGACCTGTCCGGCAAGAGGATTCGTGACGGTGAAAAGAACGTTACGATCACAACAGGCATTAATGCCCTTACAGTTGAAAACAAGCAACTGAAGAACGCCGGCGACTTGAAAGCGGCCATGAAGAACTGGGAAGATCTGGCCGAAGAAGTATTCGGTGAGTACCCGAAAGAACTCAAGAAGACTGGTGAAACCCTGGCTGACTACATCGGTGAGTTCGATTCCGAAAACCCACAAGTATCGGCTAGCAAACTCATCAAGGCCTTGGCTGGGCATTTCAAGTTTGATTCCTTTACCGTGAAGGGCTCGAACCGCAAGGGTTACGAGGACATGAGTGTCAAGGAAACCGTTGCTCTGATGACCAACCAGACTCTGTTGGTACGTCGCCCGAAAGCGATAAATCCTGACCAAGGTCGTATTCTTGGTATTCTTGAAATTTATCGCCGTGCTGGTGTTGAATATGTTGACAGCGTCGACAGCAACACCAAGAAGGATCTGCCGAGCGATTTCGAATTCCAAATCCCGACGCCGGCCCTGATGCTTGACCTGCTGGATATTGCTGAATCGATCTTGGAAAAGGTCGAGAAATACGACCGCGGTAGTGGTTCCAAGGATATCAAGAAGACACAGGAACGTCTGGAAAAGGCTTCTGAATCGGCAGCCAAGAGCGAAGCTCGCGGCAGCAAGTCCAACGATACGAAGGAACAGGAAGTGGTTCCGTATTATCGTTCGATGTTGAACTTCAACACCGCCTACGCTCGTTGGTGTAACAACCCGCTGGTCGCTACTTCCACCAAGTCGATGGAAATCGTCAACGCTGTGATGGCGTTGGTTGCCAAGTCCGCTGCCATGTACGAACGCTAAGTCGAAAGACTAAAGCTTCGTTACCTTAAAGAGGGGCCTTCGGGCCCCTCTTTATGCTGCTAATTTGCCCGATTCTATGATAACTATTAAGAGGGGCAAATCATGCCTAAGATCCTCCTATCCTTTCCAGATGTCGAAGATAGCGTGATGCGACCGGTAGTATTGGATGTTACACGCAGACTCTTTGAGTTTACTGGAATCCCTAAAGACACGCGTATCCAGTTTAATGGTTACACAGAACGAGCTGTTCAGGCTGGCGCTACTATTGGTGAAGATAACAGCGGAAAGGCTCGGCTACCTTTTGAATCCCAAGTTACTGTGGAAGTAGAAGAGGAGTTCCTTGAAGAAGCTCAACTCACTACTCCTGTCTTTAGGAATGAGAACGCATTCATTTTTGGAGACCCCTATATCGGTGTCTTCATGCGTCCTGTTTACGCTCCTAGTGAACTGACAATCAACTTCAGATTCCGTGCGCGTGACCGCCAAATGGCATCTACTTGGCGCAATGAGATTCGTGCTCGAGTAGCTATGATGCGTGATGAACACATTTTCAGCGCTACCTATCACTATCTTCTTCCTGTGACATGTTTCCCTATCCTTAAGCACATCCACGAACTTCGTGAAAAGGTAGAACCTTATGGTGAGTCTTGGGATGAGTATTTTAAGAAACATCGTTCTGATCGAGTGCATTTAGTCACTAATCTTGCTGGTAAACAAGACGCTTGGGCGTTTGCTGAAACACAATCACGAATTGTTGGATGGTTTGATTTCCAAGGAGCACCAGAAAAGGGTTCTAAGGAAGACGAAGCGGATACATGGACTATTGACTTCAGTTACAAGTTCCGTTATGAGAAACCAACAAATCTGGCTTTCGAATATCCGTTGGTAGTGCATAATCAACTGATCAGTAAAAAGTTCAGACCAACAACCCAAGACTTCAATGAAATTTACCAAGCCAGTTATCGTTCGCTCTCTAGTAGCAATTATAGTTACTTTGAAGCACAAGGCACAAATTGGGCCGTAGGACACACGCAAGGGTTTGTAGTGCCTGCCTATAACGATTTTAAGCCGAACGTCACCTTGCCTGCTTTACGTCGCGTCTATGACGTGATGCTAGCGCAAGATCCGAAAACACCACTCTTTCTGTTCAATTTGAATGAAGTTGGTGATCTGAAGTTTGATGATGACGTGCTTGAACTAATGAAGAAAGAAGCTCAGTACATCAAGAAACCATACGAGACAGTCTTTACACTGAGCATTTACATGCAAGGCAAACTGATGTCGCCGGATAGTTTCCGTATTGACAAAGATCTGAATGTTTATTTGACTTCTGAAGTGAGCTATCGGAATAGGTTGGATGCGCGTTTGAGTATCCTCACCAATTATTCGAAGCTGAAAAAGGAAGCGCTCGATCGGCTAAAAGAAGAAGCTGAGGCTTTGTTGAAATGTATCGATGCAGTCAATCCTGAGATTTCAGCAGCAGGGTTATTGCCTGACATTATTGGTGGTAACTACCTGAAAGGTTCTGATCTGAAGGATATCGCTGATTACCAAAACAACAAAGAGCTTAATGAAAACGGGTTATCGCAATACGCTGGTGATAACGACGTAATGGGGCAGTATCGTTTCAATACTGTCCAAACACTATTTATCGAGGTGCATAATGCCGATTCTGGGAACTGATGAAGATGACGTGCAGGCGCAATACCCTGCACCTGATCCCGTAGCGACACCTACGGTAATTGAGGAAGCTGGCGCTAAGTCTGTGGTTGTGGATACCACTTACACGCCGAAGACAAGTATTCTGACTTCAATTGAAGGTAGTCCTTGGTCTGTTATTTACTACAGCCAGATTCTGAATAGCGATACACAGCTTGCTGGACAGAGTCTCAATACACCGGGTGTCTATCAACAATACACCAAGATTCAAGACATGATCTTGCGTGTGTCTAGTCCTCTTGCTGCTAGTCAAGATGCTGAACAAAAGAACATGTTGGTGAGCGGCACGTCCAACGTTTATCCGTTCTTGATTCCTGTTGAAGGTGATATGTTTATCGCCGATATCGGTGACGGTAATGCTGGTATTTTCCGCGTTACTGCTTCAACAAGAAAGAGTTTGTTCAAGGACACCTGTTACGAAATCGAATACGTGCTGCAAGGCTACGTAAACGAAACCAATGTAGGTGATCTTGAAGCCAAGGTCGTTAGGTCTGTTTACTACGTGGATGATTTCGCACAGCATGGACAAGATCCATTCCTTGAGGTCGCTGATTACAACGCTATGCGCGTACTTAACGACCGTTATAAGGATCTTGCTGACTTGTACTTGCGAATGTTCTGCAGTCGCGAGTTTAAGACGTTGTTGGTTCCTGGTCAGCAGCAGAGCACGTACGATCCTTTCATGTTGGATGCTGTAAAGGCTTTCATTAGCAGTCGCGATAGCTATCGTGTTGTTGATGTAAGGAAGCTCAACTGCGATGGTGATATTGGGGTCAAGAGCGCCAGTATTTGGGATGTGTTGCTTACGAGAGACCCTTACTTGCTTGAGCAGTGTTGCACACGCGTTACAACAGTGAGTACAAGGAATTTCAGTGCTGAGCCAATGTTCGAAGGTATTCGCTTCAGTGGAATCAACCGAGTAGTGTATCCAATTGATCCGTTTGTTAATATCGATTACAGCTATTCGAGACAGTTACGACCTGCCTCTCTCGGCGGTCTGACACCGACTAGCGAAGTAACGACAAACGGCATCAGTGCACTCAGGCATGAAGTAAGTATCTTCACTGACGAATTTGTGGACGCACTTGATGATCTTTCTGAATCATTGCAAGTCTTCGACATTATGGTTCAGAATAAAGACATCACTGCCGAAGACGCGCTACTGCAAAACGATCTGGAAAACACAGAAGAAGACTCGATGTCACAACAAGAGTTCCCGCTTATTTGGCCGGTTACGCTTGATGATTACTATGTCTTCTCTGAAAGCTTCTATGCGATGGTTCGTCCGCGTATGTCAAAGCTTGAGGTTTGTATTGCAAACTACCTTGAGAAGAAGCCTATCGATTTGCAAATCCTTCTGGAGCTTGCTACAAAAGCTCCTCGTTGGGGTGGCCTGGAGCGGTTCTATTACATTCCAGCAATCCTTATTTTGATCAAATCTGCAATTAGGAGTTTCTGATGTCAACATGGGTTCCTGAAGATCAACGAGATACCTCGTGGTATATCTTCAATAGCTTGTTTCGTTGCCGCGTTTCTAACATCAAAACCATGTCCAAAGACTACTTGAAGAACTTTGGCATGCCCATGAGCGGGGACCCATTCATTGACAAACAGACTGCCAATGAGTTGGTTGATCGAATGCTCACTATCGAAAAGATGGCAGAGTATTTTAAGAATGGTGTAGAGATCAGAGTGTTGAAAGCTAGCGACACGAAAATCATTTACGACAGGATTCGTGACCATCTCGAGTACTGGGCAAACATTATGAACAACAGCATTAACCCAGGGCGTGTTTCGGGTATTCTTGAAGACCTTCAGTTGCTCGATGGGTTAGCGAGTAAAGTCTACCCGCACGCTAAGTCTTACTTTGAGAAGGATAATGAATTCTCGCCATTTGCTAGATTGATTAATGGTGGTGGTCGCAGCGTCAGTACACTTATGGGAACTAAAGCAGAAGTCGTTAACAACGATGACGATGGTGAAGCAGCACCGAATCCATATCCGTCTATGGCAGATACATTTAAAAGGCGTCGTGCAGCAAGAGACACGTCGCCGTCTAGGGTTGTTAAACCATGGAAATAGAACAAACAGGTCTTTGGAAAGAAGTAGAAGCTATTGTGACTGGCGGTGTAAAGCCAGTGCATTACACTTATAGCGCTACGTTTCTGACTAAGTCCGATAAGAAAACTTACGAAACCCTTAAAGTAGTTTCGCTCGATATTGTGCGCGATTACGAAGGCAATTGGGGCGATGTGGTTTTTATTAAGGTCGCAATTGGTGCTGGTACTTATGCTAAACGCATTTACCCTAACCAAGGTAATCTCGATGTGGTCTTAACTAGGACGCCAGTTGGAGAAACGACTGAGAGCACCAACACAGGTAGAAGTGTTGAAACTAAGTCTTTCTCTGCATGGCTGGTTGATAGAGGTGATCCTTATTTGCAGCAACAAGGCTCGGCCTCTTTGTCAGAAGAAGAAATGAATAAAACAGCCGTAGTAGAAATCGAGCTACAGCTCATTGATAAAATCACTGAGCAACTACGGATGATTCAAGTGGGTGGGAATTTTAGGTTCAACACGTTAGAAGATATCACTAGAGGTCTTCTAACGAAATACTCCAAAGCCGTGATTATCGATAACCAAGAAGCAGTCAAGGGAATCGATATTGTTCCTTTCAATAATGGTGTAGTAAGAAGCTCAGTAATTATTGAACCAGGGACGCCGCTTTGGATGCTTCCTGCGTATTTGCATTATCAGCGCGGAGGTATTTATGGCGCAGGTGTAGGGTATTATTTCCAGAACGGTTACTGGTATATTTACCCTTGCTTTGATCCAAGCAGGTTCCCCAAAGCTACGCACAAAGTCACTATCGTAAATGTTCCTGAGAATAGGCTTCCTCAAATCGAAAGATCTTATCGCTTAGATGGAAGTAATTTCTCTATTCTGGCAACTGGCGAAGTCAAGACTAAGAACGAAAGTGAAACATTAAAGAACAACCTTGGTAATGGCGCTAGATTTATAGATTCATCCAAAATAATGGAAGAAAGCGCCAGCACCACGAACAACAAAACCACTGTAAGTAAGGGCGACCTGCTTAATGAGGTTCAGGGTTCTACTAAGGATGACGGGAATAACTTTGCACCAATGTTGAACGCTACGTCAAATCCGTTCGCTTACTACAGTCAAATCGCGCGTCGAAAGGGTTCAATTATTGCTCTTGTTTGGGAGAACTCAAATCCTGCACTAATAGTGCCAGGTATGTGCGTGAGACTCCTTTACATGAAAGATAATGAAGTTGTCGAGACTTTCGGAGTCTTGTTAAAAGCCCACCATTATGTAGAGACTAAAGGTGTTGGTATGGTTTCAGGTACTTACTCATCTCGCTCTATGTTGAGCTTATTTGTTTCCAACACATGAGGAAAATAAAAAATGAAAGGTATTTTTGGTATCGCTACCCAACAAGGTAAAGTCTTGGTTGGGAATACAGCGGATAACGTGCTCGGTAAAAACTTCGCTACCATGGTCTTTGGTGACGGTGGCGGTGTTACTACTAATCCCAGCAAGACCCAAACAGCGCTTGTTCGGCAGTTGTATCAGGCGGCACTCACATCTGTCGATGTTGTACCGTTGATGGCAGAGTACAGCATTAACGCCGTGGCAACAATTCCTGCTTCGGCTGGCGACTTCGATGTTCGTGAAGTTGGTATTAAGGATCAGAACGGGGTCTTGGTTGCAGTTGGTAAGTGCGCTGTGTTTTATAAGGCCAGTACCGACAGTAGTGAGACAGTCCTCAGCATTGCTTTCACCGTGCCGCAAAACTCCGCCATGAACGAAGCTCTGCCTGGCAATCCTCTGGATACTGTTCCGCTTTCCAATGTTTCACAGAAGATGGCTCAGCTTCTGCAGCTGAATAGCGTCGAGGCGATTCAGGAAGCTCTGGCTGTTCCGGCAGCTGGCGAAACACCAACCAAAACGGAAGTCGCGGTGACTGTTCGTAAAGTTCCTACGCGCGTCGTTACTGCTACCAGTAATACCGCTGTAGTGGCGGACATTGGTGGTTGCGTTGAAACCAATAACGCATCTGCTAATACTGTCCTGATCGATAACGGTATTGGGTCAGCTGATGATACCTTGATGATCCGTCAGGGCGGCGCTGGACAGACAACCATTACCTTCGCAGCAGGTATTACTGTTCGTAATCCGAATGCTACGCTGAAGCTAGAAAAGCAATATGCTTCGGCTTGCTTGCATTGGAAGAGCGCTACCGAAATCATTGTTGACGGGCGCTTTGCTGATTCCTGATTTTTGACTGAAGCGCATGTCCCCAGCAGCGCAGTTCTTGGTTAGATAAAAAGGATAGAAAAATGGCTTTTACTCCGATCCCTCTTACGGCTACGCCAAAAGAGCTTATTCTGACGCTCATTAAAGCAGCTAATCCTGCAGCTGAGCTTACGATCAACGACTTTACACTCTCAGCACCAGTTACAGTGGATGCCGACACGGACGGACGCGATACAAGTCTGGTTGTGTCTGCTGTCCAGGGTTCTGGTTATTCCGGTAACCAAACTATCACGTATCGACGTATTCCGTTGGCTGATTTGGCAGCAACCAAAACTGCATCCGATCTCACTTTCGGCCTTGACGGAATGACTACTTCGGCAGAACTCGTAACGATGCTCAATGGCTTGTTTGGTATTAACCTCACTGCCGCTGACTTTGTTGACGAAGAGCTCCCTACAGCAACCAAACCCAATGAAGTTTTGTCGTACACATTTAAAGCCGCCGCCGGGTCTTTGATCTTCACAGGTTCGTTTGTGATCACACTCAACGCCACTGAAGATATCGATCTGACCACAGTAATCACTAAGACTACTGTAGATGGTTTTGTTTACGCTTGATTTAAGTAAAGCCGAATGATTTACGACGGAACAAAAACACCAGAAACAAACTTGTTAGCGGTAGTAAATTCTGCCAGCACAAGAACTCTTAAATTAACCCAGATAGAATTTAAATGGCCAGGAACTACTGGCTCTGCACCAAATAGTCAAATTACTGTTGGGTCTATTCCTAATAAGGGTTATTACAACTCTGTTAACATGAAGTACAACAGACTGGAACTTTCTAAGCATCCAGTAATTTTGTCTGGGTATATTTTTGAAGTACCTAACGGGGCTACTGTAAGTAATATCACAGCCTTAATCTGCGGAGTCTTGGGTTTGCCTGCGGCAGATATACAGGTATGGTATTCGCCACTTCCGACTTACGGGCTTGTTTACTGGCAAGTGGGTATTATCTGGAATTCATTAACGCATTTTGGCGCGATTGCTGTTCCTGTGAAATATAAATAAAGTTAGAAGCATAATGGCTGCGCGAGCAGCCTATATGCCGCAACCAAAAATATTTTGATCATATATAACAATGATGAGCAGTGGTTAAACAATCTTAAACAAACGGAGTAAAGAAATGCGTAAAGCCATCAAAGAGTTTTTTATGTTTGTGTTCTTCATTTTTGTTTTCAGTATTCCTGCCTTTATGGCGCCATACGAAAAAGAAAAGGAAATTAAAGAAATGAACACAAAACAAAAATACGAGATCACCATCGAAGAATAAGTTAAGTTTCCAGGAGGTTCGGTATGAAGAAAGTAATAACAAGAGACGACATTTCGAAGTTTCGTATTCTGCCTGGTTTCCCAGTTAGCTGTGCTTTTCTTCTAATTGTGGAAAACATAAAGGATCTCTTGGTTAAGAAAGACAAAATTCTGGTAGAACTAAACGAAAGAGGAGAATACGTTTGGGTTACACTTTCCACTGTATGTTGGACAGTAACTGGTCTGGAGTGGGTAGAACAAACCTACGAAGTAGTAGGTAAGAAAGCTATTAGAGGAATTGACTGCTTTGTGTAAATTTTTAAGTAGCAGCTATATCTTCTAGTGTTACAACAACGGAAATAAAAAATGAAACGATCAGACTTAAAGAAGAACGAACTCGATATCCTTGAACGTTTTGAAGGTTCTAACGGGTATGCTGAGTTTAGCAAGGTTGTTGATCAAGCTGTGAAAAGTTTGGTTAACAAAGATTTTACTGGTGATTTTGCCAGAATGAAGGGCATGCATGTAAAGGTAAAGTCAGTACGTGGAAATGCTCGTCAGATCTTTGAAAAGTCTGAACCTTGGCCGTACATGCCTGAAGAACAATTTGTTGTTGCTCGTCAATCGAGACTGCAAGTTGAAACAGGCAAGGGTCTCGAAGCATATGGTATTTTGAAGCTCTACACGCTGTATATCCAGCGCTAACATTATTAACAAGGAGTCTAAAAGTGTTGAAAAAGTTCTTTACAGGTTCACCAACCACCAAGGCCGAGGAAATGGGTCTTCCTCCCGTCTATTTCTACACAGAAGCTGCGTATCATGGTTCGCACGGTAAAGTCTTTGTAACGAATCGTCGTCTTGGTTTGGTAAACCAGGAAGTGAACTTTGTGTTTGCTGGGCGGCAGCTTCCTCCAGATTTGGATTTGTTTATCATGTCCTATATCTGGGAACAAGCGAAAGCTCGTGGTTTCATCCCACATAAGCTCTCAATGTATGGTTTCGATGCTGAAGCCATCATCTTGAGCGAGATCGATGAACAGCAGCCAAGTCAGGTGTTTCGCACTGTGCGCTTTATGAAACCAGGAGAGAAGCAACAATGAAGAATCTCTTCTTTTGGTTTCTGGGTTTGTTTGGTAATTTCGAACAAGCTATGCGAGAAGCGTTCCACGTAAACGTCTCACTTTCGTTTAATCGCAATATTCAAAGCCACGGTGTGATTTATGTGGCATTGGAAAAAGGCGTTTACCCGATGCAGTTGTTGGTCGACAAACCAGAATTTCTTGTACGGCCAAATCGGTTTGTACTGAGGCAGGTTTTTGCTGAAGTAGAACGAATGGGTTTCGTGCCAGTTTCTTTAACGACTAAATTTGGCCGTGAAGCCAATTTCAGAGTTGAGAATATCGACCCTGATATGGCTGCGCGAAACGGCGTGCTCTGTTAAATAATTCGAGGGGCTTACGCTCCTCGAATATTTTTTTTGTTTCGAGGGGAAAATGGTTACAATTCTTTATGTCTTGGCTATTGCGAAACCCTATAGCTTAGTTGCTTTAGTTTTGGTGGTTCTGTATCTGTTTTACAGGATCAGGAAGTTAACTGGTGCTCTTGCACTGTTGCATCAGGAAGTGTTTAGAAACATCGGTACAATCACACTCAACAAAACCGGGATCTGCAGTCCTAACGTCAGTCACATTCGTAGGATACAAAGGAATAGCCAAGAAGTAGTGAACTTAACTGAGTTCCCAGCACATTTGCGCTCTTATCTCAGGAAACCTACTGTTGTTGCAATACAGGAGTATCTCGAATCAGATCTTAGTGACGACCATAAACGCGCTATAACTGTTGCGGCTATTCTGACTAAGTCCAAACTCATGACAAAGTTATGTATTTTGGATGATATAACTGCAGCTTATCACCAACTGATAGAAGCAGAGTTGTATCTTGTAAGTGTTTCTATGGATGAAGTTTATAAAAGAACATCAGAAATTGAACAACCAATCAAAACCATGGTCAATAGTCTAGCTGACTGGCAAAGCAGTACGCACGCCGATTACGTTAGACTTAATCTTTTGGATTACATGTACGGTGGCAATTATCCTGTGTTTGATGTGTTTTATAGAAACTACACAGCTATTAAACCTTTGTACAAAGCGAGTGAAACCGAGATTAAGGCGCTAGTGACCATGGTGGCTGCCACAACTGGTATTGTGGTTCCGGTCTCTTATTTGGAATTCGGCCCAGTTACTAAAGGTTTTCTTGTGGAACGTCGGACAGAAGAGCGAGTTCAGCATCTGCGCGTGGTAAGATGAGAGGTGTTTTTATTTCACTTGAGGGGCCTGATGGCGCTGGCAAAACAACTACTGCTGATTATATTGAGCAGCTGTTATCAGAAGTTGGTTATGTGGTAATTAGAACGCGCGAGCCTGGCGGTACTGAGTTATCCGAAATGATTCGCAAGTTGTTATTAAGCGAAGAGATGTGTTCAAAGACAGAGCTGTTATTATTTGCAGCTAGTCGTGCGGAACATCTTGAGAGGAAGATCAAACCAGCTATTGAAGAAGGTAAGATTATTCTCTGTGATCGTTTTGCTGATTCGTCTTTTGCATATCAGGGTTATGGTCGTGGTCTTCTTGAAGACGTAAAACTTCTTGAAGAGTATGTCCTAAATGGGTTTGAACCAGACTACACCATCTTCTTTGATATTCCGCTCGAAGTGTCCTTAGAGCGTCTTGCTTTTCGCTTTAATCAGCAAGATCGTCTCGATAAGGAAATGAGGGATTTTAAGGAGCGTGTTTTTCTTGGGTATCGCCAGCGTTTCGAAGATAATCCTCATCGCATGGTGAGGATCAACGCCAATCAAACTCCAGAAGAAGTCCGTGAAGAAGTAAGGGAATGGATTTTTAATTCTTTTATTACAAACAACCCTTTGTAAGAGGACGTTATGAGTAAGCTTAAACGCTTTATTAAAGAGGTGCGGGAAGCATTTTATTTGGACATGATTGAACCTGGCACAATCTCTACTGCTTGGATAGACGGTGTTGATCTTTCTGACAAGATGCCAGTAATAAATCAAATCGTACGTCAACAAGAATCAAAACCCCTTACTTACGAAGAGCTCACTGAAGTCGGCCATTATTGGGTTCGCATACCAGGTCACACAGACTGGTTTGTGTTGGAAGTAAAAGCGTTCGACGTTAAATACGGCAAGGGTGCTGGTAAAGAATTTGAGTACATCAAAATCCCAAGTCCCGAAGATTCACTAGCAATTCAAATTTTTAATAAGGAATTGAAAAATGGAAATCCTGAACGGTCAGACAGTAACTGAAGTCGGCGCCTATTACGTACGTATCGCCGGTACTCCGAACTGGTTCTACCATGATGTCAAGAACATCGAAGAGCACCGCAAGAGCGCGCATGCCGCTGCATCGTTCGAATTCGTTAAGATCCCTACTGTGGATCAAATGATCGCAAATGAAGGCAAGCTGGCAGCACTGGAATCGTTGGTATCGGCGATGCAAGTCAAAGTAACCAACAGTCACTCGGCAGTGAACAAAGCCACTGAAGCAATCCAAAAAGTGGAAGAACAGTTCAAATACCTGCATCCCAATGGGCGTCATTTCTCGCTTTGGCGGGCTGTCTGTATCTGGGCTAAGGGTTTTCCGATGTTCTTTCTGGAAGTTTTCACCGGCGGTCTCTTTTCCAAGTTCAAAAAGAAGTAAATAAAATAGCGGCGGGATTTTCCCGCCGCTTTATGCTGTAAGTCAAAAAACTTTTCTTTAACAAATGGAGTTTCAAATGACGGTAGTTGTGTGGGATGGTAAAACACTTGCGGCAGATCGCATGGCACCTGTGGTCATGGTGTAGATAGTATTTCGTTCGAATAATTTTTTCAACAACAGAAGTAAACAAGGAGTGATAAAGATGTCTGTAAAGGTTATCAATGGTGAAGGTTACTATTACGAAGAAGGTTCCGAAGTCACTGTCGATGCCGACGGCAAGATCGTCTGTGCAAAAGGCAAGGTCTTTCTGACTGTTGAGGGCAGTCATGGCGTTGCTGCTACTGATGACGCCACAGTTGTCGGTGTTGCCGACATGACAACAGTCCAAGCTCTTTCAGCCAAAGCAAAGATCGTCGCAGTGGGTGACGGTGTCAAGAAGATTGCTTATTCGGCACCCAAGAAGGCAGGTGAAACCGCTGGCTCTTCCAAGGGTACTGGCAGCAGTAAGTTCGTTATGCCGACTCAGAAAACATTTGGTTTCCGCACGTCGAAGTAAGTAACGACATAAAGGCTAGAGGGTTAAATCCCTCTAGCTATTTTTTTTTTATGCCGTAGAATCATTTATTGTAAATTGTTTTAGGTATATATTACCAAGTTGTAATGCAGTAAAAAAATCTTTAACAACAGAAGGAGACTTAATTGTTGAGTAAAGCACTGCTGTGTCTTGCTTTAAACATTTTCTTTGAAGCTCGCGGCGAACCAATTGCAGGAATGGAAGCCGTAGCTCAAGTGACTCTTAATCGTGCTCATCATAACGAATCTAAGGTTTGTAAGGTGGTGTTCGAAAAAGGTCAGTTTACATGGACAGCACATGTGAAGAGAAAAAGCAAGTCACCAATGGAGATTGCTAAAAATATTCCTAAGCACAACAAGAGCTGGGGAATTGCCTTAGAGATAGCACAAAGAGCACTCGAAGGTAGACTCGTAAATAGAGTCGGCAATGCTACTCACTTTTACAATCCGAAAAAATGCAAACCTAGTTGGCTTAAGAATGTCAAGACAGTTGCGGTTATAGGTAACCATGTTTTCGCTGTACTAATCAAGAAGAGCTTTGAACAAAAAGTCATTAAACTTAAAGACGAAGGTAATGGAACGCATAGAAGTCCACGAGAGCATGTTCGTCGTGGTCATGTGCGTCGCTATGCTGATGGTAAGAAAATTTGGATTCAGTCTATGGTTGTCAATCCTGGTAATGGCGGAAAGGTAACTAAGGACTATATTTTCAAATGACATCAGGTAATTATTACTTAACTGAATTATGGTAAGATTAGACAAGGAGCTTAACAAATGAAACAATATCTCGAATTGCTTCGTCGTATCAAAGACGAAGGCCGGTACAAAATGGATCGCACAGGGACTGGTTGCGTGTCTATTTTTGGGCACCAGATGCGGTTTAATCTTTCAGAAGGCTTTCCTCTGGTTACGACCAAGAAAGTCCATCTCAAAGCGATCATCTGTGAACTTCTCTGGTTCCTTCGTGGCGAAAGCAATGCCGCGTGGTTGCAAGAAAAAGGTGTCAGTATCTGGGATGAATGGTCGTTAAAGGAAGCTGTCACTGAACGTAAGGAAAAGTCATACCCTGCCGTTCTCAAAGAGTTCGAAGAAATCTTCGGTCTCGACCGCGAAGAAACTCGCGCCAAATTGCGCTCAATGTCGGCTGAAGAAATCGAAAAGATCTTCATTGATAACGGACGCTCTTTCGAATACGACAAAGTGATTATTCCTAAGGGCGAGCTCGGTCCAGTCTATGGTGTAATGTGGCGGTCATGGCCTACTCGGGATGGCGACAGGATCGATCAGATTCAGGAACTCATTACTAACCTGAAAACTAAACCGTTCTCTCGCCGACACGTTGTTTCTGCGTGGAATCCCGATTTGCTTCCTGACGAAACTCTGTCACCAGAAGAAAACGTCAAGCTGGGTAAACAAGCGTTGCCACCATGTCACGCCCTGTTCCAGTTCTTTGTGGAAGAAGCAACACTTGACGAACGTCTTGAATACGTGGCGAGCAATAAACCGTCTCTGCAAACCGAGATCAGAAAGTTCGAAGAAACTATCGACGGCATCACGGAAACTTTGTACTCGATTGATGAACTTCTGGATTATAACGACATTCCGAAGTATCGTATTTCGTGTCAGTTGTTTCAAAGATCGGCGGATTGCTTCTTGGGTGTTCCTTTCAATATCGCTTCGTATGCGTTGTTTACGATGATGGTTGCGCAATGCGTAAACATGATTCCTGGTGAGTTTGTCTGGACTGGTGGCGATTGTCACATTTACGCTAATCATGACGAACAAGTTGCACTCCAGCTTTCGCGCCAACCGAAATTTTTGCCGACAATGAAAATCAATCCGGATAAGAAAGATATCTTCTCGTTTGAATACGAAGATTTCACTTTGATTGGGTACGATCCGCATCCTGCCATCAAGGGCGAAGTCTCCAAGTAATTTTCCGTATAGAGCCAGGTAGGAAACTACCTGGCTTATTTATTATTTTCAAACGGCTTATCCAAAAATAGGAACAAATAATGAGCAAAAACAATAGGCTTGACCCGAAAGATGTTCGAGCAGGGATGACTGTTTATCGGTTCAGACATCCGCTTTTTGTGGTCAGTCGAACCAGACTGAAAGACGCTTATCATTTTCTTGTACAAACACAAGACAGAGTTGGTTTGATGAATATCTTCGTGCCTATGCGTCGTTTTGGCGACCCTGTTCGTTTATCTGATCTTTATCCGACTGCTAACAAAGCGCTGCATGGTAAAAGACTTCGTTTTACAGAAGGCGCTGCATTTGCAGAAAGAGATTTCAAAAACATCTGGACCAAGGAGTAAGCAAAAATGTTTTACAATCTTTTTAAACTACGTGCCGGTAATTCTGTTCGTGGCGCAGATGGGAAGAAACACGTTATCAGAACTATCAAGCGAACACTTGACAAAAACATTTTTGGGCTTTGGTTTGAAATTGAATTCCTTGGTGGCGATCAAATCACTATGGTTTTCCCAATCCCATTCTACAACGATAGTGAGAATGCTCTTACAATAGAGCAACGTATCAAACGTCGTTTCCCAAGCGGCAAATGCATGGAGCATATTTTCTAATCAACAAGGAATTTAACAAATGAACTTTATTCTTACTACGTGTTATTATTTTGCTATTTGGTTGGTATGGATAGCAATTGGATTTTGTGCGCATCTTTTTCTTCAGCGTTTTTCAACAAGTAATTGGAATGCATTTGATGCAGTAGCTATGGTCGCTTACGGTTCTCCTAGGATGCAGTTTTGGTTCTTCTTAGTTGTGCTTACCTTCTGGCCTATTCCGTATATAGGGTTGTTGCTTTGTGCTTATGGGTACGAATTCTTTCGTGATCGCGTCTATGGTACACTGCTTCGTCTCAAACACAGAAAAGCTAAAGTAATCAAAAACGACCCAATGGAAGTGTTTGATCCGTTTGTACAGCAAGAACCTAAGCGAAAGAACTTCTTCATTGATCCAGTCAAACATTGTGTGACATACCAGGAATCCGGCTGTGCGCATGTTGATGGGTTTCTTTGCGAACCAGAGAAATGCGGCGGGTTCAAGAAAAACGTTCTTAAAGAAAAAAAGGAGTAAGCGATGTTTGAAACAGCTATGTTTTTGGGCCTTGGTCTTATTGCAGCCTTTATGATTCTTTTCGTTGGTGCCTTGAAGTATTTCAAGAGCCCTCCGAAGCAGGATGAAGATACTTTCTATCGATGAGATTAGTAGAGGGGTTTCCCCCTCTACTATGATGAGGCCATGCCTTTGCATTTAGTACAAAAAGGTAAATGGGTTCATTTTTCTGAAATTGTTAATTTTGTTCCCCACAAGAAACAATTCCGAGATATTTATTATGGGGACTTTGACAATGACACCAGCTCTGAAGAAGTGCTCAGCGGTAAGATGATACGTGGTGTCCATATTTTGTCCCCATTTTGTCAAACTACCACTATCTTCTAAATAAAGGGAAAAAGAAATGACAGAAGCTTTTGTGCATGCAGATAAGAAAGAAGCTCAGCAACCCGAATGGATTGAACTGTATCTGGAATACCACAACCAGTAATTGACAACATAGAGCCAGGGTTTGTCCCTGGCTCTTATGACCTTAACAAATGAGATAAGAAAATGTCTAATAACTGTAAATGGAAAACTCAAGCCGGTATTTGGCTTATGTTTTCTGATGATAAAAAAGCCGTAGAAGGTTTTGCTTCTACGTTTAGCATCAAAACCAAAGTAATCATGCTGACTGAATTGCAAAAACAAGTCAGGAAAGATCTCGAAGCTAAAGACGAGATTGGTCGTGATGAAAATGGTGTTCCGTTGGATCTAGTGAAGATTAATAGTACTATCTCCGAACTCCTAATTAAGTCTGGTAAGCACTGCGTAGCTAACAACGAAGTAGCCATTATCGCAGTTATTGGAGATCCGACCGAAGGGGATGTTGTAACAGCAATCGCTTCAAAGATGTCTTCTCATCTTAAGCGTGCTTTTGCAGAAGCTCATGAAGGTCCGCTTCCTGACACTGCGTTCTTTCTAACTGCAGGAGTAGTCCTGTATTTTAAGCGCATTCTTTATCCGCTTAAATGGCGTTGGGACGACGCAGCAAAATATCAACTCGGTAAAGAAGTAATTGAGTATGTAGTTTCGAAATCCAATTAAACAACCCAATAACACATTAGGACAGGAGTTAACAATGTGGTACGGCGGTAAACTAATGACTGAAGACGAAGTGCGTGCAACGTCGTCACAATTGCCATCACGGTATCAAATGGGCGAAGAAGTGTGCGTGTGTTTGATTGATACAAAGCAGTCAATGGTTTCCGTTCCTGCTCGTGTTGTTGGTGTTAACTTTTCACCATCGCATGGCGTTCTTTACGATCTCGCATTTAAGATCGAAGGTACAGCGCTTTATAGTGTTCAACGCCGAATTGATGCAATGTTGAAGACTTGTGGTGATAAACAAGATGGTTGTTCTGGATGCAAGAATTGTTGTAAGGAAGTTGAAGAATGCTTGGCTTTTGATTGCGACCGTTCCGAAAACAAAGTAGTGCCTATCCGGCAGCACTAAGAAAATAGGGGGATAATACCCCCTATTTTTTTTTTCTCATTATATTCAAAACTCGGTGTCCTAGAATATTTCAAACATATATTCTTCCCGTGAGTTGTAATTGAATTCTTCATTTACATCGAGTTAAAGTGTCTCTTTAAAACACTTATTTGATTTAGGAGAAGTATCATGGAAAAGATCTCTTCCCAACAAAGTAATCAACAATTTCGAGAAGCCTAGCAATCCTGCTAGGCTCTCAACCAAACTTCAGGAGAATTATCATGAACACCAAGAACACTCTGAGCATTATTGCTACCGCTTTGATCATCACCGCTTGCGGCGGTGGTGGCGGTGGTGCACCTTACAACCCACCGGTAGCCACACCTACTACCACACCATCAGCTACTCCGGTGCCGGCTACACCTACATCCACACCAGCAGTTGGTTCTGTTGCCAAGGGCGTGTATCTGGATTCCGCAATCGAGGGTATTGAATACACCAGCGCCAGCAAGTCCGGTACTACCAATGCTGCGGGTGAGTTCGACTATGTTGTCGGTGAGGAAATCACCTTCAAACTTTGGGGTCGTACCATCAACACTACCAAGGGTGGCAGTGTCGTTACACCGGCAGATATGTCGGTTGTTGATATCAACAAAGTTCTGACTGTGTTGATGATTGTCCAATCCGTGGACACCGACAGCAATCCCAGCAACGGCATTACGTTGCCGGTGGTTGATTGGAACAAGACAGTTACACTCAGTGATGGCTTGGGCGGCACACACACACGTACTATTGCCCAGATTTGGGCTGATGTGGATTTCACTAAAGACCCATACATGGCACGCACCACAAACGCCAGTGGTTACATGGCCAGCTTTGTACATGCTGTTACTGGCAAAGAACCAGTTGGTTTACAGACAGCAGCCGATCACTTTGCCGAAACAATTGGTAAAGTGACTTCTGATGTTGTTCTGAGCTTGGCTGGCAAGACCGCTACTTCGGTAGTGACTGCCGACAAGTGTGATGTTGGTGGCGGCGGCGCTGGTTACACCTATACTTTCGGTAGTACTGGTTATACGAAGGTTGGTAATACCATCATGCCGTCCATGAGCTATGGTGTAATCACCTGTGGTCTTAGCGCAGTTAATAGCACTTACGTCTATGGTGATGCTAATGAAGAAAACCGCTCTATCCCATGCGGAACTGATTGCAAGTACAGCGAAATCAACCGCATGCACTACCAACCCAATACCAAACAAACTGGTGAGTTTATCACACTAACTTGGTATAACGCTGATGTGAAAACATTGACATTTGTTCGTATGTGGATTTCTACAAACGTTAGTGATCCAATTGCCATTGCAGCAAATACCGGCCGCATGTACGAGCGTCAAACCTACAAGGAAGTTATTCAATTCTAAGTAGGAGTAGAAAGAGGGCGTAACAACCCTCTTTTTTTTTTTGTTATTTTTTACATCAACAGTTGATCTATTAGTAACGTATTCAACACAGGAGTTATCTAAAATGCAGCAGCGCCAAGGTAACGTTATAGTGTTTTATGGTAGAGATAGTTTCATGAGTCATCATTACCAAAGAACGTTTTTACTTAAGAATCGTGAGTTTAGTTGTGCTGAACAAGTTTTGATGTATTCAAAAGCAATGTTGTTTAATGACATTGCTACAGCAGAAGCCATAATGGCTACTAACGACCCAGTAGAGATGAAACGTCTTGGTCGACGTGTAAAGAATTACGATGATGCCAAATGGAAAATGAATCGTTTCCATATTTCAATGGCGGCAACCAAAGCCATGTTTCTCCAGCATGAAGACCTAGCAACAAATCTCATTGGGACGTACCCATGCATCTTAGCTGAAGCTTCCTCTATTGATTTCGACTGGGGTATTGGTTTACCACTTTCTGATCCTGCAGCATATGACCCCAAACACTGGCGAGGGCTAAATCTTCGTGGTGAAGTACTCATGTGTGTTCGGGATTTTCTAATGCAATCGGAGAGATGAAATGGCAGTTTATCAAATAGTACTAACTGTTTTGGCTTTGATGTTGGTGCTTCGTTTAGTTTTACGTTACATCGCTCATGGCGCTAGTTCCGCAATCAACTACGCTGTGATGGTTCTTCTGGTGCCTGTTTGTTTGGCAGTGCTTATGCTTTCTGCATCAGTAATGCTGATCAATGTGTTTGTAGCACCAAAGACAACTTGGCGATCGCTTGTGAGTATTGACCAGTATGCAAATGCATCTCTTGGCGGTATTCTCAATTTTGTTTTTGGTGTCAAGAAAGACGATGCTCAATTCGGTAACGAAGACGAAACTGTATCGTCTGTTCTCGGCAAACTCTTCGTACGTGATGCAGGAAACAAATTCGCACGTTTCATTTACTTCTTTTTGGATCATATCCAAGAGAATCATTGCTTGATGTCAATTGAAACTGACGAAGGTAGTGGTGTTGTCAAAGAAGAATTCGTTCCTACAGTAGCCGAGAAAGCGGCCATTGCTGACTACCGTGAACGTAACCCAAAAAGCATTCTTAGTGATATCAGTATTCTGTACGCACTCGGACTTCGTGGAGACGACGAAAATGAATAGCGCCAAGCTCAATGTAACGCCAGGTAAAACAACAGTTTGTATTTACCATGAAGATTGCTTCGATGGTTTCACTGCAGCGACTATTGTACATGAGACACTCGACAATGGCAACATGCACTTCATTCCGATGCAATACGGTCAAGTGCCTAGCTTTGAAGAGCTTGAGCCCGTCTTTAATGGACGTGATGTCTTTATTGTGGACTTTTCTATCGAACCAGCTCTTGCGTATGAACTGGCTAAGGTAGCACAAAAGATCACCATCATTGATCATCATAAAGCGGCCGCAGAAGAATGGGCTGAATACATGGCGGAACATGGACCGTCTAAGTATATCGATGCTCATTTCAATCAAGCTAAGTCTGGGGCATTGCTGACTTATGATTTCATGAAGTCCCATTTCCCAAAAGCCTTTGAAGGAACTGAAGATTTGGAAGCTATCTGTAAGGTAGCTGACGATTGGGACCGTTGGGTATTCTCGATGTCTGACACCAAAGATATCGCTGAATATTTCTATACGCGTAACTGGACTACGCGTGAGTCTTTCGATTCTTTCAAACTCTGGGCCAAGACTCTCGGCTGTCATGAGACCTTCAGGAAAGATATCGCCAAGACTGGTCGTGAGCTCATGCATGCCAAAGTAAACAACATCAAACGCAACGCAGAAAACTACTGCACGCTGATCGATTTCGACGGTTATGAAGTACCGATCATGATGATGACGCGCGAAAACACATCTATTGCCGGTGATATTTTAGGCGAGATGTACCCTGCTTCACCGTTTGTTGTGTTGTATCGCGATGATCTCAAAGCACGCCGACGTTATTATTCACTTCGGCGTCGAGGTGCTGGACCTAACCTTAGCGAAATAGCTAAACGTTTCGGTGGCGGCGGCCATGACCGCGCAGCTAGTTTCTCAACCAGCGTCTTTACTGCCCCCGTGCAAAAGAGCAGCTGGTGGGACGAAACTGTAAGGTTTATCCGGCATTTCAAGAAGTTTTCTTTTGTTCTGAAAGAAGCAAAGAAATAATTCGTCAGGTTGTATTGTTTTATCCACATTAACAAAGAAGGCAAGAGTATGATACTCGTACGGAAAAAAGACGGCACTACTGAAAAGTGGAGCTTTGATAAGATCACGACGGCTGTAGGTAAGTCGGCGTCCCGTATCAACACTAAGCTTACTGACGGCGAAGTCGGTATGATTCACGCAGAAGCTTTTAAAACTGTGGAAAATGAACCAATCGTTCCTGTTGAACGAATCCACGGTGCTGTTGAAAGTGCCTTGTGGTCTCTTCGGCCTGACGTGGCTGCGTCATATGCGAACTACCGTAACTATCGGAAGGACATCGTTGCAATGCTGGAAGAAATTTTCCAACGCGTTCGCGATGTCCTTTATTTTGGTGATCGCGAGAATGCCAATTACAATTCGGCACTCATTTCCACCAAGGGTTCGCTCGCTCGTGGTTTTCTGACCAAAGAACTCCTGAAAAAGTTTTACTTGACTGAAGATGAAGTTTCAGCAATCGAGGATGGTTGGATTTACATCCATGATCTTCGTGATCTCATCTTCAACGGTATCAATTGTTGTCTCTTTGACATGGGTAACGTTCTTCGTGGTGGTTTTGAAATGGCAGGCATTCACTATCAAGAACCCAAGTCTGTCCTGACTGCACTGCAGGTCATTGGTGATGTGACACTGGTCGCTACAGCCCAACAGTTCGGTGGTTTTACTATCCCTGAACTGGATCGTATTTTGGTTCCGTATGCGTTGAAAACCATCAAGGATGAAGAACTGGAAGCCCGTAAAGACGCAGCTATCTTTTCTATCGCTGACGTCGAAGGCTACGTTAAATACCGCACCGAAAAACGTTTGCTGAATGAAATCAAGCAAGGTCTCCAGTCGCTTGAGATGAAGCTGAACACTGTCCCATCCTCGCGTGGTGACACAGCGTTTGTTACTGTGTCGTTCGGTAACTGCGATGTACCTGAAGTAGCATCAGTGCAGCGTATGATCGCAGCAGGGCTTCTGAATACCCGTATGGCGGGCCAGGGCAACGGTAGTCCGGTAGTGTTCCCGAAACTGGTCTATCTGTATTCCAAGGATCAACATCAAGATCCGGAACAGGAACGTCTGTTTAAGCTGGCTGTGAAATGTAATTCTGTTGCAATGTATCCCGATTACCTCAGTCTGGATGCAGGCTATGTTGGCGAAATGTACCAGAAACACGGTAAGGTTATTTCACCAATGGGTTGTCGTGCATTCCTGTCTGAATACATTGACGACGCTGGCCAAGCGCACTTCACCGGCCGCGCTAACATCGGCGCTGTTTCTCTGAACCTGCCGATGATCTGGAAGAAGTCCGACGGCGCTACGTTCTTCGAAGACCTCGAGTATTATCTCGAGATGATCCGTAAGTTCCATCAGCGTCGTTACACGGCCGTCGCTAACAACGTCTGTTCTACCAACCCACTTGCCTTCACTCAAGGCGGACTGCTTGGTGGTTACAAGAACCCTACCGATAAAGTCGGTATGGATATTGTCAAGACGTTCACGGCTAGTTTCGGCATCACATCTCTCAACGAGCTGAACATGTTGATGGAAGGTAAGCCATTGCATGAGTCCGATGGTCGTGGTGTTACTGCTGTGGTGGATTTCATTGAACGCAAGGTTGCGCAGTTCAAGGAAGAAGACGGTTACCTGTATGCCCTTTATGGCACACCTGCTGAATCTTTGGCTGGTACACAACTGAAGCAATTCAGGAAGAAGTTCGGCGTGATTGCTGGCGTGTCTGATCGTGAGTATTTCACGAACAGTTTCCACTGTCATGTCACCGCCGAAATCACTCCATACCAAAAGCAGGACCTCGAGTTCAACCTGTTCCATCGCATCAACGGCGGCCATATCAACTACGGTCGTATGGAAGACATGAAAAATGAAGCAGCCATCGCTGCCTTTGTTCTTCGCGGTATGGAACTTGGTTATTACCAAGGCGTGAATGGTCCGCTGGCTACTTGTGAGNNGGTTCTCATGACGTGACTGTTATTGATCGTGTGTGCGGTTACCTTGGCGTAAGCCATACCAACGGCCAGACACGTTTCAATGATTCGAAACTGGCGGAAACTCGAGACAGGATTTCGATGTAATGAACTACGCGGACCTCAAACTGTTTGACACTGTCAATGGCCCAGGGGTTCGCGTTTCTTTATTTGTGTCCGGCTGTACAGTTAACTGTCCTGGATGCTTCAATACGGAAGCGCGAAACTTTAGGTTCGGGAAAGTGTTTGATGAAGAAGTAATTGAGAAGATTGTTTCTACTGTCGATAGTAAACACTACGAAGGGATTTCTATCCTTGGTGGTGATCCATGCGAAGTAAAAAATATTGACTCAGTAGTAACCTTATGCAGGAGACTGCGTGAACGTGCGCCTGATAAATCTATTTGGATTTGGACTGGTAGGACTATTGAAGAATTACAAGCTAAGGAAGGGAAGGCATTTGCGGAGCTTCTCAGTCTGGCTGATGTAATTGTCGATGGTCGTTTCGTACAAGAGCTTGCCGATGCTAAGCTTAAGTATCGAGGTAGTTCTAATCAGCGCATTCTTTACCGTAAGAACGGTGACTTTTAAACAAGGAAAAAAGAGATGTACAATATTGCTTATGACGTGACGCTCGCCGATGCTGAAGATTCTTTTGAAACAATTTGCAAAAAGAACAGCGCTGTCCCCATTATCGAACCCCATAATCGGTTTCGGTTTGCTGATGGTTTTATCTTCGGTTGCCGCAATGAAGCGCTTCCTGAGTTTCAGTTCAATACTGCACCGTTGAAGGTAGGCATGCGGCACCCCATCGCCAGTTTGTCGCTCCATGGCAATTTCCTTCGGCGCGATATTCAGTCATGTGCCAACAGCGTCAATCCTGAGACCTTTGGTCTCAACAAGGTCTTTATTACTGTTAAAGACCCAAACGCTCCTGAAAAGGAAGTGCTTTTTGCTCTTACCTTTACTGAAACGGAACGCAGCAAAAAACGCAATGCCTCGCGCCGGTTTATGTGTTCGTATGCTGTACCGAAGGGGACTGTTGGAAAAGTTGGTGATGTAGAATTTGACCTCGGTGGGATGGTGTTCAATTTGACAGCTACTTTCGACATGGGCGACTGTCAAATGCATCCGTTCTACAGCGATGAGTTCCGGCCTGGTGAGATAGCTATCGGTGATTTCCGTGTAGTTGGTTACAACGTCAACGCTGAGTTCATTGCGAATGATCTGGTTAAAGACATGATCAAACAGATTGAAGAGCTTGTGGATGAAAAGTCTAAGCTTTCTGTGGACGTGAAAGTTCTGGACAAGCGCCTGCTCGATTCTGAACTGATGCCGACTTACGCGACTCCTGGCTCAGCTGCGTTGGATCTCCGTGCTTGTATCGACGAATGTCTGACTCTCCAGCCTGGCGAAACAAAGCTCATCCCTACTGGGCTGGCTGTTCATCTCAGCAATCCGTCTTTTGCTGGTATGATTCTGCCGCGTTCTGGCCTTGGTCATAAGCACGGTATTGTCCTCGGCAATCTGGTCGGTCTGATCGACTCCGACTATCAAGGGCAGTTGTTTGTTTCGCTCTGGAACCGCAGTACCGAACCGTTCGAGATCAAGGCAATGGAACGTATCGCTCAATACGTCGTTGTTCCGGTGCAGCAAGTTGCTTTCAACGTTGTTGAATCTTTTGAAGCAACTGAACGCGCTGAAGGTGGTTTTGGTAGCACCGGCAAGCAGTAAGTTTCAGGCATAGCCAGAGGGGTTTAACCCTCTGGCTTTTATGCTGCGCCCATTTTATGGTATTGCCTAACAAAATATAAAAGGGTGGAAGAAACATGTCTATTTCAGCATCTATTGATGACCTCGAGAGTTCTATTACTAAATTCGCTGACGCAATCAAAGGTGAGTTTGGTGAAAGAACTACCGATATTAATGGGTTGATTCAACAGCTTTCTGTTCTTGTAAAAGATTTACAGGCTGTTGATTTGGAGAATGACGAGATTAGTGCTGCCGCTACAGCAGCAAAAACAGCAGCAGATAATGCAGCTGCGTCGGCGTCAGCTGCCACAATCACAGCTAATACCGCAAAAACTTCTGCTGGTTCAGCAATAAGTATTGCTGTCGACGCTATAAGTAAAGCTAATACCGCTGATTCAACAGCCAACAACGCACTTACAAAAGCCAATACAGCACAAACCACAGCTGACGCTGCCGCAATCAAAGCGCAGTCTGCTGCAGATACTGCTGCCGGCTACAGTACCTTGTTTAAAAATGTGGAGACCACTGCTAATCAGGCTCAGTATGACGCTAGTGTGGCGCAAGTATCTGCCAATGCAAACGCTACAGATATTGCTAATCTTGATTCTTTCGTGCGTCCATTAGTCGAGCAGCTTGCTTCGTCTGTAAGTGGTACAGCGATTAGTATTACGCTGACAAACGGCATTATCATTAAAGCAGGAACAATCGATGTAAGTGGTTCGCAAGGTTACTGGGGCGGTAGTCTTTTTGAGACAGCATTTCCTCAGTCTTGTTTTGCAGTGTTCCCATGTACTGGACAGCGTGCCGACGCACTGGCTGAATGGCAGTTCTTAACAGTAGCAGCTAAATACGCCGCTGGCTTTGACTGGTGCATCAGAACGTTTAACGTCGACACAAACACTTGGACAAGTGGCGCAACTAATGTTCGTGTTTACTATTTTGCCATCGGGAGATAATCATGGCGTGGGTTACAATTAACGAACGTAACAAAGTTACTGGTTTTTTTGATTTTGAGCCAGTAGTGGAAGAGCCAAGTAAAAAGTTTGAAATTGATGAAGTACTCAAAGCTGAACTTTTTAGTGGTTGGCCAAAGAAGGGTTATGATGGCGAGAACGTCGTCGATCTGACTGAGGTCGATATTCTCACGACCCAACATCTCTATGACAATAAGTTCTGTGAGATCAACGCTGAGTATGAACGCGCCTTAAGTTCTCTTTTTGTAAATGTTCCACAGTCTGAAATCCAGACCTGGACCAAGCAAGAAGCTGAAGCAAAAGCATGGCTCGCTAATAACAACGCGTCTACACCTCTCATCGACGCATTGGTTATTGGGCGTGAAGTCGACAAAGCTTTGCTTGTCGATAAGATCATCGCCAAAGCAGATGCTTACACGGTATCCTTAGGTTTGGTTTTGGGTCAACGACAGAAGTTCGAGGATCTCTTGAAGGTGGCAGTAACAAGTGAAGAAATTGCAACTATTGAGGTAAAATACGAAACTTAAAACTTCTTGGGAAGGAGTAAATAAAAAATGACAATTGCTTCTGCCGCATCCGATCTCGCAACATCAATCTCTACTTACGGCACCATTGTAAGGAACAAGATCATGGATGTTGACGATAAGAGTAGTTACGACCTCTATAATTTCATTAATGGACAAATTGTCCAAGACGAAGTTGTTTGGCGCGTACCTGTGCTCCGCAAGTTTGTCACGCCTGCTGATTTTGCTGGAAGTATTGCCCGATGCGTTAATCCAGCCACAGAAACTGCTGTCGCCTTTGCGATCAGTAAGAATTCTGTGGGCGTCGGTAATATCATTTTCGACAAAGGTTCTGAAATAGGGGAATTTGTTTCCAACACATCGGACCCAATTACCTGGAACGTTGGCGATATCTACGCAATTAATCACATCAGTGGACCTGTGGTAGATCCCACGTTCTCTGACATTAGTGTCGGTATTCTGGGTAATCCGTTCTGATAGGGGAAGGTCATGGGGCTTTTAAAAGTAGGCACCAGACACCGTAAAACCGTACCTGGTTCGCTAGGTACGGTTGTTAGGTCTACTGGATATTTGCAAGGCGGTTATAAGGGCTCTGTGATTCATTCGAAAGTACAGATGTTCAATACCGTCACACAAGCTGGTTCGATTATTTACGATACAGGTTTTGCTCGTAGCTACCGTCCAGGCGTAACTGGTAATTTGTTCGGGTATTTCTCAACAAGCGATTCCCCGACTAATTATAATAAGTTCAGCTATACCACCAATACAGCTGCGGTAGCACCTTTCAGTGTTACTGGCAAACCAGCTGTCACTGCTGCCGATATCGGTAATCTGACACAGTCATGGATGGTTGGCGACTATGGAGGAGCAGTCACGCAATTCGCTAAGCTGAGTTTGACTTCAGAATCTGTTTCACTTCATGGCGCCATTAATACAGAGATTGGACTTACGTCGAGACAAGCAGCTGGTAATACAACGGCTGCATTCTTTTTGAATGTTGCTTTGCCCGCCATGCATACGCTGACTTTCGGTGTTAACACAGTCGAACGCACAGAGCTTTCTGCTATCTTTGATTCGACTATGCAGATTCCGTGCGGGATGTCAATCAGTGATTCGAGGTTTTATTTTGTTGGTATGTATTCGCGAAACAATAGAGTAAATACAACAGGTAAGACAATCCTTTCGTATCTTGCTGCTACTCCTTATACGTACCACTTCGGTGAAAGTCATTCAGTGGTGTCTCGTACAGAAGGTTTCATGATGGCTGGTTATTCCGATACTACCGGACGTTATGATGGAACACAGCACGGGCTTTGCCAGAAAATGAGTATTGCTACAGAAGCGATTGGGACTCTTCCTGATTTGGCTCTGGCACAATCCTCTGGCCAAATGATGCAGGGGTATTGAAATGGCTAGCTACCTAGTAAAGAACGTAAGTGGTACTTTCGATCACTCGAAACAACCTGCTAGTTTTATGGCTGTTACGTCTATCGAAAATAGGTTCTTCATTTGCGAATGTGAAGAAGAACCAATTGGTGATTTTGTTGTTTTTATGCCTGATGATGTTCGTTCTAATCACCGCTTCCATTTGTTTAAAAATGGAAAAAAACTTTGGTTTGACCCATTTAATGGTGAAGTAAAGTTTGGCGATGAAGTGGACGCAAAACGCAGGCGTGCTATTCAGTATAGCGAGGAGCAACTCCAGATAAGAGTTGGTTTCTTTAAGTGGATGGTTGAAAACGTTTGGTTGCCGGACATGATTCGTCTTTTTCCTGAACGTGAGGAAGCTGGTAAAAAAGCCTTAGCGGAACTATTGTTGATTAATGACGATGAGGAAGCAAGGTTGTTTGTTGCCAGCAACTTCTATTACGATCTATAGGTGAAGTATGAGTCTCTTGGCAATGTTTGAAAAACTGGACGCAGTCATTCCGGCAGGGATGACTGTTTTTCAGATGGAGTCTTTTGTTATCAATGAACAACTGACGCCGTACAAAAAAATTCGTCAATGTATCATTGAAGCCCGTGGTAGGCTTGAAACAAAAACAATGATGGAGTTCGATATCCGTGAATTGGATATCGAGTTAAAGCAGAATCTGAAACATCGCCCTCTGGAAGCTACGAGGCCGGAAGAGTTCGAACTCTCAGTCGTTAAAGCAGAGCGACTGGAATATCAAAAATCACGCAAGCTGCGGCAAATTGAGTTCGTTGAGCGTGAGATTACTTTCTTCCTGACCACTGCAGAAGCGCTCATTGCTGCTAACTTTAACAACGTTGAAGAACTTGCAGCACTAATGTCCAGTGAAAGTTTTATTGATTCCCAAGAACGTCAGTACTGGATAGAACGTTTGTCTCGTACGGCCCTTACAGACGTCCAGCAATATGAAACCGGTATCAGTAAGGGAACGTTAGAAGCTATTCTCGATCTTCCAACCGATGACCGCACTACATGCATGCAAATGTTTGAATCCAAGCAATACGATGCCAGGAATGAAGTGCGAATCAATCGCGACCTTGTTCTCGCTGATAAGGCCTAATGTCAATGATTAGCGATATTAAGTTTTCCTTGCCATTGTGGCCAGGTCTCTCCCCTGAAGAGATTGAGGGAGAATTATATCCTTTTCTGGACGAATGCGCTGATGTGATTGCTGATCTGTATTTTACTGCACGCATCCCACCGTTCAATACGGATGCAATGGGTGGCTTACTTGTGGAAGACGAAATAGAAACAGTTATCTCGAACGCAATTATCATTGGCGAAACATTCGGGATTCCTGTTTCAGCTACTTTCAACAACGTACAAGTAAATCCGTCGTATGAAAATTACCTCTTGTTTGTGAAGAACTTCAGACCTTATTTCGAACGCGGTGTCAAGATCATTACAATCCCACACACCAGCTGGTTGAAGTTTGGTCTGAAAGATGAGTTTCCTGGTCTGTTTGTCAAGAACACTATCCTTAATAAGGTCAATACTGCTGCTGAAGTGGCGGAGTTATTTGCTGCTGGTTTTGACTACATTAATCTGGACAGAAATCTTGTTCGTGATGAAAGTACTCTAGCAGAAATTGCTAGGGCTAAAAAGGTAATGTCAGAACGACTTGGAAAAGATTTGTACCTTTCGTTGCTGTATAACGAGATGTGCGCAAACAACTGTAGTGTTCAACAAGATCACTACAGATTTAACTTACAAAGAACGTTCAGCGGTAAGACATTCTTTGCAAGTGAACTAGGCAGAGTAGCTCCATGTAAAGCAACTACTGCCAATGACGCCGCATGGGTACTTAAGTCAGCTTCTGTACCGTCCTTCTACAGCCAATTGCATCGTTTGTCTGGTTTGGTAGATGTGTTTAAAATGCATGGACGTGAAGATAAACAAGTCTTCTATGATAGCTTGAATATCATCAGAAGTTTTGTAAGGCGCCAACCAATCGTGGACCCATATAGGAAAATTTTCGACAGGCTCTCTGAGAACGATCGAAAACTATGGGAAGCCACAATTAGAAAGTGTAAATTCAATTGCTGGAAATGCGCTCTTTGCGATACTCTCGCTAACAAACTCAAGGAATCGAAATGAATCTTCAGACTCTCCTTGGCGGTCAGGAAAACCTGGCTGTCCTCATTGCTGCCTTTATCATTGGCGGCATCTTCAAGAAAACTGGCCTCTTCTTGCCTGTGTTTGATTTCATTGTCCGCAACGTGAAATCCAAACGCCTTGGCTTGGCAATGATTTCTGCGCTGGCAGGTGTGTTGCCGATCGAAGGTCGTGTCAGCATTTCCGCACCGGTGCTTGATTCGATTGCTGGTAAACGCGAAGGATGTGACTGTGGTGATTGCAAGCAGGTCGACCCGCGTGAGAAACTCGGAATTCTCGACTACTTGGCCACCCATCATTATTACCTTTGGTCACCATTGGAAAAATCGATCGTGCTGATTATGGCTGGCTTGAGTCTTTCCTATTGGGAAGTGATTCATTACACGGCTATTCCGCTGATTGTTTATGTGGCTTTCATGGCATTCGTGATCATGAAGTACATCGACGAAGACGACATCATTACGGTCATTCCGAAGGAAAAGATTTCTCTTCGCGAAGCTCTTTCGACGACTGCGGACATGATCTGTTTCCTCGCCGCTATCGTACTGAGTATCTTCTGGCCGCCGTATTTCGTGTTCCCTATTTTCGCAGCCTACCTGATGATCAAACATCGCCACGGTATTGTGACTTCGATCAAACACGTTAATTGGAAAGTTGTCTTGGTCGTAGCAGGCGTTATTATTCTGGCGAACTTCATCAAAGAAAACTCCAGTGCTTTGCTTAAGCTGCTTAGCGTGAATGGTGTTGATTTGAATGGATGGCAAATTGCAGCAGCGATCATTGGCGGCGGTGTTGCATCGTTCTGCATGGGTTCCAGTGGTAAATATGCTGGTGTCACTGTAGTGCTTACGTTGTTGCTTGGTATGAAGTGGTTCCCAGTTATCTTTATGGTTGAATACATCGGCTATTTGCTTTCGCCAACTCACAAGTGTTTGGCTATTGCCGTCGGTTACTTCAAGACCAGGATCTCTGAGTTCTATTACTACTTTGGCATTTTGTCGGCGTTGCTGTTGTGTGCCGGCTTGGTTGAAATGCGTTAATTATTACAACAGCATAGTTGCCGAGCAAAGGCTCGGCTTCTATGCTTACTCTTGGGAAAAAGAAAATGTTTATTATCATTGATTCAACTAATGGCCGTGTTACTGAGATGTTTACCGACGAACTGGCTCCTGCCGGTAGCGTTGAAGTATCTGATGAACAATACGCCGCAATCCTTGACTTCTGGCCAGATGTTGCTTTCGTTGGCGGCGAAGTAAAGGAACTCGATTATGCGTCTTACGTCACGTTCGACATTGCACGCGATCGTAAAATGTTTGAGATCAACACACTTTACGAAAATTCGTTTGCTATGACAAAGATCGATACGCCTCCTAGTGAAGCCGATACTTGGACAAAGCAAGAAAACGAAGCACGTAAATGGCTGGCAGACAATACGCAACCCACACCACTTATTGACAAACTGGCTGCATTCCGTGGCGTTGAAAAAGAATGGTTGATAGAAAAGGTAATTGCTAAGGCTGATGCCTATGTAGAGTTTATTGGTATCATCACTGGCATGCGCCAGAAGTATGAAGACATGGTAAAAGCAGCAACTACGATTGAAGAAATCAACGCTATTGCGCCGACGTACGACTTGGGTGATTTGTCTTGATCTAAAAAAAGTTGGTAACATATTACCAAACTGAGCTCCTAATGAAGATTCGCTCTTCATTAGGAGCATATGCCCTAAACAAATTGGAGTCAGTGATGATAATTATCATTGAGCTTGAAAATGAGCTAACGTATCTTGCTAAAGCGTCAGCTACAATAGTAACTGAAACTGGAGCTGAGTTAAAAGCAATTTCGTCTTTTTATATCGACGCCTTATTAGCAAACTTAGTTGATTGCGGTGAGGACTTCGGTGACATTGTCTCTGCAATAGAACAATTTGAGGATAG